GCGTGCAAATAGTTACCGCTGCTAAAATTTAACAAAATACCGCTTAGCGCGTAAACCAGGAAAAGCTAGTTCTAACCGTTTTCACAAATTCTGGTAACGCGCAAATACGCGATGGGCGCGACTGCGCATTTATCACGAGCGGGTATAATTTTCGCTCTGTCTTCGCCACGCGAAAATTATACCACCCCGAAAAACGCTTGTCAAGCCTTTTCGCTAAATTTGCATGCGAGAATTTGTAAAAAATCGGTGAACGGTAGCTTTTGCCCAGTAAGCGGTATTTTGTAATTTTTGTAACCGCTGCATTATGCACGCATGGGAAATTTTAGATTAGTCTGGTCGCTAACCATTACTGCTGTTCTATAAATTTTACTTCCACCGCTCCAAATTGTAACCGCTGCAATTCGTTCGCGGAGTGAATTTTTAATCGGTACGTGTCGCTTATCATTACTGTTGTTCTATAAAGTTTACTTCCACCGTTTTTAATTGTTACCGCTGCAACGGATAAGTATGTTAGTTATTTGCGTCTTTTCTTCGTTCCGTTCAAAAGTTGCTTTCTAAAAAACAATTCATTCCTCACTTCCCCCTACTGCTTTGTGTGGCACAGTGTAAATTGAAAGGCGGGAACGCCGACGCTCGACAGGACAATAAAACTGATGAAAATTTTTTGATTTCCCATATAGTTCAGAAAATCAAAGTTATACGTTTTTCATCGGGGAAAAGCAAAATTGTTCAAAAAGCCAGGCAGTCTCCGTGTCGTCGTGCTGGCACTATGAAATTAGGAAATGGCTTGGGGGCGTCGGGTGTGTATTTTTTCATTTTACGATTGCGGGTGAGCGGTCTGGAGTGGGCGAGTTGGAGCGTGAGTGGTCTGAGCGTTGCTTGGAGAGCAAGTTGCTCCCTTCTGGTGAGACAGAGTGCGTTAACGATTGTTAACAACGCTCTCGGGTTGAGTGAGCGTGTCTGCCTTCTGTCGGAGCGTACGCAAGTTATCATCTTTAATGTTTGCTACGAGTGGCGGATTTGCTCAGTTTGACAAGTTGCGTGAGAACGTATGAATGGTTGCTCATATGTCATTGAGCGAACGACGCAATCTTCCCTTCTTCGGGAGGGTGGTTTGAGGAACAACGCGGCGCGAGCCGCGTTGTGACGAACCCGACCGTATGAGTGCGCGATAGACGTGTGTCAATTATTGACTATGGTTATCGCTGACGCGTGTCGGGAATTGAGTTTTCATCTTTAATGTTTGCAACGAATAGCGGATTTGTTCGATTTAACAAGTTGCGTTATGAGTTAGCGTAGGCTAACTTTTACGAGTGGTATGCTTACCCGAATTGACATGAGCGATGCCCGATGGCAATTACGCGATGCGGTCTTGTTGAAAATCAACAACTTGTTATCGCGCGTGACTATCGGGTGATAAGTTTTTATCTTTAATCTTTGCAACGAGTGGCGGATTTGTTCAGTTTAACAAGTTGCAACGATAACATATGAGCGATTGCTCATATGTCAATAGTGTGTCGCTATTAATTAGTTTTGGCAAGTTGCATATTTAGTTAAACTTTTGATGTATTAAATGCAGAACAACCGAGTGGACAAATGTCCACTCTTGTTTGCGTGACGGTGTGTTAACTATAGCTAACTTTCGTAACACAATGGAAACAATCGGTTGCGACAAGTTGCTGAGACGACACATGAATAGTTGCTCATATGTCATGAACACGAGCGCGTGAGCGCGCAGCGTGACGAGTGCCCGACCTTAATGAGTTTGCGATGGGCGTGTGTCAATGATTGACAACTCGTATCGCAAACGTGTGTCGGAAAAAAAAAACGCTGTCAATTGTTCGAAAATTGTGCAAATTTTGCATGCGTACAATTTTCGTAATCTTTAATCTTTGCAACGATTGGCGGATTTGCTCGATTGAATATTCGGTTCGCTTCGCTCACACGGCGCGCGTTTGTCGCTGGCGCTCCAAACCAATTCGCGCCTTAGTCAAGGGAAGATGGCATGTGTTTGTTGGACACGATGGCGAGTATGTGTCTGCCTATGGTGTTTGTTGGACACGGAATTAACAAATGTTTGCAGGGATATGCGCCAGGAATGCATGAATGTTTGCCCACTGAGCACGATAACGTATGAGCGATTGCTCATATGCCGCGATGAGTAATCACAAGTTAACCGTGGCTAACTTGTGTCAAGAGTAATTCAATGTGAACTAATTTTGCCGATAACGGCAAAATTCATACGTGTATGTACAATGTATGTACAATGTATGTACACTGTATACCACGGCAGTTGGCGTGATTTTGGCACGGCAGTTGGCGCGTTGTTTGCACCGAAATGAATACGATATATGGTGCAACGTTTGTTGGACACTGGTTTGAGGACTTGTTCTGTTCGCTTCGCTCACACGGCACACGCTTCGCTTATGGGCGCTTACGCGCCCAAGCGCTCAGCCAACCGTGCCTGGTCAAGGGAAGATGGCGCGGTGTGTTGAGCGGTGATGATAAGTTAACCACGGCTAACTTGTGCGATAGAAAAAAACGCCGATGTGGGCGCGAGACGCTATGACTCATCAATGAGTTTGCGTAACTCGCGCTTAGTTTTGCGGCGGTTATACTTTGTATCGCCTATAACGCCGTGCCCTGTTTGATAGGGATTAAATTTTGGCATTTTGCGAAGGGTGTTTTCGGTGGCTGATAGATGGTATACGCTGAGAGATTTCTTTTTCATGGCTTTGCTCGATTCGTGTTAGCGGGTTAGTGTTAGCGGGAAAGTGTTTGGCTCGTGGATAATAGTTAAATTTTTGATATAACGTTTATGGAGCGGGTGGTCGAACGTTTGTTCGGGTGGGTGTTCTGTTCGATTCGCTCACGTCAAGGGAAGATGGTGTGGCGTGCTTATAGCGCCATGATTTCAGCGCGCTATACATTCGTTTGATGAGCGATTCGTGCTTGTGGTGTTTGTGACGCATGTTGTAGGAGGTCATGGGTAATCGCAAGGTTCCTTTTCTTAGTCGTAATCAATACAGTGAAGTAGCTTAGTCATGCTCTCTTTTGTTAGCTGGAGCATGCCGTTTCCGTGAATGTCGGTGTTACGTACACAGATTTCGCATGTGTCAATACTGATAAATGTAATAGCCGACGTGTTAATGATGATTTCGCCGAACGTTTGTTCGGTTAGTTTGATGAAGTGTTCGGTCGGCATTTTTTTACTCGCATCCAATGAGGGAAAGTAGTTTAATCAAACTCTCTTTGGTAATAGAGAGTGGCTCGTCATCGTTAGCTAGTGTAACTAGGCAATAATGCTTGTCGATATCCACAATCATGTTTATGTTAACAAAGTGTTCATGGTAGTTTGCGTCGATAAGTTTAGTGAATGTTATGGTTGGCATAAGTGGTTCCTTTCTTGCTAGTTGGCGGTATCAACGGATTGCCATTTGTCTAATACGTCTGGGTGTTTATCGAGCATGAACTCATAAAATGTCTGAGCGTCAATACCATAATCGGGGTCATAATCACCCCATACATCGTCGTCAAACATTTCATCTACATAGGGCTTACACCTGTCACACTCACGCCACTCGTAAATATAATCTGTTTTGAGTGTAGATGTTACATATTTCTCACCTGGAAGTATCTCCTTGTCACACCACGAGCATCTGTGTGGCTTACGTGCTGTCACCTCATGTTGTGGACTAATTGTATCCATGATAGTCTATTTCTCTTAGTCGCAAATAACAAGACCGTTACATAAACTCATAAGCTGTGCAAATTGACGAGCGTCTTTCTCTGGGTCAAAAGCATCGATATGGTCAACACCTCTAACCGCAGTACCACGCGCGTATTTCTTTGCGAACTCAATATCGTTGTCGGTTGCATCGAAATATTGCATGTTGAGTACGTGCATGTCTGGATTGTCGCCATCATCATTGTCATACCACATGAATACAACAATTCTACTATCTGGCACGACTACCGCAGCCATCTTATCAGTCTTAACAATTTCCGCAACCATCGTGTTTGCTGGAACTTGGATACATGAAATTCCTGTTCTGGAATCTCGCACCTCGTTTGGAACATAACAATCTTCGGCAAGATAGCGCTCAATGTCTGGGTAAATTGTTTTGAATTCTACTAGGTCGGTGTTGGTCATAGTCATATCCTTTCTGTTAGTCCTCGTCGTCATAGTAATCCATGACGTCATAGTTGTACTCGTCGTCATAATTGTTGCGCTCGATATATTCACAATTTCGAGATGCAACTCTTTCAGCGTATAGTTCCAGAGCACGGTCGTCGCCTAGTGCGGCTGCTCTTTGAGCTGCCATGAGTTCTTCTTCGTCTTCCTCGACGAGTCGTCTGTCAAGGTAAGCGCCTTTAATGCAGGTAGTTTTGTTGGTCATGATAACTTCCTTTCGCCGTTTGTTGTTACTATTATTTTACTGAGCTGCTTGTATAAATGCAAGAACTATTTTTAGTTGTATAGATTTTGTGAAACACCAGCATTTTTATGAGAAACTCTAGCTTTTGAATCGTCACGACTACATACTATAGTTACAAAAAACATTGCGTCCAGAAAAGGAGATTAACTATGACCAATGTAAAAGGACTGACTAAAATTGGTGCACACCATAAGCTGTTCCCACAAGGCGATACTGTTGCTTACGTAAACGAGTACGGTATGCTTATCAATGTTGTTGAAACGCTTTGTGGCTTCGACGCTTATATGGATATTGAAAATAAGTATGACAAACGATTCGACATGTTCGAGGTAGCGGAAGATAATTGTGAGTCATTCATCCACGTCAACACCATGGATGAAGCCGCTGATTACTCAAACAAACTTATTTATAAGTGTCGCGTGTATGGTATTTCAAGTTACGACAATTCTCATATTCACTCAGTTGCTGACCTCTGCAATCCAACGTTTCGAGACGTTAAACCATATAAGACTGAGTTCGCAACTGAGCGCATGATTTGCCACGACATAGCTCCGTTCAAAGCCGACTGTCAAACCTTTAAAGAGTTGTTCGCACACGATGGTATTACGTTACGCCTAGAGATTAACAGTACTAATTACGCACTATTCATTGGTCGTAACGAGCAGCTATTTGCAGTTGTTGAAACTGGGCATTTTGCTTACGTAATTACTAAGCTATCTAAGGTTGGGTACAATTATGGCGCTGATAATCTTGACTGTATTGAGGACGACATTGCTCTTTCTGAGGTTAAGAACGACCCTAGCTTTGAGATGATTTCTGAAAATTGTTACTGGTTGTCTTACGAGTTTAAGTTCAGAGGTCATACTTATACATACGGTCAATATTTAGACCACGAATACCAGCGCGCAATTACCTGTGTTGATACTAAGAAGATGGCTTTTATTTTTACAGATGATGAGAGCGAAGCATTTGCCGACTCTAAGGGTTACAACATCCACGGCTGGGGGGATAACGTTCCAGACGATGAAACATGGGTACGCGAGAGTGGAGAGTATATCCGAAGCAGAATTATTGGTGCGCTAGAGTCGATTGCTAATCCGCTTGCATACTTTACGCAAATTGGCGATTACGGCGATGATGAAATTCATAGCGAGTATCTATTTGATGATAATTCTGAGTTTATCAACAATCTCGTGAGTATTAAATCTGGCGGCAAGTTCACAAATAAACTCGATACGTACACTTTTGTTAGCGAGGACTCAAACGGCGTTTGTACTTACGATGTTTTGAAGGTTTATCCACGCGATGATTACTCTCGAAAGTACCAAGCTAAGCTACAGCTTATTCAAAAGTAGCCACTACGCAAATACCCACCTCGTTTGAGGTGGGTATTTTTATTAGTTAAACCATTTAAGGATTGTATCGCCTTTATAGCCCTTCTCCCAGATAAACCAGGCAAACGACATTGCCGTGCCTTTGTACTGGTTAAAGTCTCCATTCTTTGCGCATGTCAATCTACTACTTGCAACGTACACAACTTTTGGCGGGCATTGTTCAAAGAACTCGCGTCTTGTCTTACTTTCAAGGAATTGAATCTTCAAGAACATCGCGACCTTGTGACCATCATCGACGAGGTCAAGAGATTTCTTTACGCAATCTAGCGCAAGTTTGTATGGCGGATTAGTGATGATATCTCCGTTAAAATGCTCATAATCAAAGAGTGATTTAACCTTACCATATCCACGGTCGATTAAGTCTGATGAGGTTACGTTGTAACCAGCTTGCTTTAACACCTCAGACATATGACCCTCGCCACAGCAAGGCTCCAATATATTAGAGTCGAATTTCTCTAAATCTAGGAGCAATTCCGTAGCTTTTGGTTCAGTTGCATAGTAATCGTCTCTCTCTCTCTCTGATTGATTAATGGTGGCTCCTATAGAACGGAGGAGTCTTCTTTTAGTAGTCAAATATATAATCCTTTCAAATCCAAGTGTAAACGTTAGTTAGCAAACCAGTTTTTAATACGCTGGAATAAGCTAGACTTCTGTTTCATTTCTGCGATTGCTTGCTGAATCGCTAGTTTGTTACGTTCTGGAATCTCAATACGCTTAAAACGCTCAGCAAAAAGTTCGTCGTCCACGGCAGCGGTTTCAAGAGTATCATCTTTTAATGGCGTCTGTTTAATCTGCTCAAGAAGTTCGTCGGTTGACTTTTCAATCTTGTAGGTTGACAAAGGCGCGCTATTTTCAGCAGATTTCTCAGAAGCCAATTCCTTTAGAATAGTATAAACCTTTTCCAATTTACCTGCAACTTTTGCGTTAACAAACTCGATGTCTTTGGCGGACAGAGTTTTGATAACCTCTAACTTACGATTGTATTCGGTCTTTGGGAAATTATCGCCGTAGACCAGCTTCTCAAAGAGGTATGCCGCATAAACTGCCATGGCTTTTGCGTCAGCATATCGCAACTCTGAAAACTTCACAGTACCAACGTTTCGCTGGTTTGTTAAAGTCATGTTTACTCCCCAGGATGGATATTCTCCAGTTCTTGAGCAAAATACGTGAGAATACCTGTCCTTTGAGTCGTTTAGATGAATCAAATTAAGCAGTTGTTTGCTGCATTTGATAGTGTAATCATCGGTTATGTGTTCTGGTTCTGGTTCTGGTTCTGGTTCAACCACAACGTCCTCGGATTCCTCAACGTCACCAGCCTTCCAATCTGGTCGCACAATAACCTCACCGCTTGTGAGTTTCGCCGCGAGTGTTTGAGATTGATAATAGTTATCAATCTTCTTTCGTGCTAATCGGAGCTTTTCGAGCTGTTCAACGATGGCGTCTTCAACCTCGGCGCGCTCGGCTTTGTCGAGTACCTTAAACGCTTCCTCTTTACGAGCATATTCTTCCTCTGAGAAATCTTCTCCATAAAACATTTTCTCGAAAAGATATGCAGCGTAGATTGTGCGCTTTTCTGCATACAAATATTTTGTGTCTTTAAATGTCTTCTTGACACGTAAATTTATCAAGCATTCTGTGTGCGCCGTAATTTGTTCACAATATACAGTTCCTTCATCTTCACGCCAACTGCTTACGTGTAAGTATCCAGACAGGCTTTCCAATTTGGCGCGCGAATATGTAAGACTCTTTACGGGCTTATCTTCCAAGCGCGATTTAATTATCAAATTATCTTTTCTAAAATCGTTTACCTTTGATTTCAAACGACCTATGATTAGTGGCATATTCGAATTGTGAGCATAAGTATATTTTCTGGCAATGGCTTGAATCAATGTGTTATCATGCGAATTTATAAAAGTCCGCGTCTTCTTGAAATTGTTGAATTGAAGGCGCCATAGATATTTGTTAACGGCGTCAAAGTCATCTAAATCAATAGTAAATTTTTCAGAAGCTCTGTCACATTTGCTTCGAACATCGAAGGTCGCTGTATTATTTTGTATGTCAATATCATACGCGTTTCTCTCAGTTTTCCAATTCATGAAAAATCCTTTCGATTATGTTTGTTTATGCAATTTTAGCATGGTCACGAAAGGATTTTTTTTTTCACACGCGAGTCAACACAATATCTACACAAATAAACCGCCAGGTTATACGCCTAGCGGTTTAAGTTAGTGGTCTAATCAATCATCCAATCAGACCTGAAGCCTTTTCTCAGTACGTTTTTCAAGTCCTCGCGTACTTTGCTTGGCTCAATGTTTTCCGATTCATCAAAATGATATTCAACATCTACTAAAAATTCTGGTGTAAATGTACACTCTTTTTCATTGATTTCAACTATGTCAACTAACATTGGTTCGTAAACTACGCAATTAAATTTTTCCTTTAGGATGTCTTGCATATCTATTGCAATGTTTTCTGCAATAGTTTTGCCGTTTCTCTTAAACGTGTTTAAATAATGTGCTCGCTCTTTGGTGCTCATGTAGTTGCAAAATCTTTTAACAACACCTGCGTCCGCTCCCATTACCTTAGAAACATAAAAGTTAAAGACAAGCGGACTTTGTAATTCGTTTTTTTTTCTTATCGGTCATTGGTTAAAACCTTTCGTCAGACTTAACTTTTGTTTACAGCGACTGTTTCAATTAACATGTTGCTTGGTAAAGATTTTGCAATCTCAGCAATCACAAGTTTTAGGTCGTCGTCGCTAAACTGCTCAGCCGCGTCAGCTGAGGTAAACGTAAGCGTTACGATAAACTCTAGGCATACGTAAAAGAATGTCTCATATGAGCCATGAGTTCCAATTCTATCAAGAACTGGTTTGGTAGCATCTAATCCCCACCAATCGCTAATACTCCTAGTCAACACACCTTTAACGTAAGTACCGAACGTACTTTCTATATTGTGAAATAAGTCTCTATTTGGAACATCGTATCGACCGAACTCACATAGTCCGTCTTTTGGTACGACTCCAAACATTTCTAACGTGGCATCGGCTTTTAAATCCATGCCGAAACTAACTTGAATATCAATAGTATCTTTGGCGTTCATGAACTTATCAACTCCTTAATAGATGCTTCGTTTAATGTAGATGAATCTCGCAATGCTCAAACACAATATTATCAATCATCTTTCGTATTTCACTATCAGTTAGATTTTCTCCATCGGGCACTGAGTAGGCGCCACAAATATTGAACTCGAACACTCCAAAAAAATTCACGTCCATCAAAATACTCAACACCCATATAAGCAAGCACTGGTTCATCAAACATAATTCCTGGGTAGTTTGCTTCAATATCCTTTAGATGATTTATGATTTCGTCCGCGTGCTCTTTTTCACGAGTTGCAAGTTCGGTATTTCTCAGCTGTTCCATAGATAGTGATTAGCATTATATCCTCAATTCTCGTTATTTCGCTATCTCAACCTCAGTCTCGATACCTTCATAATCAATCGTTTCATCGCCTTCGGCTAAGTCGCGAACCGCTTTTGTGGCGACATAGGGGACAAGCGATTCAATCGTCGTTGCCTGGCTAAGTTCCTTAACAAACTGCTCTGGATATACGATGTTCAATAATGATTTTGCATAATCAAAATTATTACTTGATTCATCGCACTCGATATCGAGTACAAGACCCAGCATTAAAACTGCACGCTCCTCAGCGTGGCTAATACTTGCATCTGTTTGAGCTGCGCTGACGGCTACGAAATCCGTTAATCACGCCATATCATTAAATTCATTCCTAAACGCATCTTCAATGGCTTCACTATTGAAATGAAAGATGTTTCTTAGCACGTTCGTGCCGCCATTTACCTTTACGGTTACATAAGCGACTGTCAAATCTTGATTATGTTCCATACTGCTTACGCTCCAAGTCTTTCATATCCGAGCGAACGCATAAACTCAGTAACGTCTTCGATTGTTTCTAAGTTAGTCGCTCTGTCTTCGGCACATTCTGGAATGAGCTGATTCAAATCTTCAAATCCGTCAGTTAGATACAGGAAGTCGTTTTTGCCAGACTCGATGTATTTCTCTGCGAACTCATTAAAATACTTGAATGGTTCAACTTCAATATACTTTCGTTCGTCCTCGTCAAACTCGAAATATTTACCTTCTTGGTAGCCACCGTATGTATATTCTAAAACATCTTCCTCCATGCAGCTGCCCATTTCAAACGTGTACTTGGTAAACGTATAAACTTTATTGGTAGACACATCTTTAATTTCTACAACGTTAGTATTGTAGTCGTTGAAGATTACTTTAAAATGCTCTACGTAATCGTCTGGATTTGAATGGAAAAAGTCAGAATCGTCATAATCAAATTCGGAATTATCTGCATCTGACAGATAACTATTTGCTAAAAATCTTGGCATCTTCATGAAATAACTCCTGTCACTAGTGGTTGTAATCGTTAGACTATATTGTACCACATAATGACGGGAGTTGGTGGAGTAATTTAATTATCACGATGCTCGTAGTAAGTTTCAGCAAATTTTAGTGTATCATCTGTCCAGACCTTACCACAATAGAGCCTTCGCGCAAGCTCTTTATTGCGTTCTGTCATTAACGGAATGCTATTGCGAGTTACTTGAGATTTCGGGGTGTCCCTATAACCATACACCGTGGTGCCATCAGAGTGCTCATCAATACTCGTTACAATTGTACAAGGTTCATCGACCTCTCCGAGGTCGTCAATCCTTTCGTGCTCAGTTTCAATACCACTTGACCATATAGCAGCAAATATTGCCTTGGTGCATTTTTCGAAATCTTCAGAACCCATATCAACGGTAATGACTGTAATCTCTACGGTCACGTCAACATAGCCAATTCGGTCATCGCCAATCTGAAGGTTTCCAAAGTCATCAACTGGTGGCATGTACACGTAGAGCTGCATATTTTCAATCTCAAAAATAGGAACATTCTTCAAAAATTTGAATGGGTCGATGCTGAGCTTGTTTCTTGCAAAGTCTGCCAAGAAATCGGCGTCATAACGTTTAAGGGTGTCATGAGAAAACTTGTTTACGTTATCGAGTTGTTGCCATAGACTATGTTGGTTTCCAATTTTGAGGTCAATGGTTTGTAGACAATCGTAATCATCTCCACCATTTAAGAATCTGACGAGCACATAGTCGCGTCTTTTTAGTAAGTTATACTCGCTATCTCCCGTGTAATAATCGTTGTCGCGAGTAAAATTGAATGGGATGGCGTATGAGAAACTTAGCTTCTTGCGCCTAAGGTTGTAATAAGTAAACATGTAAACTTCCTTTCTGTTTCGGTGCATATAGTTTACCACGTTTGTCGCAGTTACACAAGAAATTCACAATCTTTAATGTTTGCAACGAGTGGCGAGTTTGTTCGTTTTGCATTTAATATATCAAAATTTTAACTAATTTAGCGAGAACACTCAACGAACAAAAAAACCGCCGCCACCTTTGTGGATAATCCACGTTGGCTTCGGCGGCAAGTGTTCGTTAATTTTGTCGCGGGTTCCTAAAGCGACAACCGCAATATGGACAATGTGTAATCTCATGCTCATTGAATAGGTCGGTTGAAAATTCTTCGCCACAACCTCCACAGAATATATGTTCAACGTCGTCGTCTTCATTAGTTTCAATGGCGACGTTGGTAACTGGGTCAATGAGCATAGCTAAGCGGTCAAACAGTGGCAAGAAAACGTCGTGTTCGTCTGAATGGTTAACAATAATATTGATTTTGTCAAACGCATCCTCTACGGTTGCATTTGCCATGTTATCAAGCTCAGTTCCAGCATTGACTAGTGCGCTTGCAATGTTAGTTTTATTAGTTGGCACAGTCGTCCTTTCGAGGTTCGTCGATAATAATTCTAGCACCACAATGAGGGCAAACCTCAAAAGGCGGCTCGCCTTCGTAATAGCTGGCTTGATATGTGTCCCAAACTTCAGAAGTATAGTCGCCAAATTCGCAATGGCAATGCGAACAAGAGTAATAGCCGTCTGATACATAACCCGTGTCGGGTGTATTGTAGCTAGTGTCAGTCCAGTAGATTCTGCATGTTGGGTCAACGATGTCAGCTAAGCGATTGAATAATGGCTCAAATTTATAGTCATGATTAAAACCATTAGCGATGAGGTCAATCTTAATTAACGCATCACGCATACTTGCATTGGGGTCTTTGTCAAGCTCCGCTCCAGCAGCACGTAGCTCGCCTGCGAGTTTAATTCTATCGTTCACTATTGTTATCCTCTCCAGAGTTAGTTTCTACGATTCTATAACCACAATTCGGGCAATATGCCCAGTCTATTGGCGCGTTAATGCCATCTGGGTCAGCGCAGAACGTCTAGCCACAGTTCGAACAAATGAGGTTATCTGTTCTGAACTCAAGCGGTGCCATTTTGTTAATCTCGATTTGCTTGTTGTGACACGTTGGGTCAATAATGTCAGCAAGTCTATGAAATAACATAGGCGGGTTAGCAGATTTGTGATTTTCAAAACACCCAGTAACACGCATCATTTCATGCAATGCGTTATGCGGCACTCCCAATCTAGGGTCAAGTTTGCGCATCCAATCTCTTGGATAATCTGCTGCGTGTCGTAAGTCAGCAGCAATTTTGGTTTTATCGTTCACTATCGTCATCCTTTCTATAGCGAGTTCCCAAAATTCTGGCTCCACAATGAGGGCAGTGAAAAAGACCTAGCTCCTTTGGTGTTTTGATGTCCAAATCTTCGTAACGGTCTGTTAAATCCGCATCGCAGTTTGAGCAAGTCCAATCCCAACTGAGGTCAGCTTCGTCTCCACCTTTTGGGATGTACTCAAAATATTCAAGGTAGCATGTTTGTTTAGTACGGTAGCACAGCTCGGGTTTAATCAGTTCTGCTCGCTCAAGTGACTTCCCGCCCTCAGTTAATCGTTCAAAGTCTTCGACTTCGCATCTAATTTGCCAATTAAGGTACCTATTGACTGATTCTCCCCAGCAATTGGCGAGTTGCTTTAGCTTCGGATACAGTTCCTCTGGTAAGTAAATGTTAATTTGTTTTTTTTAGCACTCACTATCGTTATCCTTTCCAGAATTAGGTGTAATCACTCGTGAGCCACAGCAAGGGCAATATGCAGGGTGTGTCGTTTCTGCTTGTTCGCGTGTCGGAAAATCTCCAAAGATTGCTCCGCACTCAGAGCACTCAGACGTATACTTCGTGAGCGACTCTGTAAGACTCTCAACGGTAATCATAGGCTTACATGTAGGGTCAATGAGGTCGGCTAATCGGTCAAATAATTCATCATAATCGTATGCTACATTGATTGACTCTCGTATAATATACATCGCTTTTACCGAACCACCACCAAATGAGTTGCCGAATAGCCTATCGCCGCTGCCGCGCAATTTTCTTGCAGCATCTACACGATTAGTCATTGTCATCCTTTCCAGAATTAGTAATTCAAACAATCGCCCATATAATCGTCATAGCTCTCACGATTATCTACGTAGTCGCTAATAAACTTTGTAGCAGCTTCCTTGGTGAAACCTCTGAATGTTTCGCCTGTGCTCTCCTCAATCTCGGCAATAAACTTGAACTGTTTGAATGTTGGAGTTCCGTGGTTTCGACTGAGTTCGTCAATCCATGCAAGGAATTGGCGTCGGTTGCCGCCTTCAAACTTAATACCGAGGTTGTACTTAACAGCTTTAATGATATTTAGGTCAAAATCATCAAGCCAACCCTCGTCAACGTGAATGTTCTCAAGTTTAACTGTGACCTTTGGAGAGTAATCGCTAACGTGTAGAACGCTTGCATTATTAAGCTCAATCGCAAACTCAACAGCGAGGTCGTTTTCAATCTCCTCGCGAACCCCGTCATTAGTATCAATTCGGTCAAATACACTAATCTCTGCGCCGCTCACTGGAAGCATCACCGAGAATGTTACAGAATAGAGGTAGTCTAAATCAATCTTCTTCCTTCTGAGCTTCTGAATTGGCGAGCATCCATACATTCTATGCAGATAGATTGACGCGCTACCAGCTTCAACAGTTACGGACTCATACATACTTTTAAGGCACTCACCCATCATGTTAGCAAGGCTCATAGTAGCAGTATTGCCGAACTTAATATCTGAGTCAGATGACATAAACAGTGGCACCGTGAAATCGGCGCGAATATCAAAATCTGCGGTATAAGCAACATTCTTGGACATGGTTCAACCTTTCTGTTTGATGTGTCTAGTATACTACCAAACAAGCTCGTTCATAGAATATCCATAATTCATTTCGGTGAGCGCTCCAAACTCGTCAATGTAAAACTCATAAGGAATATACAGTGTCGTATCACCCGCATAAGGATTGCTCCAGTCTGGCTCGTGCAAATACACAATGCCGTACCAACGTTTCTCAGACTCAGCATACTCAAAGCGATGTTCACAATAGTTTGCTTTGAAGTCTCCGTTGAAATAATCCTCGGCAATAAAAATTGCTTGTTCGCGTGTAATCATTTGTTCTCCAATCGTCGTGGATATAACTATACCGCAGAATCTCGCCAGAGTCCAGATATTTTTGAAATTATTTTATATGAACTTCGTTCATATAATTATGCTCAAATGTTTATATCTGATAAGTTAGCTGCGGTTAACTTTTAAAAGTCGGAGCCATTTTTTTGCGTTCAAAGCCATTTGCAAAATCAAAAAAATGGCTTCGAAAATGAAAAAAATGGCTTCAAACACGCCCTTTGACCTGCGCGTACCGTTTTCCCTGGTAAATCGCTTGAAAAAAATGGCTTCGAAAAATGCGCCTTGACCTGGGAAAATATGTTTCGGAGCCACTTTTTTAACCAAAAGTGTGCAAAACCCCTCGCGATTTTACACTTGCAAAATTCCATATACTTTTACCCCTTTTCTATCAAAAAAATGGCTTTGAAAGAAAGAGTAGCAGGTCAGAGCCTATTTTTGGAAGCCATTTTTTTCAAGCCATCTACCTGCGAAAAGGGTACGCCCAGCTCAGAGGGCATGTTTTTGGTCGTTTTCTGCCATTTCGAAGCCATTTTTTTCATTTTCGGAGCCATTTTTTTATTTCGCAAATGGCTTTGAAAATGGCTTCGTGACCGTTTTGTCCATGCAAACTATTGAATACTGCATACTTTTACGTTATATGAACGTTGTTTCATATAACTAATAAATGGCTCCAGAATCGCGATTTTGGAATGAACGTTTTGAACGTTTCGTCTGTATACAAATAATGCGGGAAAAGCTCCTTGCGTATGCAAGAAAACTCTCCCCGCTTTCAATATATACAGAAAATGGCTTGCTGTAGTCAATTCTGAGCTACGTTATTGATACCTGTCGAGTAATTAACCTTCCGAACATAAATGCGTGCTTAGAATCGATTTCGTGCCGCCTAAAATAGAAATTACCTGGTAATAGCGTGTGCCATTACCAGGTAATTTGTTAGCTATACCAATAATTTTTTTCTCAGCTTGTAAACTACATTTTAATGGCGGCTTTACTACCATTCGTCGTTTGGATACCAGTCGTCCATGCCGAAATCGGGCGTTGGCGGTTCGTCAAAATCTCCATCGTAATAATCATCATCAGTTGAGTCGTTGTCCATCCATATATCGGCTTTAAGAAAATATATGGTAAGAAGATAATCACCAATCTTGGTTTCCTCAATTAAAGTATCATTTTGCGGGTTAATCCAGCTAAAGAAATCGCATTCAAAATCATCGTAATAATTTGGTTCAGCATCTTCAGTGATGTCAAATTTATAATAAAGTTTTGTGTTAAAATGAGCGCAGCCTGGCTCGGTTCTGCATCCGCCAATCTCATAGTCATTATATATGATTGTGGTATTTTGGTAATCTTCGTCGTTACTTTCGAGCCACTTTTGAGTTAATTTATTTACAGCCAATTTTGCAAGTTCAAAAACCTTGACACTATCGATACCTAGTTCGGGTATCCTTTTTAAGAGTTCGTAGGTCGTAATGTATGGCTTACCTTGCAGCAATGCTTGCTCGAATTGATTACCGCGTGCCTTATCGCTCTCAATATACGTGACAAGCAAAAACTCTAGGCTTCCTGTTGTCTTATTATCGTACATTATCCACCCCCCCCTATCTATACTCAATCTCAAGCTCGCCAAATCTTGTTGTCTGGACGTAATTCGCTAGTTCTCCAGACCAACACTCATCGTTGTAGCGGTCAGCAATTAGTCTGAATAATTTATCGTAGTTAATATCGTTACCATCGTCAAGGGTTGCTTCAATCGAAATCGTAATATACACGACCGCAAACACTCTTTGAACACGCGGTCTTACACAAAGTCCATCTTTATAACTAAACTCGGTCATAACAATATTAACAATCTTTGCCCCACCATTTGATGCAAAATGCCTGGGCAACGATGTTTTAAGTTTTCCGTACAGAGAATCTTTAATAAGGTTTGCTATGCGGTCAAGCTCCGACTCTGGAAGAATCTCACCATGAAATTCTTGCGCAACCTTATAAAATTTACTAGTGTCAACACAACGGCATCCAAACACTTCTTCAGCAAGTTTAGCATCTCGTTGCGTTAACTGACCGATGCACAGTTCATACTCGAACTCACATGTAATTGTAGCTGTTTTAATCATGGTTCTCCTTAGTTTTTATCAGCCGATGTTAGTTCAAGTCCCCATGTAACAGGCACTAAACCTTCGCCGTCCAAGTCAATTGTTGCTCCAAGCTCAGCTTCTAGTTCATTGCGTAACATATGTAAATCAATTTTTGTGGAATCTGGGCAATCAACCTCGACGTCAATATTGGTGGTTATGTCTACGAGGACACTTCCGAGACGGTCTGTTTGAAGTTTGTCACCAATCTGTGTAGAGCAATTGGTCGAAATTATATGTCCGCCGCATAGGTCGTGAAGCTCCTTATCGATAATCATCCATACTCCATGCTCAATAGAGCGCTCCAAATATCCAACTGCGTAATGGAATCTTTCACGATTGCAACCGTATCTAACGTATTCACCATAGCTATCATAAAAATCGTCAACCGAAGAACATTTCTCAATTATGCTAATATCGTCGATTTCGTTACGACTGACATCACAAATACATACGTCTGTGCTAACTGCCACTTTAAGGTTGGTTGATTTGTTCATTTTGTACTCTCCTTACTTGTTAACATTAGTTTTCTGTAATCTTGAAAATGGTAGAACACCTAGAGCACCTAGAGCATGGCGTACCACGTTATATCAGTTACTTTGTCTACGTTGATACATCTTGCTTGTTACTTCTACGCAATCATATCCTGCCAAGATAACTTTCACCGCGTCTCTACAAACGTCGTATTGCGGACAAAAGTCAATAATCTCTGGCTCTAACGCTTCTAAGGTTGAAAATTGGCGTTTTAATTCTTCAACAAACTCGTGTTTTGCATCTGAGATATAACTCTGCGCGGATTCAACAGCGTTTCTAGCGTAATTATTACCCCAAAGACGTAATGCTTTTATAAAAACTTCTGGGTTATCACTAGTAATAGCACCGCTCATATTTGCCTTTGTTGCGCCAGCAACGTATGTTTTTGATTTAAATGTCGCAGACGTCGTTATACCAATACGCATTTAGTCACTCCATTTCTGGTTAATCTAATCAATATGCACGTCAACGAAGACTGCAATTAGTGCATCGGCGATAGCTGCCAAGTTGCCACTATGTCGGTTGTCAATTCGTTGCTTTATCTCGGCGACAATTTTGTCCCTTGGCAAAGATGGATTATCTCCGTCAAACCACACATTTGAGTTCATGTAAATCGTTGCAATACCATCGGAAGCTACCTCAACGTCTGAAGTATATGACGTCTTCCACACATCGAAGGCGCAAGAATCGAACATTTGTTCGATAACATCTTTAGTGTATTCGCCCAAAGCATCTATATACTTATTCAAACTGAGTACTGCTTCCGCATACGAATCAGACGTACTATATAAGTCTCTATGAAACTCATAAACATAAGTATCAAAATCAATTAGCTTATTAGTTAGACGGCTATTTTCGTTAGTTACTTTAGCCTTGTCGAATACTAAATAGGTATCTAAAGTGACGTGCCCGCTAATATCTTCACTCATTTTCTGTTCCTCCAATCTTTAATATGTACACACATCTTCAAGAAATGCACTTGAACCCGTGTGAACTTCAAACCTACTAAGCTCGTCGTTAATCGTCTTGCATACCCTAATAAGTAACGCATGTTTATCTTCGGCACTCAATTCTTCGGGTGTTTCGACTGCAATTACGTATGGAGCTTTTCCACACAATACCAAGTTATTCATGGAATCTGCAAACTTATAAACTGGCTCATCACCACGATTACAGTTAATGAGCAGTAGCTCAAAATTCTGTTTGAGGGCTTGTCTAATTGAATCATACAGGCAACTGTGGTTTATCTCGTGTAAAGTCTGATAATAATCATTTGCCGCAGCAGTATTCCTGCCAAAAAGCAATTTGAAATCATCCTCGTCAATCTGTGAGTGACCGATATGGCTCAACATTGTCAATATCAGTTGTAAATTCGGTGCGTGTGTCGCGTACACAACCACCGTTTTCTTTGAAAGCACTTCCGATATTGCCATTCGCGATTTTTAGCACTTGCTGTGCAATCTCGTTGATGCGCGCCTTATCCATTACATCAAGTTTGTAATTTTTATAACGCCCGATGAATACTTCTGGAGCGATGAGCTGGTTGACACGCCATTTATCCTTGTCGAGCAACTCAATGGTTCCAGCGTCAATATCGAACGAAAACTCAATTGATGATGTTTGTTTGTTTGTTCATGTTTATGCTCCTTAGATTTTACATTTCAACATCGTTAACGATGCTTGATAGACCAGATTTCGCTATCGCTTTTTCAATAGCTTTGTGTAGCATGTCCAATAACAGCTCATTGGTTAATTTATGGTTTTCGTCTGCAAATATATCAAATTCGATATCTAACCTACAGGTTACACATACCGTGTTATCAGTATCAATCCAGAACCAATATCCCGTGTCTATAACATCTTCAACAACAAAGCCATTGAACCCAACATCTTTACGTGGTGGGACACACTCAATTCCGTTTGTAATTGCAGGCTCAATCTTGTCAATAATCTTAAAAATATCTTGCTCGTCTAACAAATTGGTGCAATCTTGAGCGTATTTGTCTGCAAACTTATCTCTAGTAATAAGCGTCTTTACTGGAAAATCATCATTTGATGGATTAAACTTTCCAGCAATAATATAAAACATCACTTCCACGCATTGTTCCAATCGCTCGTCTTTAACACTTGCAATATTAAGTATACCATTACACGACAAAAAAAACGTTGACAAATTTGGATTTTCACAGTATTCTTAAACCAGAAAGTGAGGTCGCATGATTAAAAACTATGTCATTAAATACTGGAACGGTTGGTACATCAACGGCATTGTGTTGCCTTGCAACTGGATTGATGTTGATGCCGATTCAATCGAACATATGTTCGATGAATACAAAACACTACCCAATCGCCGCGATACGTATTTCGAGAACGTGCTGCTGCCGCCGTTTGTAGATGTATTCTACGAACTGATTGAGCGGAACTTACGTGTTCCAACGCCAGTTGAATTTTACAACGCGTGGTTAGAGTTAAATTGTACCGTGAGCGAAGATGGTTTTACACTTAAACCTCACGCCGATACTAACAAAGGTGAACATTTTAATACCGTGTTGCCGCGCAAACCAGAGCAATTCTCATTCGGCGAACTCAAATCGAGAATTGCTCGTGTTTATCCAGCGTTGTATCGAGAGTGTTATCTTATGTATCACTTACGCGGTTCAAAGAACACTAACGACGATAAATTTAACGGCGTTGATATGGTCGTGAATTATAAACGTCTGGCAATCTTTGATGATACTCGTAGAAGCGTTACGAAACGTGAAATTAAGAAAGTCACCAGTGGCAAAGTTGATTTGGAGGTTCACTCAAACTTTACTAACAATTGTGAACAGTTGCCATGCGGGTTGTACGTTTACACGGACGAGATTATTGATTGGGTTCGAGAAATCTGCTATAGCAAATAGAAATTATCCCCTAGAGAATCATCTCTAGGGGATAATTTATTTACCTACTATCATCTAGCACAACGACCTTGCCGCTTGGAAGTGTCAGTGCACAATCGGCGCACAAACAATCAAGTAATTCGCTTCCAAATTTTTCAAGGTTAATGTATTCGTCAATTGCTGGAATGTCGCGATATACGCCATTAACATAAACGCCTTCGTAGCTAAGTCCTTGGTGTAAATATTCTATGGCAAAATCTTGAATACTTGGATAAACGCAAATATCGGTAGTTGCCCACTTATCAACATAGCCAGTCTGCTCGTCGAAATTATAAAAAATACTCAAAATTTAGGTTCAAAACCTCGCATAGTAATAGTGCCGAAATTCGGTCTTTGTTTGCAAAGTCTCGAAAGTTCTCGTACTTTGAATATGTCCAGTTCATAAATTACCACCCAACGTCCGTTGTAACGATTTTTCCATTTGGTAGGACGCGTGCGTGTTCGGCTCCAATTTCTTCTAACAATCTGTTGCCGTAGCCTACAACATCGATGTATTCATCTAGTGCAGGAAATGTCTTTTCGTCTCCTACTGGGTATAGCTCTCGGTAGTGTGTGAGGAAATCTAGGTATTTGCCGACGAAATCCTCAATGCTTGGATATACTTCTAGTGCTCGGTTCATCCACTCAGCTGGCTGCGCTTTGCCAAATGTTTCAAAGTCCAATGAGTCAATGTCATATCCAAGTGATTTACATAGCAACCGAGCGGTGTCTTTGTCATATTCTACGAGAGCACCTAAATCAACATAATACAGCCCTTTAAAATTTGTCATGTTTACCATCCATAACTCGTAGTTACAACTTTGCCGTTGGGCAATAAGAGACAAACACTTGAATCGACCTGTTCAATCAAGTCTTCGCCGAGGTGCTCAGTGTCAATGTAGTCCATCGGGTTTGGGGCGCCGTTGAAATCTCTGTCAAAATTGCAGTCGCTATACCAGCCGTCTGTTAGTTCATAAGCAGCATAGTCCTCAATGCTAAAGTAAACGACTAATTGGTCACTTGTCCAAGGCTCGTCCTTAATATCCGAAAGTGTCAAATCAAGTTGTTTCAACAACATGCTTGCTGTCTCGTGACTAGACTCCATAAGCTCATTAAAGTTATCGTATACACGCGAGCAATAGTACATATTTACCACCCATAACTTGTAGTTACAACTTTGCAATTTGGAAGTTTGCGACAAATTGTTGAGTCGCCAGTTTTAATTAAGTCCTCGCCAAGCATAAGGAGGTCAATATAATACAGCGGATTTGGTGCGCCGCCGAAATCACCACCGAGGTCATGGTTCATATACCAACCGTCAACTAGCTCATACTCGCAGTATTCCTCAACGGTTGGATATACGACCAACACGTCATCCATCCAATCATAGTTTCCGATGTCAGAGGTATCTAGTCCAAGCTCGTCAAGCAATAAGTTTGCTGTTTGGCGGTCGCCCTCAAGAAGTTCGTTAAAATTGTCGTAATATTTAGACCTGTATGCCATTTTCAAATCCTTTCATTAGAGTTAACCCTGGTTAACTTTTATGCATCTATGTCCACAAGAACGTAAATAACGTCACCGTGGTCAACTACATTTTTAAGACCAGCTTTAAGAATATTGTTTGTTAAAGCGTGCCAGTCGATAACGCTTGCAAAATCAAGCAGCTTTGCATATTGTGTACTAAAGCTAAGCATATTGCAGAAGGCACCCTCGGTTAGTTCGTAAAGGGCAAATTCCGCTAAATTACCGTCAAATACGTACACTTCTCCATGATAATTTGGGTAATCTTTCTTAATATCCATAATCTCAAACGGATATAAATCATATAATTCGTCTAGCGAATCATATATCTGGTAATTAGAACGACGCATGTGGGTGTCAAATCCTTTCAATCAAAGTTAACCTTGGTTAACTTTTATTATTTCAAGTCTGGGAGAACATAAATCCACCCATCTGAGTAAATTACATTTTTAAGACCAGCGTCAAGAATGTTGTATCCAAGCTCATAAAAATCAATCGCGCTTTCAAGATGAATTGGTCGCACATTCGGTGAATCGAAATTGATAATGTCCCCATAAACACCGTCAGTCATTTCGTAAATTCCAAAATCTTCCAATTCGGTAAATATACAAACTTTTCCACGATAATCGTGAGTGCAGCTCTTAATACACGCCACTGCGTCTGGATGTACCTCCCATAACTCGTCAAGTGAGTTATACGTGGAATATCGTGCTTTATACATATCAAATCCTTTCGATTATGCCTTCATGTCCGTGAGAACGAACACCTTTTCACCAACTTGAAACACGTTTTTGAGGTCTAAGTTCTCAACAATATCGCGACCAAGAGAATCGAAATCAATAGCATCTTTTAGATTGAGTATTTTCGCATACGGTGTGTCAAGGTTAACAAGATTCCAAAGCTCACCTTCGCTTAACTCATAGATTGCAAATTCTTCCCAGTTCTCAAAAACGTATACTGTCCCGCGGTACTTTGGAAACTTCTTGCCAATCTCTCTAGCTGCAAGGAAATAATCATCATATAGCTCGATAAACTCATCATATACCTCATAAAACGCGTCGCGCATTTCTCGTCCTTTCAATAGAATGGTTAATGACTATATGTTAACACAACAACCGCCGTTTTTTTTGCGAATTAGTAAAAGAGCCTTCTGTAAACACGAGTTCTATGCTTGTAACGAATGGCATGTTTAGTCCACGGAGCTTCTAATACTTGCCAAGAACTCGTCAGAGTTGCTTTCAATTTCATCAGCCGACAGACATGTTGGCTCTACCACTAACTCTGGCTCAGATTTATTCTCGTATACTGCGTTTACAGCATCGAGCAAGCTCCTTAGCTTAGGTAGCACTCGCTTTTCAACCATGAACATATCGTCCCTGGTTAGTTTGAGGATTTCTAGCATCTTTGCTTCATACTCGCCGCCTGGAATTGAGGTGCCGTACACGGTTTTCTCCATGAGATAAGCCGCATAGATGGCTAAAGCTCGCGTCTTTTCACCGTGAGTTCGTGACAAAAATTTTAGTCTAACAGTGACGTTTGCTGGGCGCCTTTTGATGCTCACCTCAGCAAACCAGGCATTGTCAAATTCGGCGTCGTCGGTAGTTCCAACGTGCAAATTTTCGCGGACGTTGTATGTATTTTTGAGCTGAAAATCAAGCCTATTATGGTTGCCATACGCCAGCTTATCAATATCCGATTTAATGGCGTTATATTGTGCCGCATCTGCGTACACAGCCATAGCTAAAAGCTGTTGCTTTTTCAACTCTTGCCCACGAATGTAGGTGTTCACGAGATTATAAATTGTTTCGAGTGTGTCCGCGGTCGATTTATTTACTCACCGTGCTTCTTCGGGAGTGAGTTTCCCAATTTGCTCAAGTTTGCGGTCATACTCCGACTTTGGAAAGTTATCGCCATAGGCAACTTTTTCCATAAGATACGCTGCGTAAATAGCCATTTCTTTTGCGTGATTATGTGTGCCAATGCTAAAGGAAACGTTGAACACCTTTCTTTGAGAATTAAATGGCAATACTAAGTTTGCCACGTAGCGTGGACTGGACTTTGCCGTTTTATATGTTTCAACCAGGTGCGTATACGTTCCACGTTCGGCAGCTTCCTTTACTGCACGCAAAGTTTGACCGCTGCAAGGTAGATGGTATCGGTCATTCTCCGAGCGCTCACCTTTGCCGTTACCGTTCAAATCACCTTTGTTAACAATCGTTAACAAACTCGTTGATTTAAGATGTTTATCAACGAGCGCTCTAAGTCGCGTCAGCTCCGATAATTGTGGTGCCGCATCACTAGCAATTTCATCGCGCTCGCTTTGCGTCAAGACGTTAAACGCCTTTTCCTTACGAGCATATTCATGGTCACTAATTCGATTGCCATAATATTCTTTTTCGAATAAATATGCTGTATAGATTGCATATTCCTTCGCGAGTGAATTATTATTTACGTTGTATGACTTTGAGACGCAAAGTTTTCCAACAGTGAGATTGTTTGAAGCAATGATGGCACGATAATACTCTGTGCCATTTTGATTCTTTACAAGGTATACGTGCAAATAGTCTCCGTTTGCTTCACATTTCTTAGCATCCGTGGCTAATCTACTTGCAGAATCTTTTGACGCGCTACCCGTTACACCAATTCTGAGGTTACACTTTCTATAATCTAATTTTCGTTCATCAATGCGGATGACACTTTGGGTTGGCTTTAAATCTTCGATATATTGAGCAGCAATGAACCTCGCGAGATTTTTTACTTTGTGATTCTCAACGCCATATTGAGATTTACACCATTTGAGGTTTGCAATGTAGCCGACATCTTCAAGGTCAACTACAAACGTGTCAACTACATTACCCGCCATATCGTAGAGGTCAAACTCGGCGCTATTATCTTCGTGGTTAATCGCGTAAGCGTTTCTGTGCTTGAAATCTGGGTTGCTCATTCAGTTCTCCAATCGTCTAGTATTCGATTATAGTATATCATGTGATGTTCGACTACACATAAAATTCACAATCTTCTACATTTGTAACGAATGGTGGATTCGTTTTATTTAGTAATAAAAGTTAGCCGAGGTTAACTTTCACTGTAAAAATAAATTACCGCCAAAAAATTGACGGTAATTTATCGTAATGCAAACTTCAAGCTCACATCATAACGTGCAATTAAATTTCTCCCTTTTCCAAAAGTATGTCCAGGGCAATGAGTCTTACTTCACTATCATAGTCGCGTAACAATTCCCACGTCTTATAGCCAGTTCGAGCAACCGCGCGTCGAACATCGTCATCGTTATCGTTAATGAGAATGTCAAGACAATTTCCACTTTCCGCGACGCCCCTTCTGACAAGATAATAATCGTCATGTACGAGGATGTCTGGACGATATCCTTGTCTGGCAACCTCTACACGAACCATGGGCGCTTTGTCGTGCACGAGAATGTCGAGACCATAACCGTTTCTGGCAGCGCGTGCGCGCTCCCATGGATTATCGCTGTGAACCAACTTTTCTAACTTTTTATCAGTCATCATGCACCCTTCCTTTTCGGCAGATTTAGTATAACACTATTAAAGCGGTTTCACATAAAATTCACAATCTTTAATAACTGCAATGAGCAGCGAATTTGCTCGATTCACATTCAATATATCAAAATTTTAACTAATTTAGTTAGAAAACTCGACGCATAAAATAAGCCACCGCCAGTTCATACGGATAATCCGTAAAACTAGGCGGTGGTCGTCTTATGCGTAACTTACATTACCTCAGAAGTTGTTTGAACGTCAATATCGGTTGCGTCTGCACCGTTTTCGATGGTCTCGGCAATTACGCCCGCTACGGTCATTGCAATTTGTCGCTCGGTCAAATCACAGTCGTCACCAACCTCAGCGGTAATGGTAAACTCAGCAGTTGACTGCTCTGCCACATCGATAAACTCTCTGTCTCCGTGGCTAACAAGTTGACCAGTTAGACGCTCAAGGTTGAAGCTATCCAGCGAACACTCAACGATAGTAATGTCGTCAATGCACTCAATCGGAACCTCGTCCGAAACATCCTCGCATGCGATTTGAGTATAACCAATACTCTCGATGAGGTAGGTATTACTCAAGAACGAGTCCGATGTTGGCATTTCGCATGGCTTATGCTCAGCCAACTTCTCGTAACACTCCTGTTCCTTAAATTCGTCAAGTGAACTCACTCCTCGACGAACTGCATTGATGTCGGCAGTAACACTGATTTCATAATTCTGCGGCATTGTAAACCTCCAATGGTTAAATATATCTTGTTTCGACGGTGATATTATCAATGTACGTGTTTAACCGCTTTGATAAGTCATTCTTAAAGATTTTTGCTACCTTATGGGCGATGTCCCGCGTATCGGCACCGTTGCGGTCTTTAACCTTAACAATGATTTCGAGACCGATACCGACTTCCGTTTTACTTTTAGTTGATTGACCATATGGTGCGGTGGCAGTGACGTATACTCCATAATATCCGATACTCAAATCTCCAACATAGTCAATCTTTTCAACGTGCGGTACTTCAGCGACGGCGTGTGCAAGTTTGGCAGCACTGTCGTATACACCATCCTCTATACATTCTTTAGCAAACTCAATCTCGGGTTCATAGGCTGGTGCATCTCTACTGGTAACACGTTCATTGAGACTATTATCGCTAACTCCGAAGTCGCTTGTTGTAAATCCCGTGTCCTCATCAACGAACTCAAACCCGCCGCGAACGTAAAGTTTTAGCATTTCACTCATATTCCCACCTACTCAATAAATGAAATTGCTGCATCCGCCGCGTAATCAAGCTCCTCGCGAATGTAGTGCTTTAGCGCGTCTGCAATACCCGCTGTAACAGCTTCTCTATTGGCAGAATCGGCGCACTCAACTCTGCAAGTTAGTTCGGCGACAACATCTGCATCAAACACAATAGTTGCTGGTCTGAGAGCACTAATTAACTCTGCGTTTACACTTAATGGTTGTACATCGAGGTCATCAAATTCAAGTTTGACATCATCATCATGCTCTTGATTATAGACGCGATGTGTGAACAGCGAGACGTATCTAAAAATCTCACGATTTATGTCGTTCCATGTATTGCCGAATTCTTCGCGATTCAACGCGTTTTGCTTGCCAGCGAGAACGTTGTATACTTTAGTTCTTACAGCGTCTCGCGCTGAGAACTTATTGTAAAAGTCGTAGTCTTTAAAATCATTGAGGTAAAATAACTCACAGTCATTTTTGATGTTACATTTCAAGTCAATTCCGACTTTAAACTTTTTAGACATGTTTTAATCCTCCCAGGCTCGCCTATTCATAAACTTTCACGTCAATGTCAAATACGACTCGTGCATAGGTATTAACAATTTGCTCCGTTACACGATAGAGCTGAGCAATCAGCTCATCGTCCGAACCGTCATAATCGTCTGGAACGTCCAGGTCAATTTCCGCAATCATGTTATGAAACAAAACAACTGCGTCGTCAATAATACTCTTTGCGAGAACGTTCTGCTCATCGAGCTTTACTGGGTAGATGTCGAAAAAACTCGTCACCTTTAGCGTATTGACGTAAAGCTCGTTTAAGTTCCTCAAACGTAGTATCTGGTCGCCAGTCGATTTTGTAATCCATTTCGCGCAATGCTTTTAACTCCGAGAACTCGAAGCCTACCTCGCCGTCGTCCATATTGACTTCAAACGGTTCCTCGATAGTTAGCTTATTTGTCGTTCCAATGGTATAGAGATAATCAACTGTAATAACAGCACGTCTCCCCATGTAAATCACCTCTCATAGTTTCGATTAGCGTATTTTACGCCCTTAACTACACAAGTATATCACACGGGGAGACGGTTATTTTGCTAATTTACTTTGCCCACTGGTAGATGGTGCCAGACTTCCAATTCATATACTTTGGCACCGATTCGTCCAGATTGTTCTGGAAGTCGATATACATAAGTGGTCGAGGATTTGTGACAATGACAATGAGAATGTCATTTCTGGTTGACAAATCTTGGAGTGCGCCAAATGCGTCAAACAGGTTCTTACAATCAAAGGTAGTCATCTTGTGCGATGTGCGTCTAACACCTTTGCCATCGGGAAGAATAACGCCCTTATCGAGTTTAAGGTTCTCAATAGCCTTGTAGTCAAACATAATTGAGAGTAGGTCGTAGATACGCTTGTAGTCACCAGCGGTTGCCAGCGCAGTCGCAACCTTAAAGTTGCTCGATACCTTGAGCGTCTGAACCTTGTGCGTATACTCGTTAAATTGTGCAATATAAGTAGCCATGTAATCTCCTATTCTTCGCAGCCACTATTGTCATTGTAATCATCGTCGTAATCGTAGAGATTCTCGTCCTCATAACGCCAGGTCTCCTCATCATCGAACATTTGTTCGGGTTCTTCCTCTACGACGGTATAATGCTTTTTAGCGAGTCGCTTAATATCTTCCACTGAGTATTCATCGGGAAATTTCGACTCTAATAAATTATCGTGATGCCAGATAAGTTTTAGAATGTCATCATCTGGAACGGTATCGTACCAATAATAAATGGCGGTATCGTTGTTAAATCCTTCAACTCTATTTACTTCGCCGTCAAATCCGAGCACCTCAAATTCACCATTGTTAGCATTATCAATTGCTTGTTGTTTGCAATCAAAATATGCTACAAATTCTGGCTCTGGATTATCCTCATAGAAAAGCTCAAGATTGATTCCAAGTAATCCGCGAATATTGTCATAAATTGGTACTGTTGAAGTACGCTGCGTTGAGTAATCAACCATGCGCGTCTCAACACCGCGCTTTATGGGAATCTCTCCGCGAACGTTGGTGATGATAACCTTCCAGTGCTTCTGGTCATAGCGGTTATCTTTCTTAAAGGTTGTGTCCATAAACACCTTTCTATAGTTGTAATACCCAATTATAGGCGCGAATACACCGATATTCATCATGAACTTTCGAATACATAAAAATTTCACACTTACGCGAGACGCAAGTAATCCCCCAGCTTGTCGCCAGGGGATTGTGTGTATTTAATTATCGAACAACCTGTACGCGATTTGCGTAAATGAATGATGCTTCAAACATCGGCTTAATGAGATTGAGAATCTCACGATACGTATCGGAGGTTGTATCAATCATGCCGTTTTCTTGCTCCTCTTTTTGAGACTCAAGTTTCTCGCTGATATTTACGAACGCATTAAACTCAGCAGTGATAACGGGAGTGACTGATGCAGTAAGCTCGTCACCCTCACGCGTGAGATTAAAGTCCTCAAAGTCCATAGAGCCGAACGGTTGAATCTGACGAACCGCGATGTCGTACATGGTATCTCCGCGGAAGTATTTAGGGTCATCATTCTCTGGAGTTAGTCCAAACAGCTCAAAGTTGTGAGTCTTTGCGCAGTGTGGTAGTGCGGTGGACAGTGATGAACAAACGTCGGTAATTGCGCTTGCGATAGCATCGCCATTGTCTCGCAGTGACAGATAGCCAAGAGAATAGGTATCATACCTACCCTGGCTAATGTCGTGAAGAAGTCGCCTACGCAAATGTTCCTTTTGGTCGGCAATGTCGGTAATCTCAAGCTCCTCAAGCTCTTGAACCGCAAGTTTATAGGTGAAATCTTGGAGCGTGTAATTCTCCTTGAGAGAAATCATCTGGCTTCCGTTAAATGAAATCATTTTGTTACCTCGTTTCTAGTCTACAAAAATGTCTGCGCCCACGTCGTCAAAATCGGCGTCGCAACCGTCTGGCATAGTTTCATAAGTGAGTGACTCAATCATTGACATGTTATCGAGGTCGTAGAACCAGTCATCCATGTCAGTATCGTCATCAACGCTGAACCTTGTCTTGTTGTGAATTTCAACATCGACGGGTGAGTAATAATCGACGTCACTCTTTTGAACGTCCTTTAAATTGAATTCGATTACACAATTAGAATAATCGCAGTGATGAATTTCACTTAGCATAGGCAACAGATATTTTCCGCCATCTAGTGCCTTCTCAAGCTGCTTGTGCAGTTGTTGGGCTTCACTTTTTGAATCTGCGTCAAAAAAATACGACGAAATACGCAGCAACTTGAATTTCTGCATTCAACATATTTAGCTCCTTTAGCAGTAAACCATTATTACTCAATCAGTATAACACAATTCAATCTGCAAATAGACAAAAAAAACACGCCCTAGCGATAATTGCTAAGACGTGTTTTAGTGTTACAGGTGAAGAACCCTGTCTCTAATTTCCTCAGTTCGACCTTGGTTCCAGAACTGAGTGCCAATATACCTTAATACCCTCGGTTTTCCCGATATTTATGAGGGGAGTGGACTGTGCCTTATGTTCTCTCCATTATATTTGGTTGAGCAACACCAATAATTACAGTCTCTGCACCTTACGACTTACATATTCTTGAATCTGATATTTCCTGCTTTCTAAAATCTCTGGTTCTGGTTTTGGGTACGCGAAGTCTCTGAATAGGATTTGCTCGGCGTACCAACGAGCATAAAGTGCTTCTTCTTCATCGAGGTAATAGCCAAGATTAATCATCTTCTGGTTAATCTTGATGTGCGCGTACCATTTGCAACCATATTTGCTTACACCTTTGAAATTTTGGTTCATAGCGTTTTGCGATTTCGTTACAACGCGCAAATTGCATTTGCGGTTATCAAGCGCGTTGTGATTGATGTGGTCGACAAATTGGTCAGTACCGAGAATTTCTCTGTGCATATGCTTGCTTGAACCAGAGAACTTCGGCGTGTTGGCAGCATAGCCGCTTGCGGACAGTTTCCATTTGGTATAACGGATTTTGTTGACGTCTTCTGCGTCAATGACGGCAGTTGCAATGTGATTGCATTTAGCATCATAGATTTTGACGCTGGCAATTTTTCCGTCAACGATAATCTCATTTCTGTCCATGGGGGTTCGTGGATTGGTATCAATGGTGCGACCATATTTTTTGATTTGGTTGTAGTGTTTGTTGCAGTAGACTTTGCCATGCGATTTAATTTTTCGGAAAAGTTGCCTACCACAGACCGAGCAGCGATAGTATGTTTTGCCATCGTGATGCTCGATATCATGAGTTTGAGTTTTGACTCGGTTTAAGATTTGCATTTAGTTTCACCTCGATTCAGTAGTATATATGAAAGCAGTTTGTTTGTAAATCGTCTTGGTTCAAAGTTGCCATGCAGTTGTACTGTTTAGGTTTCTTTGAGTTTCTATTGATTTGTATTGCGGCAATATTGGCTTCCTTTACCGCAAGTTCTGCGTGTTACCGTGAGTGTGTTGTGGTCACGGTTTCCGCAGCGAGGACACTCCCAGTCAAGATGACCGTTTTCGTCCTCAATAATTTGAATCTCGCCATCATATCCGCAGACCTGGCAATAGTCTGACTTGGTGTTCAACTCAGCGTACATACAGTTGTCGTATATATGCTGGATGAGTTTAATAATGGCTTCAATGTTGTCCATCATAGATGGTAGTTCTACATAACTAATCAACAAAGGTTGTATTTGTGTAACTTGTTAATTACGTATAGGGAAATTTTCAGCTTTTCTTGGTTACTTAGAGAGTTAGATAAGCGTTTTAGTTTATTAAGTTCGTCAGTACGTGAAAACTCGCGAAATACGAGTTTTTCAGCAACATATCTTTGAAATGCAGCAACCGCAATATCGTTTTGACGCGTGAAATGTACGGTAATGCCACCAAATGCTATCTTTGATTCCCATTTGTTTCGCGATGCGTTCCAATAGATTCCTTTCGTTGGCGATTTACTTTTTGAATCTTGACGCCTGTTAAGAGCATTTTGTTGTGTTGTGACTATTCTTAGATTGCATTTTCGGTTATCGAGTCGATTGCCATTGATGTGGTCTATAATGTGGTTGTTTTTTCGACTGTCAATTCCGAGTACGACGTTGCTTGCATTTCTGCCTGTGGTTTTTCCTCCTGTAATAGCGTATCCATCTTTGTTTAACCGCCATTTGTGATATTTGAGCTTTTCTATATCCTCTAAGTCAGCTACAAATGATGCTGTGAACACACTCTTTTGATTGTACATGTTGAATGTAACGGTATTATGAGCGTAATCAATCTTATAATCATTCAAGTCATGAACGGTTCGGGGGATGTTGTCGAGGAACTTTCCATATTTGTATAGTTGGTGCCTGTGTTTTTGGCACAATGTATATCCACCGAGCCTGTTTTTCTTTTTAATTTCCCTGTTACATATATCGCAATGATACATTTCATTTTCCTTCCGACTATATCTTAGCGTAGGCGGTCAGACCTGCCTTTACACTTTTTGCGCTTCCTACGGGGCAATATCCGCAGTACACGTTAGTCTGTACACTTTCCTAGTGTTAACTAGGCTTAGCACGGTATCAGCTCGATTGCCGTCCACCGTTAGCACAACCGAAGTTGCACACCCGCTTTGCCGCGCGGTTCACAAAATTTCAAGGTGGCTTGATAAGTATTTAGAAACCACCTAGTGAGTATTTCTGGAACTCACCTTCGATGGTGAGTTTGCTGAAGGCATCAATATGCTCACGAACATTAACGTGGTAGCTGTTTGTAATGTAATCGTGGTCTGTAATGCCCTCGATGATACCAAAACGTTTTTGTAGTGCTGTGGCAAACTTATAGGTAGTAGATTCTAAAGGTGTGGAGTAAATTGAAAATCCAATATTACACTCAAGATTCCACTCATTGCACTTGTCATTTAAGTGTTTGAGAATCTCAATAGCAAATTTCTTTCCATCTGGCGTGGTGTGAGAAACGCCAAGCATTGCCATGACGCATTCGTAGATACCTGCATAGCCAAGTGAAATTGTTGAATAACCACCTTCAAGTAACGAATCGATGGTTTCGCCCTTCTCAAATCGAGCCAACGCACCATGTTGCCATAAAATAGGAGCGGCGTCCGATTTGGTATTCAATAGACGCTTGTATCTCCAAAGCAACGCTTCATGACAAAGTTCCAAGCGTTCATCGAGAATACGCCAAAACGTGTCCATATCTTTATGAGCCGATAAACCAACATCGGGTAAGTTAATGGTACATACCGCTTTGTTGAAACGACCGTAGTATTTTGGCGAGCCATCGTAATTCTTAGCACGAGCGAGATTATTCCAGCCGTTCCGTGTTTCGTCTACAGATAGGAAACTTCTGCACCCCATGTTTGCGAAGCAATCTCCTTCGCCAGGTAGTTGTCCGTTAGCAACTTTGTATTCTTTCATTTTCTTCTCAGAAATATAGTCAGGCACAAGTCGTTTTGCCGAGCACTTTGCCGCAAGTTGCGTAAGGTAGAAATACTTTGAGTTTTCATGGATGTTATCTTCCTCTAAGAAAAATAACAGCTTGGGAAATGCAGGTGAAATCCAGACACCCTTCTCGTTCTTGATTCCTTGATAACGTTGGCGGATAACTTCCTCAATGACCATAGCAAGGTCGTGTCTTAATTGCTCATCGTCACCAGCTTCATTAAGGTACATTACTGTTGATACAAATGGCGATTGCCCGTTGCAGCTTGACATGGTGAGGATTTGATACTGAATGGTTTGAACGCCACGAGTAATTTCTTTCTTTAGACGTTCCTCAACAATTTCGCCAATCTTGTCGATTGAAATGCCAGTACCTTCAAGTTCCTTGCAAACCTCTTTGCGAATTGCTTGTCTTGATACATCTACAAATTTAGCGAGCGGGGTATAAGACCAGGTTTGTCCACCAAATTGACAGGCACTTACTGCTAAAGACACCTGCGCCGCGATGTTACAAGCTGTTGAGAAACTGTGCGGTTTCTCAATGACTGCACCGCCAATCATTGTGCCATTTTGCAGCATATCGTCCAAGTTAACTAAGCAACAATTAGTGAGTCTCTGTAACGTATAGTCCATATCATGAACATGAATAAGACCAGCGTCATGGGCTTTAACGACATCTTCTGGAAGAAGTCGTCTGCGAGCAATATCTTTACTCACGATACCAGCAATGTAGTCACGCTGCGTGCTTACAAGAGTTGGGTTCTTGTTAGAGTTCTCCTCGTTAGCTTCCTCATTGCGGCAGTCAACAAGTGCCAGAATCTCATCATCCGTCTTTTGGCTTGCGCGAACAATGTCCTTGTTCTGGCGGTACTTGATATAATGACGAGCGATTTCAGACAATCCCTCAGCCATAAGTGTTTCCTCGACCATATCTTGAATATTCTCAACGGTGAGGTTTTCGGCACAGTTACAACGTTCGACAACTTCATTCGTCAAATTATCAAGCGAACCAACGGAGAGTGCGTCGCACTCATCAGCAGCTCGCTTGATGGCGTTACGAATCTTAGTTTTATCGAACGGAACGTGTGTGCCATCACGTTTAACAATTTCGCGTGATGATTCAGTATTCATTACGCTCCTTTCGATAGAGGTTTACATTTTGTCGTGCCAGCTCTTAGAGTCTCCACGGAAATATCCGTTGGCAATTAGCTCGTCGAGATACATATCGGCGTTTTCACGAACATACTTGTCGAAGGTTTCAACGGCGTGTTTTCTAGCAGTTTCCTCGCCACACCAAGCAATTTCATCGTCAAGTTGGTCGGAAAACTCACTATGGAAGTCCTCATGCATAGCATCTTCTACATCATAATAATTGAATACGTAGCCTTTATATAAGAGGTCTGGGTCGGCGTAATCATTGTAGTAGCCAAACATTACATTTTTGCAGCCACGCCATGGAGCGAGAGATTGATATTGGTTCATAATTTTCACCTCCAATCGCAATATCTTGTTTTGGACTACATAGTATATCACTAAACTTTGTGTCGTGCAACGACAAAATAGATTGTGTACAATCTATTTATGGACATAAAAATACCTGAACATTTGTTCGGGTATAGTCTAGTGAATGAATGATGTAACTACAAGAAGCGCTGCAACGAGTGTCAAAGCTGCTCCAATACAGAGCACTCCCATCCACAGAACGTAAAGTTTAAGCAAGTCCCTATCCATGGTTACGCTCCAAAGATATTTGACGTCACGATATATCCAGCCACGGTTACGATTGCTAGACTTGCGTAGAACATCGCAGCTTGTCTGGATGTATATTTGGCTTCAAAATGTTCAAGCACCCACAGCTCGATGAGTCCAACTACGCCAGTTAAGCTCAAACTAATGATAAGCGCTAATAACGACTTTGCCATTATCGCACCCACTCTACCTTGAGTACATAATCCATATTAACGACTCTTGAAAGCTCAACGTTCTCGTAATCGTCCTTGTAATACTCGTGGCGGACGAAGCATAGATAACAATCATCAAATCGCATGAAACAAGTGTAAACGCACACGTCTTTTAACAGACCAAAATCGGCAGATGAATAGTGTGCGGGCATATCAATTTTGTCATGCCCGAGATGCAGAGCAGACACGAGCAGCGCTCTATGAACACCGTCTTCGAACTCAAAGTCCTCTTGATAACCGTCTGTATAAATCTTGGTAAACTTTACGGATAGCTGGTTATTTGTTGACATTGTAAATCCTTTCTTTCACTTCTTTGTGACTATAGTATTACATAGCCATAAGCCGATTGCAACACTTATTTTGGATTCACAATATCTACACTAAAAGTTAGCCTTGGTTAACTTTTACAGGCTTTATTCAACCAGTTCATATAAACTCAGAGCGCGGTATAACGTCATCTCGATGTAAGTGTTGCCATTTTTATATGAGCTAATTCGCAAATATGGATGCCCACTAAAAACACATTCTTCAACATCTGTTTGTCCGTCAAACATTCCCATTACTTTTAATTGCATGCTTATGTAGCCCATATCAAGAACCAAGTTAGTAAACTGCATCTCGCCTTTCGTCCATCTATTTGTTTGTTTGGCGATGCTAAACTCTTGAAGTGACATGATTTCTAGTTGGTCAACTTCATCAAAAATTGTGGATAGTTCGCCACTTGAAGTTACGGCGATAAACGTATACTCGCCATAGACTGACGATGGTGCCCATTCCCTCACGTTTAATACGCGATAATATACCTTGCAATATCCGTCATACTGGATAACTTTCAACTGTAGTCTAGGATTGAGTTGATATACAGTCTTTTTGTTGTCACGGGAGACAACTTCAACGCGGTCTAATATGTTCATAAACAGTTCCTTTCAATTAGTTTGCACAACTATCTCATAGGTTGCTCTTTAATGCAACACTTTCATAGAAATTACATTAAAAGTTAGCTTAGGTTAACTTTTATAGTTATGCACCAAAATCTACACCATTTTCGGTGCAGATTTTCTGCACAAAATCGATTCTAAGGCACGCAAATTTTGAAGACGTGTAATTAGTCAAGGACTTTTAGGCTTCCGATAATTTGCGGAGTGATATTTCCCATCCATTCATTGAGTCCTGGGTCTCCAACGACCTCAATCTGCTTACCGACAATATTGCCGAGCGACTTCGTATTCCAAGCCATAAATACAAGACCGTTGTTGAGAGTAATCTTGAGGTGCTCATGATTTTTACCAAGGCAACGCATTTCGTAAATGTCGCTCTCATTTACCACCATGCGAATCTTCGGCTTTTCAAAACCCTTACCGTATGGCTCACCATTGTTAATAAAATCACAGACAAGTGAAACGTCAACGTCCTTATCAAGCGTTGGATAATTAGGCTCAACGTACTCCTTATTTGTTGGAGTGACCTCTTCGAGGTAATACGTAATCGACTCTAGCGCACGCTTGAGAGCTTCCTCACTCTCAAATGTTACGCCGCATGCTTGCGCGTGACCGTCAGCGCTTGCACCGCAATCGCGCAAAAGTGTGCGGTAATCAAGCCACTCTGGTGCTCGCGCACTGCCAGAGAGCGTACCGTCCATGTTTCGAGAAAGCACGAGTGTTGGCGTATGATTAGCGCCCATAATCTTGTTAGCAATCAAGCCAGCAATCGCGTAAGGCGTATCGATGAAATAAGCCATTGGGGCGTAAGGCTGCTCACCAGATGCCTTTGCAAGCGGTGATGTAACAGACTTAAAAATGTTGTCAGTTACGGACTTACGCTCGTCGTTGAGAGCGATGAGTTCGTCAATGTTGTGAATTTCGTTTCTAAACACATCAAACGCTACGTGCATATCGGCACCCATACGCTTGCACGAATTAAGCACAGGCACGACGTAAAAGCCGAAACTCTCTGCGGTCAGTGACTTCTTTTTGTCGGTAATGAGCGACTTAACGAGCGTATACAAACCAAAGAGTGCGTCGTTATACTCCTGCGTAAAGAAGCCATCGCGGAATTGTACCTTAACGAGTTCGTGCATGCGCTTGAGTCCGTCCATGACACATACGCGGGAATTGTATTTCAAATCCATTGAGTCGCCAATGGTGCCAATAGCTGCAAACATTACAAGCTGATTGATAGCATCAAGTTGCTCTGGCATAAACATTTCAGCGTAGGTCTGAACAACCTTAAATGCGACGTATGCTCCGCAAATTGACTTAAAGGGGAATGGGTCGGACTTCTGGCAAGGGTCAACAATTACCTTAGCGCGTGGAAGCTCTCCAGATTGCTGGTGGTGGTCAGTAATCAAAACTGTATAACCAATAGACTGAGCATAGTCAACTGGTTCAAATGCGGTAATACCTGTGTCGCACGTAATGATTGTTTTAGCTGTTGGGAAACAGTCTTTAATAATATCAATCTGTTCATGCTGCATGCCGTAGCCAGCCGATGCGTCGGGAACATACAACTTAGCGTCAAAACCAAGCTGATTAAGTCCAGCGTTCAGAATAGTTCCAGCCATAATGCCATCACAGTCAAAGTCTGGATATACAACCACTGGGTCAGTCTTTGCATTATGCAACTCGGTGCACAGTGTACGGATGTTTTCCAGCTCACCATCCACGTCACGGTTAACCTCATCAAGGTTATCGGCGGTCAAATATGGATATGCCGCTTGAATTTTCTTTAGTTCGTCTGCAAAAGTCATGTTTCTAAGTCCTTTTCTTACTCGTATTTTTGCTGTGTATAAGTTTAACGGCGCGGAATCGAGAAGTCAAGAACTTTTTTTAATTCCTACAATTTACTAGGAATTAGAGCCACAAAAAAATGCCCGCTCGAAAGCGGGCAAATTGTTTACTTACGATTTACTTGGTCAAGGTGATTGAGCCACTTAATGTTGTACGACCATGAACCATCTGTATTTTGAACAGGAACCATCCATGCACCAGATGCGTCGTCTGAACTATACTCACGACCGTCACGAATGTTAACAATAGTGTATTTGTGACCAGAATCATCATTAGTTGGAAATGCAACGTAATCTCCGTCAGTTACATCGAACAACTCGTCAATACTGTTACCAAAAGTTATCTGCGGAGCGTGTACTGCGGGGGTCATGAAAGCTCGTGCAATCGCCATAACAAATATTGCGAATACCATAAATACAGCAAGTACAATCAGAAAATCTTTCTCTCGGTCATTCAGCTTCATAGACAGTTCCTTTCATAGACTTTGTGATTATAGTATACAAGAAAACCCAGCTAACCTTTCGATTAGCTGGGTAAATTCTTAATCTACACAATTTCTACAAATTGTCGATTAGTCGTTCTTCTTGCGAAGCAGTGCGTAGCTTGCGCCAGCGATACCAGCAACAATAAGTACGCCACCTGCAACAAGCAGCTCTGGGTTTACGCCCTCATCGCCAGTCTTATAGACCTTCTTGCGCTCTGGGTGCTTGTTAATAACAGTTCCTTGGTCAACGGTTACGCCGTTCTCAGAAACGGTCATCTCAAACTTAGCCATGTCAACGACATCCTCGTTTGCGGAAGTACGAATCTCCTCAACAGTGTAGGTATCGTAAGGAAGCATACCCTCAGACTTCTTAGTATCCTTGGAAGCGTCAGCCTTAGAATCAACCTTAGCATCAGTAGTTGCACCAGCTGGAGCATCAGTTGCAGCAGGCTTTTCAGCTGTTGGAGTTGCCGCCGCGTTATTCTCTGCTACAGAGGTAGTTGTTGCGGCGTTGGTATTAGCTGCATCGGTCTCAGTAGCCTTTGGTGCCTTAGCCATATCCTCGGCAGAGAATCCGCTAAACCATGCGGAAGAAGTTGCGTCGAGCTTGCTCTCGTCAACAGTTCCGTCAGAAGATACTGCGGCATCGTTCTTATTAGCGGTTGCCTTAGTACCCTTAGAGGTATCGATTACGCCGTCCTTGTCGGTAACAACGTAGTGGGTCTCGCCAGTAGTCTTGGAAGTAACCTTAAAGACAACGTTTGCAAGTGGCTTGCTACCAGTGCCGTCACTCTCGGTAACTACCTTAGTCCACTTAGCGTTACCGCGAACGATTTGCTCTTGCTTGGTAGAATGAAGGTCAACACTTGAGACGATTGTATCGCCAGCATTGGTTGAATCAATGTTGTGAAGTACCATATCATCGTCTTCGCCGTCAGCATTGTCGTCAGCAATCAGATAGCCTTGTGGAGCCTTAGTCTCTTTGATGGTAATTGTTCCGAGTGGGAATGCAACTTTACCATTTGGGTTAACGAAGAACTCGTCACTACCTTCCTTGATGAGATACTTCTCAGTTGCTTCTGTAGCGTTCTCAAGATTGATTAAGCCGTTCTCGTCAGTGCGAACATTCCATACGCGAGTTGGCTTCTGTGGCAGGTTATCCTTAGTGTACTGTCCAGCATAATATGCAATCTGGAACTCTGCACCAGCAAGGGTTGCGTTGCCGCCAGCCTTTGGAAGACCAGTGTCCTTGTCTACCTTCTGAACAACGATTGGGTCGTTGGTGTACTGAGCGCCATCTTGAACAGCTTTCTCAGTGGTTGTGTCAGCTGCGATAGAGAACTTTAGAAGTTCACTTGCGACTGCGTAACCCTTTGGAGCCTTAGTCTCCTTGAGGTAATACTCGCCAGCATTAAGGTTGGCGAGAGAACCCTTACCAGCTGCGTCGGTTTTGATGGTGCCAACAACGTCGGTCATAGCTTCGTCACGATAGACGGTATACTCTGCGCCCTCAAGAGAATAGCAGTTATTACCGTCGGTGTAGAGAGTGTTGCCAGAGGACTTAGTGATGGACAGAGAACCAAGTTTCAGACCAAAGTAAGTCATAACCTGCTTATTGCCCGCTGGGATAAATGCGAACGCAGCGCCAACTGGAACATTCTTGTCACTATCTGGGTTATCAGCATAAGCCTTAGCATCATTGAAGAACTTTTGAGCTGCGTCGGACGCCGCCTTCGTGGTATTGATATTGTAATATGGAATCAGATAACCAATTCCGTCATCGTGCATATCGCCTTGACGAACGCCCCAAATAGCGAGCTGAGTAGCTGCTTGGAGGTCAGCACCAGACACGCCATAATAAGTCTTGCTTTGCTTCATACCAAGAGTACCATAGTAAACGAGGTAGTCAATCATATGGCGGTCGTGCTCGGAATAAGTGTGACCGTCGGAAGTTGTGAGGTTGCTCAGCTCAACAACTTGACCGCTACCACCAGCAGTGGCGTGGTCGTGGTTAACAGGGTCAGCGCAGAACAGAGGTGTTTGACCGTCATCGGCGACCCACTGGGTCATGTGAGAGCCATTATATTTATTGGTAGTACCGACGGTTAGGGTACCGCCAACATCGGGAAGTTCAGCAAATGCTTGTCGGCTGGTAGCAAATAATGTACCAACTTGACCAGCAATAAGCGCGAACGCAATGCCCGCCGTAATAGCTCGTCTGTTTTTATTAAATGGCATAAAATAAACTCCTTAAATTGATATGTTTGTGGCTATCTAAAATAGTATAAAGGTTGTGTAATTTCTTGTCAAGTATGGACTAATTTGTTACTCATCCGCTGGTTTCAAGAACTCGAACAGCTTGTTGTCGTCTGGGTGTGGAAGATAATAACCACTATGCAGATAAGAATTCAGCATGTCAATAAGACGATATCGGTCACATTCTAGCAGGTAGCCCTCCAAATCCTCGTCCCACGTTTCATACGCGTCTTCCTCATTCTTAAAATTGTCTGGTACCAATTCAAGACAAATATCGACAGTTCGCTCGTGGTTGAAGTCCTTGAGAATGTCGGAAATATCACGGATAATTACGTTGAGGTCATAGTTAAAAAATAACTGTGGGTCAACGCCCATGTCATCAAGTCCATGATAGATGTAACCAAGCTCTAAGTTGCTGTACGTGTTCGCCGAGCCGAGAGCTTTAACGACTTGAATAAACTTTTGACTATCTACTAAGTTTTGCAATTCCATCATAGTAATCTCCTTTCAATGAGATATGTAACTTGTCGGGTAACAGTATAACACTTTCAAATCGAACAATTTGCGAAGTTTGCTCAACTTGTGGTATAATTTTATCACATTAACAATCGAACAAATTGGAGTGTTTGTTGCAACTTATAATAGGAGTAATGTATGGCAAAGCACATGAAACGCATTTCAAACTATACGTGGACTGACGAAGATGACGCACTACTTATCGAACTATCGAAAAGGCACGTATCGCAAGAGGAATATCTAGCAGCCTTTCCAGGCGTCGTAATTTCGGCTATTTATACCCGCAGACGCAAGTTGAATCTTGTATCTAACAAGTCTAAATGGTCGAAGCTCGAAGATAAATGTATCATCGACAACTTCCCAACTCACGGTGCTAAATGGGACGGATGGCGAACACTCTTGCCAAAGCGTAACACATCGGCAATTACTATGCGAGCCAGGATTCTTAAAGTTTATCAAGTCACGTCAAAGCGCTGGACTGCAACTGAGGACGCGTATATTCGAGCCAATTACCTCATGCACGGTGAAAACTGGAACGGTTGGTCTAAACTCAATGGTCGTAGCTGGTCAAGTATCCGTTCACGAGCAAGCCGACTTGGAGTGAAAAAGCGCGGCGTTCAACTTGACGAGACTCAGAGGATTAGGCTTTGTACGGCACTCGTAAATACTGCCGAGAAACTTGAAGTTACGCCTAACGCTTGTATTAAAGAGCTTGTACGACTTGCAAAGTCTGGCATTCTAAACGAATATGTCCGATAACAGCAATCCCCGCATTACGCGGGGATTTTTTTGCTTTAGATTTGCAACGACTTCAATTCATCGACTGAAATACCGAACACTTGTTCGGTTTTTACCTTGCCCGAGTCAATATCCGAAACGAGTTGTTTATATGCGGCAGCATAATCACCATCACACTTGGACAGTCGCGCAATAAGGTTCAAACTACCGTCGAGCCATTGAGTATCTTGGACATCTGACGCAATAAGACCTTTAGGCTTGCCCGTCTCCTTAGATTTACGTTCAAGATATTCATCTTTCGTTTCGTCAGACAGCACAATGGGGCAATTATCCGAATAATCAAAATCAAAGCCGCTAAAGGTGATACATTGACTGTCTTTCGTAGTACCAACAATAGTTGTCAACTTGTATTTTCCAGAGACAACCTCGATATCCTTGATGGACACGTAATTATCCTTTTGGCTGTTAAACGCGACGTAGTAGGTATGACCTTCACTCTTTGCACAACAACCAGTCAATACAATGATTGGAGGGTTCTTTCTAATCGACGGCGAAACCTCTGTCAAGTTACACCTCGCGGTAATTTTTACCGTCTTTGGCGCTGGTTGCGCGGATTGAACCTCAGTCGCTTGATTATCTGATTTGCACGCGGAAATGGCAAGTGTTAAAACACCTGCCATGCCAGCGGTAACAAATTGTCTACGTGTCACACTCACTTTTTCTTAATCACTTTCTTTTCAGGGCAAGATACGCTCAATACGAAATCGTGCTGCTTACACGTCAGCTCGCAATTCTTACATGTCTTGTGTGGGTCAAGCTCAGCTAGTCGCTTTTCCTCAGCCCGCATTGCAGCAGTCTCAGCCTTTTTAATAAGCGCAATCTCAGCGAGCCTTGCTTTATTCTCCTCAGTCATAGCCATGATTTACTCAGCATTCACACCGTATACTGGCGCGGTTGAATACATACCAGTCTTAGTGTCGCCAGGATGAATAGATGGTCTACCGACATACTTTTCAACAGGGTCGTAACCGTCTACAAGTTGATACTTGTGCATCTGGTTATACCAAATATCCTTAACACGAGGAATAACCTCGTCCTGCATGAGCTTCTCGGCGAGCGAGATACAATCATCAACTTGAGTCTTAGTCATAACATCCTCGGGCATTTCATACAAGAATGAATACTCGTGTGCAAGTGTCTGATAATCAATACCATACTTAACGTTCGCATAGTGTTTAGCGATTACCTCAGTAAGTCGCTGTACAAGTTGTGTCCAGGAACTTAACTGCGTACAATCGTCAGAGCAGTCATAGAAGAAGCCGAAACCGTCGTTTGCGTTACGATAGTGGTCGGTAACTGACTGTGGATATCGTTCGTGAATAAAAGTTGCGTTATTGCGAGAGAGTTGCGTAATGAGCAGTCTAATTGCAGCCACAATCCAGTCTCGGTCGGTACTTGAATAACAAATCCAATAACCTGTATAACCCAGGTTGATTGATGGCATACCACATTCCTCAAAAGTCTTGGACTCGCCAGTAATGGGCTTAACCTCTCGATATGGGAATGTCTCGTAAGTGTAATCTTGTTCGGTCACAGTTTTTCCTTCCATTAGTTATAGATGTAACGCAGCAGCTTGTCGTAGTCATCTTTAACTACGCCATAGTTTTTAGCGTCTTTAATAAGCGCTTTTGTTTTTCCGTTGCCAGCGTCAATAAAGAGCGATACCTCACACGAATTAAGTACGTCAATTTGTGATTGGAGTTTCTCATAGAGAGCTGGTGAGCAAATAAGTCTTGTTTCGGAAATCTTCTTTACGTGTCGCTTACCCGATTTAGAGCGAGCAACTTTTTGAACAGTGGTCAAAATTTTATCTGGAAACGGTTTCTTAGTATCTACGCGAATCCAGAGACTATAAGTTTTATCACCAGATGTGACGGTATTCCTAACCATAATATCCCTTCATTGAACCTAAATACTATGATTATAGCAAAGCCACCACTAAATGTCTAGTGGTGGCTTGCTGTAGTCTGGTACGTCTCCAGGATATACATTGTTATATCGGCTATATCGACCGAAACTGCCCGAATTGTGCAACTGGATAATTTTTCCACCAGCCTTAGCATGGTCTGATACAAACTGTTCAAACGCTTCAACCGATTGATGGCGAAGTGAACTCTCGGCGTGTCCAGCGGTTTCTGGGTCTTTGAGCGCGTTTGTAAGACGCTCGGTGTCCCAGTTACCCTCACAACAAATTACGTCGTACTTAGCATTTCCGACACCCGCAAACTCAAGATTTTCGAGGTCGGTTGCCCAGAACAACGTTTCGTCATCTGGGGAAGTAAATACAAAACCAACACACTCCGCCAAACCATGCGGCGCGTGAAAACACCTTACGTGCCATTTGCCACCGCGCGTTCTAAAATCAAACTCGCTATCTTTATTGATAATGTTAGTTAGCGGATAGTCCTCAAACGCCTTTCCAAGAAAAGAGTTAGCCTTGGTTAACTTTTCATAGGTCTGTGATGGAATGAAAAATTGTCGCTTGAATACATCGGGGCGAATCTCGTAAAGACACTTTACGAGCGATGGATTTGCGTGGTCTTCATGCTCGTGGGTAATAAACGCTGCTGAAATATGACGCAATGCGTCTAAATTATCAGCGTTACGCTCCACGAGGGAACGAGAAACGCCGAGGTCAACCATGAAATCACGATTGACCACGGCGCAATTACCCGTAGAACCCGTACCAATAATCTGTACGGTAATCACTTGTTACTCCTCGATTGGAGCGATGGAAGCAGTGAGGAACTGATTGTTACCAGCGGACTCAATACGAACGTTGGTAATACGTACTGGCTTCTCATCAGCTGCATAAGCGTCGAGGTCAACACCAGTTGCGCTGAGAACATTCTGAACGAGGATTGTACGAGCCTGGTCAAGCATAGTGTTTGCAAACTTAATAAAGCTATCCTTGAGCTGTGGGTCAGCGTCCTTTGCGCCAGTGACAACCTCATAGAGCTTCTGGTCTGCGTCAGAGCGAGTATAGCCGCGCTCGTCCTTAAAGCCGCCGTTAGTAGCGCCCTTGTAGTTGGTTGCGTACTTTACGACCTTATCGCCATCGGCGGTATCATCAATAATCTGAGCAACGCGAACGTACAGGGTCTCGCCGTTAATCTCTACTGGCACTGCAAAATCAAAGGAGTGGCTTGAATAGAAGGCACCACTTTTCTTGCCAAGACCGAAACGACGATTGTCAACGACTGGGGTGGAAATAATATCACCCTTACGAATGAGAGCTTCAACTGCCTTAGCAACCGCAGGAGTGACCTTAGAGAAGGTAATGAACTCCTTTGCGGGGGTCAGATAGATACGCTCGTCACTTGGATAGCCCTCGAACTCAAGTCCAACGAGGACGGATGGGTCTGCAATAACAGCGTCAAAGTCTGCCTTAAAGGTCTCCTCAAGAGCCTTAACACATGTCTCCTTGCGCTCTGCATCGTCCTCAAAGTGTGGCTTTGGCTCTGGGTTGTAAACCTTGTACATAAGGTTGAGAGTGCCACCAGTCTCAGTGATTGGTTCGAAGCCGTCAATAAGAATTGAACCAGACTCCTCGTCAACGTGTGCGTCAATAACCATAAACTTCTGTGCGTCAGTTGCCATTTTAATTGTCCTTTCGTTTGTTTTAGCTGAATCAAATAGCAATGTTACCAATTATTATTCGTAGGCAGGGATTTAAGTGCTAATTCGTCAAGCGTTCTTGGGTTAATCTCAACCTTACTTTGAACGCGAGAGAATACCTCTTGGTCGTATTCATTCATCGACACAAGATGGTAGTGGTTAATGTCAACTCCTTTCATTCCTCGTCTTGCATTACGTCCTGCACATTGAACCAAAGTCATGTATGAAGGCTGATTTTCATAAAACACGGTGGTGTTCGAATTTTTGAACTCGATACCTTCTCGACCAGATTGATACTGAATAAGTATAGGCGAAAGATTATCTCTGTCAATATCCTTCATAGAATGTCTACCGTCAAGAATCTGATAACTAATTCCCTCGGTATCAAGCATATTACTTATTGCATCGAGCGTTGTCAAATGTTGGAAGAAGATAAGCGGTTGCTTCACATTTTCTCCACAAACAATCTCGCGGAGTTTAACAATACGTCCATCATCATTAGCAATTCGCTCCTGCATAACCAGGCGCATTTCGCTGGCAGACGCAAACATTTGTTTAGCGTATGCGTCTGCGATTGAGCGCATATCCGCTAACAATTGTTTACTAACGGGAAGCTGCAAAACAGTTGTCGTGAGATTTGGCATATCAATGTCGTTAATTGATACGTTTGGCTGATAAATTACCTCGGCAACCTCATCAAGCAGCTTGTCATAGTCGGGAAACTTTCTTGTGTTAACGTTACCATCATCGTCATAAATGGTGAGTCGATAATATCTATCCTTCATAACGTCGAGACCATAGCATTGCTCAAAGAATGTCTTACTACGATACCTGCCCGCCATAACCATGTAGGAGCACATGTCCATGACGATATCGTTCGTGAGTGGTGTAGCGCTAATGCCCATGCGTTCATAGTCTGGGATATTCTTGAGTTTCTGTGAACGCTTTGAGGTAGGAGTCTTGTAGTTATGTACCTCGTCAAGAACGAGAATGCCGTCTTTTGGAAAACCCTTCTTGAAATCCGCGCGAGATTTGACGTTTCCAAGAATGTTTGAAAACTTATCATAGGTAGTCATCATATGAGGTGCCAAGTTTGCTCCTGGATGCACTCGATTGTAGTCGGCAATAGTTTCTTGCCAACCGCCACCCTCGATAATTGCCTTAGACGCGATAATACAAAATGGTCGTCCAAGTTTTCCGAGCGTAGATACTGCAACACTCGTCTTACCAAATCCCGTAGGCATGGTTAAAATTTGCAAGTTTGGCTTGTCAATCAGCCTTTTTGCAAATTCGTCAGAATATTCACTATTGTTATCCCACTGAATAATATCTTTGAATTTTCCTGTAGAAACATAAAACTTCATAGGAAACCAGTCAATTTTCGGAATACTCTTAGACTTAGTTTTCTTTTTGTCAGTTGTATTCGCGCGACGTTCCTCGTTTTTACGTGCGCGATTTACAGCCGCCATTTGCCCGTATGTCAAAGCCATGTAATAAATCCTTTGTGAATTGATAGCAAAATACTTATGCACAGAAACCTGTGCATAAGTAGTATTGCATGAATATTAGAATCCGTCAAGTGACTCAACATGCCACTTCTCTGGGTGGTCTGGTAAAGCATTTGGAGATTGTTCATCAACGTCTCCACCGCGACGCATAAATCCGCCCTCGCCTTTGGTACCGACCCATTTACAGAATGGCTTACCACGGTCAACAAACGCACACGCTTCCTTATCGGTGGTGAGAATCTTGTAGTCGCATACGCCACCATTAAGCTCAACCGCCTTTTTGCTATCCTCAGTAAGCAAGTCATATACCTCGTCTGGTACATATTTACGTAACTCGTCATAGCGGTCAGCATATTTCTCTTTTAGGAAATCAAAGATTGCGTCAATTTCCTCGTTAGAAATATAGATTCCCTGTACACGTTCGCAATTACCGCGTTGGTCAAGCACGAAACTATCGCCATAACCCTTGAGCTTCGAGCCGTCATAGGCTCTGTCTACACCGTCTCCCAGGACAATCTGACTTGAGGTTGAGTTATCAACCTTCAAGCAAATTCGACTTGGGAAGTTAGAACGTAGCGTGGTTGAAATAACGTCAGCCGATGGTCGCTGTGTTGCAAGCAAAAGGATAATTCCAGATGCACGACCCTTTTGAGCAAGCGACTTACACAACGTCTCGGTGTTTGGTGAAATTGACTGAAGCTCTGCATACTCGTCAATGACAAATATCATGTATGGCATGCGACCATATTTCTTAGCAATTTCGCCGTTAGGGTCTTTGTCGTAGAAGTCATTATACTCAGAGAGTTGCTTTACGCCAGCAGCCTGGATAATCTTGTATCGACGCTCCATTTCCCATACTGCAAACGCCAGTAAACCATATGCGTCACGCATGTCGGTAACTGGGTTAATGGGGCAATAAGGCAGGTCGATGTACTTTGAGAACTCAACTTTCTTTGGGTCGATTGCGAAGATTTTAAGTTCGTCTGGCGTTGCGTGAGACATTGCTGAAATGAGGAGACTATTAACGAAGACGCTCTTACCTGAGTTACATGTCCTTACCATACTTTGTGTTAAATAGGTATGGTCGCCATCACAAGTAAACCCATAATATTTCTGTCGGTCGGCAATTTTTGTAATGGTGAATGTTGCCCTATGAGATGAATGTGAGCCTTTTTTGACTGGAACGTATTTCTTTCTCGGAATCCTCACTGGAATCTCATCAAGATTTCCAGAAATTCCCAACCTGTAGTAGTCGCCAACAAATCCGATAGATTCGATACCTTTTTTGCACTTCTTAGCATGTACTTGCAGACCAAGCGACCTACCAACAAACGTAACATCTTCGGCAAGCTGCTTTGATTTGGTGACAAAATCGTACATTTTGTTTCTGCTTAGGTATCCATCGGAGTCCATTAAACCCGCGAACAGCTCACGCCTAACAGAAATATCAGCGTATTTATAATCATCTGGGATGAACTTCTCACCGCTTCCAACCTTGTCTAAGTCAATTGACCTCAATTGCTCAGTAAAGTTGTTTATTACTTTTCTGTTACAGACTTCGTAGTTATCTGGGTCGCGCGTGAATACGTAAGTTGATGCAGCATTTCCAGGTTTATGGTCTACTCTAATCACACAGCCAATTTTTTCAGCATATGCGTAAATTGCATCTACAACCTCTTTGTCAGCAGTTGTAATATTTGGGCAGCCACCTTGCCTACTGTTAGTTGCACCGTCACCGATAAATATTCCCATGAGGTAAGGGTCAATTATCTGTTCGGTATTACGCTCAAATGACTCAATTCCAGTGCACAGACACATTCGTGACCTTGACTGTGCATATGGCGGCAACTTTAGATACTCATTCACGGTCATAATTCGCTCGTGATTACCACTCCAGTTTGTATTAAACAAAATGAGCTTGTGCTCACCGTTTACTTTAAGTGTTCCACGATTGCGAATGCTCAATTCATACATCGTGTCCTCTCCCCATCTAGGAGTGAGGACAGTTCTTGGTGTACCATCACCGCCCATTACACGGTCTCCGCCATTGATTAGTTCAACTGGTTTAGAAGTGCCGTCAGCCATGAGAATTAACTCGCCTTTAGCGTGGCAACCTGTAGTACCAGCAATAAGCGTGTGTACCATTTCGGCAAGCGACTTGTGGACACACTCTCCCTCCTGGTTTACGCCAAATACCGCGTCAGTTGGGTCTTTAGCTTTTGTCTTTAAGAGATTTTTAGCCACAATTACATCCTAATTTCGTAGTGACGCAGATACTCAGCAAACTGTGCTGGATTGAGATTCTCAAACGCGAACTTGAATGGCTCTGCGTCCAAGTTGCGATACTCACGCTCATGAATATCTACGTGGAACTCTGGATAAAGCTCAACAACTGCCTTAATTACATTCTCCTCAAACTTGACACGCTCGGTATCAAATTCGCTCTCTTGGCAAATCTCAGTATAGGTTAGAGTTCTTCCTGTGTCACGACCACTAAACATGCCTTTAGGTTCAGCTACAGCGGTCAACTTGATAAAGTACATACATAATCCTTTCAGTTGATATATGTCCATTTGAAACCGTATGCTTCTTTACGCTTTCCTTTGCAAACGTCGGCAATATGTGTGCCACCATTACCACGCGAGTTTGTGATGCCAATTTCACGTAAGAATCTGAATGCTTCTCGTGCGGATATAAACACGCCAACCTCGGTACCGTCTTTTGCATATGCCGCGACAGATGGTTGTTTGCGAATTTTTGTTAGTGGAATATTATTCACCACGCGAACTTGCTTAACGAGGTCAATCGAACAATCATTTAATTCGGCAACGAGTTTTTGACTTAGACCAGCTTCAAGTTGAGCCTTGATAACTTCGTGGTTGAATAATTGTTTACCATCACCGCCAACGGTTGCATTATAGCCGTGAGCATAGGTTTTCGACTTTTTAATATACCATATTTCGCGCTCACTTGCAAATTCATCAGCACATTCCTCGAGAACGCGTAAACTAAAGTTATCCGCACCATACTTTTTGATAGCGCGATACAGCGGACGATTTTCCTCGGTTGGTTTACGCGCATCGCGTAAATGTTCCGAGAAACGTTCCGCTGGAGACTTGAGCGTCTTGCCCACATAACATTTGCCGTTAATGTTATTTTTTATGCAATAAATATAAGCCAAACTAAATCCTTACAAATAAAGATTGGTAAACAATTTTACCAATCATGCGAATAATTATGGTGGATTGTTAGGGAATCGAACCCTAGACCTTGGGATTAAAAGTCCCCTGCTCTACCAACTGAGCTAACAATCCAATTTTTATTACAGGATACTATGGTGGGAAATGAGGGATTCGAACCCTCATGCCCGAGAGCAGTTGATTTTAAGTCAACCGTGTCTGCCATTCCACCAATTTCCCGTTAATAATATGGTAGGCGCTGCATGATTCGAACATGCAATGATAGTAACGTGTGCACTTGTTGCTATCGCACCCCTCGATGTGCAGGGCTGTGTCTACCAGTTCCACCAAGCGCCTATAAGGTTGCGTTTAGGAGTCGAACCTAATGGAAACGGGGGCGACCCGTTTCATCAAATCCCGAACAGGGTTCGGGCGTTTGATATGGATGACCGCATCCATCAGAACGCGCTTGAGTCAAAGCCGATAGAAATACTCAAGGTTCCCAGCCCGTACGTCTGGTATCTTATATGTCGAACCACTCACTGAGCAATTAGTTACTTACTCAGTCGGAAAGCGGCGTACCCGTCGGTTACCGCAGCTGTTAGGTATTGCCACGAGCCTTTATTGGATGGCAATGTTTGTCGCACAACTCAATATGGACAGTCAAAGAGTTGGCTTTCGCTGACTGCGTGTTTGTCTATTCACGACCAGCAAGACTCTACATTGTCATTATAAGGTTCATTGCCGCAACCGTGCCTTGGGGACTCGAACCCCATGATGCTATGCACCACCGCGCCCATGCGTGCGGAGTCGAACCGCTAACAAATCATAGTGCTTATAATACTTCAAGCATGTCCAGCTTACCAAGTTTAACGACGTTGGCAAGTCGATAATTTACTAATTTGGCTGGGGCAAAAGGAATCGAACCTCTATTCTAGGCACCAAAAACCCATGTCTTGCCGTTAGACGATACCCCAATGTGGTCGGAGTAGCTGGATTCGAACCAGCGACCTACCGCTCCCAAAGCAGCCGCGCTACCAACTGCGCTATACTCCGATATGGTGGAGACAAAAGGAGTCGAACCTTCGAACCTAAAAAGGAGCGGATTTACAGTCCGCCGCAGTTGACCGCTTTGCTAAACGTGCAAGTTTCTGATTAGAATAACATTTAACGGAAACTCTTGTCAAGTGTTATTTTGAAAAAAGTTAATTTTTTTTTCGTCTAAAATGTTGCAGACACATCATCTGGAACGTCATCCCAAGAATAAAATCGCTTTACCTTATAAGGATGCGTTGTCTCAACGTCTTCGATAGTCATTGTTTGTTGACGTGTGAAATGCGGGTCTTCGTCATGGCTATAAAATAGTAAAAGAGGTACAAGAGATGTGTCTTCTAGGTTTTGAATTGCATAGATTTTTACAAAATCGCCGTACCATATGCCGTTTACTTGCACTTTTGCTTGTTTATCCATGACATACCTTCCTTTTTTTTCGTTTATGGCGGGCTGTCGGGGGGGGTCGAACCTTGGATTTTGGGATTAAAAGTCCTCTGCTCCGCCAACTAAGCTATATCTACATATTTGAGGACGGTTAGTATTCTGAGTTTGCCGAAGCAGTGCTTTACCCCTAACCGTCCCCAGAGCTGTAGTAATTTCGGCTTACTACGTGCCACGCTTATCGTGGACGCTCAACCACGTAAGCTATAGAGTATATTACTACGCATACTTTCTCATGTCAAGCGTTTCGTGCAAATCAGTAGCTTCATTCCAATAAGCTGTCACAATTTCTCCACAATTGAAGTCAATTACGAAGCAAAGATTGCATTTCTTAATCTCGCCGTCAATCATGACGTCCTCGACAGTCGTGTAATCGCGGAGCAATGCACGATGCCATTTACAATTACCGCGAAGATAAGAAAACTCGATGAACGAAGTCTTTGCATGAACAATTGTCTTTGCGATAACAATAGTTGGCACGTTCAAATTCTCACGGCGCATTTTCTTGACAAGGTGCTTTGAATACTTAACGTTTCCAGAACGTACAAGCTCAACGAGTTCAGCTGCTTTATCTGAAATAAACTCATCGCCGAATCGGTCAGCCATACGCTTAATCTGGTTTCTGTTACTGCGGTCAGTACCAATCTTGAAGTTACCGTTAAGCATTTACGCGTCCTTTCATTCGGCGTCAAACTTTATGATTTCATCATAGCAAAAGGCACGCCGATAAATATCGACGCGCCCAAAATTCACAGATTGTACACAAATGCTATTTAAGACCGCAACCTTGTTTTGCAAGTCGGTCTGCGCGGTTGTTATTTTCATCGCCGCTATGTGCTTTGACGTGCTGGAATGAAACATCAATAGATTTCATTAGTTCGTTTACATCCTCGTGATATGCTTGCGTAAGCGGTATATTACGCTTCCATTCACCAGTTGCCCACTTCTCAATGCCCGCGTAATCGTAGTGAATGACGATTTTTGAACAACGTTCAAAAATTGCTCGTTTAATTGCAACAATAGCCGCACTAACCTCACCTAATATGTTACGAGATGAATCGCCACATTTAGTAACCGAGCCATAAATTTCGTAATCTTCATCGCCAATACGTAAATATACTCCGTAACCAGCAAGCCTATTACGCGTGTTATATTAACCGTCAACCCAAGCATCTGCTTGTTTCATCAAATCACCTACCTCGAATAGACTTCGATTTCATGGTTCTTCCAACGCAACCTCTCACGCTCGTCTGAATACGCATGAAATACCTTTTCATAATCTTCACGCCACGCCATATAGCGTTTGATAATCTTATCATTCCCAGCAACTCTTGGAGGTGTTGGAATTGCTGCGTTCAGCATCCCATCTCGAAGTTCAATTAAATCGACCTCCTCAAACTCTTTTGCGCGGGGGTAAATATCGTTCCAGAAAATATCATAAAGCTTCATTAGCTTGCGCAAATCCTTGTCCTCAAGATGGTCAAGACCATTACGCTCGCGTAAATCTGCGGCAGTTGCCGCGCCACACTCATATCTCATAAGTTCCTTTCTATGTTTGTCGGTATATACATTTTACCAGAAAACTACCTCAAAAAGCAACGACTATTCACCCGTTTCGTATATTTGCGTGGCTTAGAATCGATTTTGTACTCGGTTTGAACACACAAAAAACTCTCTAACCGATTAGTTAGAGAGTTTTGCGTTAGTTCTCAATGAGATATGTGTCACGCTGTCTTTTTAGAGCTTTTCGTACTCTTTCTCTTGCAAGTCGTGCTTGCCTTCGCTTTCGTAGTTGCTCTAACTTTTCGAGTCCTCTTTTGAACAGTTTGTGTTCCGTTTTGGAGACGTTCCCACTCTTCGTCACTTTCTTCAAACGCTCCTTTCTTGAGCTGCGAGAGCTTTAATCCAGCCTGGCGTGCACGTTTCTTTTTCTTAATGAGAATGCGGAGGTTTTCAATACCGCGAATCGTGTTACCAGCCTTGTAGATTTCAACCTCGTCTTTGGTAAACATAGAATCGTTTTTCTTAACGAATCTGTAAAGTTCCTTACGCTGAGATAGTGGAAGTGACTCTAATAAGGTCATCAAATCTTCTTTTTCAGCGTCGGTGGTTTTAGATTTTCCATTGAACAGACTCTTAATAGCCGACTGATTGTAAACGCCCATTACTTACCCTTTCTAAACGAGTAAGTTGCAGCCGACATCTTACTCAAAGTGTGATATTTCAATAATACATAATCATTTAGAATTGCCTTGCTTTCCGCATCCAGCGGTTTACTCAAATCAATTTTGTTCTTGTGACAATACTTGGTAAATTCCTTGTATGGGTCAAATCGACGTTCGTAGTCGGTTATCACCCATCGCCACTCAGAGAGCGTATCAGCATCGCCCGCTAACAAAAGTTTGTCTTTGAATGGATAATGCAATACTGGCGTATAAGCCGTGAGCGATACAACTGTTCCAAGTTCGTTTTTACCAGACACGGTTAATGTCACATCTAATTCGTCCAACTCGTTCAGAAAGTCGTCGAACTTTCTTCCGAGGTTCATACGCATTATTTCGTATAACCTCGCAAATTAGCGTCCATAGGAAGTCGCGTCAGTGACCTGTATGCTTCAACATCTGTTCCGCCAGATACGTGTCTAAATTCTGAACCTTTAAACACGTCGTCTCGGTGGCGCAACTTGTTATTAAACCAACGCTTGATGGCTTTCTTTCGCTTACTCAGTGTATGTGAATTTTGAGTTTCGATTACGCCTGTCTTACGATAGCTTCTTGACATAATTACTCCAAACAATATTCCTTAGTATGCTTCTTGTCGATTGGTTCAAAACACACCAAATCTTCGCGTTCTTTTGGTAGAGGAGTTTTTTGCAGTTCGCCACGGTCAATCGCATCAATATCAAAATCTTCGTAAGCAACTATGAATCTGCAACCACTCTTGAGTAGTCTTAGTCCGTGGTCGTATTGTGTAAACGTTGGTTCGTTTGATGACGCCTTACATTCAATCGCGAGGAACTTTCCATCGGCGTCAACTGAGACTATATCTGGCACGCCACTGTTTGTATGACCTTCGGCATAATTGTTTATGAAGTATCTTCCGCGAGCGTTTAATTGACGTTCAACTGCGGAAACTACTCTGCCTTCTCTTGTCATTATACAGGCTCCTATCAATAATTGTCAAGTTGATGTTACTTGTACTGCTTAACAAGATGCAGAGCTTCTGTCTGTGCTTCATCAAGGTTTGCAAACGCGTTCTGGCTTCGATAAATGGCGGATGGAGTTTCGTAAGCTACGAGAAAATATCGCGTAACCATAGCTACGGTGCCGTCTGGAAGGTCAATATTAAAGGTTGTCCTTGTCTCGCGCTCTGGATTTGTTACCTCAATATCAACGTCCTCTAAAGCCTTCTTCAAGCTAAAGCGTTTCTTTGACTGTCGAACTACCATGCGTGCTGGGTTTGCTGGGTCAATGACGGTTACATGACAATGCTCATCAATCGTTACATTGCCACCGCCAGCCTTAGCAGTCCAAACGCCCATACCGTTATCATCGTACTTTAGTTTAATGTTCTCCATATGTATTTCCTTTCAAGATATTAGATAGAACATCTTAAACGTAACTAAAAATTGCAGAGTAGAGTGTTTTAAGTTCATCTACGGCAATCTGCTTCTTTGACTTGCCTGAGGTGGCTTTGTTTCCAAGCTCATTAAATAATACTTGAGTTAGATATCCATCCTCAGAGAGTTTTGCTGAAATCTTCCATCTTGCAAGCATATTCTCTGCCCATGTGAGGTAGGCATCCATATCCAAATCGTCCAAATTAAACGCTTTAAGTTCGGCTGCCATATTGAGAAGTCTTCCCTTGCTGCCTTCTGGAACGTTCGCCAATTTACCGAACGTCCAAGATTTCATTTCCGCGCGTTCGGTTCTGCCGAATCTGTGAATAAGGCAGACTGAGTATTTTTCACGCTTGCCAACCTTATTCTTAGCTTGATTATAGGCTTCCTCAGTAATTGCGCCCCACTCCATTGGTACAAAAGAATCCTCGTCGTATTTTGTTTCGGCTGAGTGCTTAACAGCAAACGCAACATCCGAAATATCTGGAAAATTCCTATACTTGAACGTAACATCTGACTTTTTGCAGAGTTCCTCGAAATTACACCCTGGTGTAAAGTTCTCAATGAGTCTTTCAAACTCTGCGTTTGTGAGAGACGCATAGTTCTCTTGGTCAAGTTGATAGCCGTCTTTAGTTAGGACAACCCTGCCAACTCTAGGCGCTTCTTTCATGTCTACCCAGAGCTTACGAACAGATGTTCCAGAGAAGATGTAACACCATGCGATTGGCGTAGATTCTTGCTTAGCCTCGTTGAGGATTTTAAGCATTCTCTCGCGGTCATATGGTTTATTGTTCCAGTCAGCATCGTCAACCATGTAGCGAATGACCGCATTACCAACCGCAAGTGGATAAGTGATTTTGTGACCGTGGTCTATGTCGTTATAGACGAGTTTACCAGCTGAACGCATTTCACCGCGTAAATCATTAATAGTATATGAGCCATCGCGCTGCCTATATAGTTCCATACGGTTAGATACATCGCGGTTGATAAAACGGTCAACATACTCTGGGTCTACAGGAATACCATAATCCTCGACAAACTTGTCAAGAACTAAACGTGCCGTTTCTTTACTGATATTTGTGATGTAAATACCATCGGTGTTAGTTGAAACAACATAAGCGCCAGCATGAACCATACGTTGAGCGAGTGTCCAAATTGCCATGTTGCCAATGAGACGCATAGACAAGATTTTGTTGTCGAGTGGCAGTAGCGCGTTCTTCTTATGAGTATTTGCTGCGCCAGAACCAGCATTAAGTTGTAGCTTCAAGCCTAGCTGGTTGTTGGAAAGTCGATACTCATGCTCAGTCCACTTACTCACGTCCTCGTGCTTCTTTAGCTCGGCTTTTACGCCAACACGAGTATCATAAATGATTCTATAGCGGTCTTTGCCGTCGGGAGTAATAAATGTTTGGCGCTTGAGCAGGAGATACGGATAAAACGAGGTGTAGTCCAGGTGAATCACGTTATTGAGGTCAAGCGTTGGGACGTGCTTGAGTTTGTCAGTCTTTGTTGGCTTCTTACACGCCATGCTCCACGCAGTAACCTGCTCTGGAGTAAGTTCGTGCAATCCCGTCCAAACAGAGCCATGAGCGCCGCCCGTAGACACGGTAATATATGAGTCAATGGGTACGTATTCATCACCGACTTTGTGATAATACGGAATATTACAAATCGTACCCTTAGAGGACACATTTGCTTTAATTGCGCCATATTTTGCAGATTTTAGGTCTGATAGAGACGACGTGTTTTTCCCACGCCAGTATTCAAAGAACTTGACAAATTGAGGATGGACATACTCCTCGTGTTCCTTAATGTATTCGAGGAAATCGACCATCTTATAGAGTTGATTGCCATCTTCGTCAAATTCACCCTTGGCTGGTACGGGGAAGTTATACTCAGTTTCGGCGTTATCAACTGGTCGAAGTTTCTTTTCGCCAATCAGCGTGGTTGCAGTAAGCTGAGCTTCCGTGCAATCACGCTCAAGTGGAGCACGCGAATTGTACAATGTAGAAATATCGGCAGCGCGTGCAGACGTATAAGGGAATTGTTCACGAACGTTGTCACGAACGTTAATTTTGTCTTGTACATCGTCGGTGCGGTACTCATACGCCGTACTTACAACGTCATGAAGGTTGTATGCAACGAATCCCTTTAACTCATCATCTGGAATAACCTGGTCTGGATTTGAATCACTAACGAGGTCGTCTACGACGATATCTGCACCTTGACGCGCTTCCTGTAACTTCAAAGCTGGCGGGAATTGACCCTCGGTACCATCTTCGCCAACTCGCTGCATTTTTGCAATGTCGATGTGTCCATCTGCCCAAATAGCCATATTATAGGCATATTTGTAGTTACGCTTGTTCAGTCCGATAGTCTTCTCAAGATATTCTGGAAGCTGCCAGTCCGCACCTTCAAAGTTGATGATAACGTCTGAAATGGTACGAATATTCAGTGGCGTGATTTCTGGCTTCTCAACGCACCAACGATAGATTGCAATGAGCACTAAGAGGTCGTATTGGCTGCCGTTCCAACTTACATACTCGGTGAATCCCGTTTCGTCGTCAGTTGGTAGAGCTTCACAGTTAATCACGCTACTAAGAGCGCGCATGAATTCAAATTTATTTTGTTTTGTAAATCGTTCAAGTTTGATGACTGGGTTTTTAACAGCGGCGCGCTCAAAGTGGTCTTCAACGTCAAGATAAGACTTAAACTGGCGTTTAAGCTCATCATCAGAAATGTGGTCGTAGGTGTCGTTACCAAAGAACCACAATGTAGCTACATCGCCACAAAGAAACGCGGTTGTAAAGACAGATGGAAGACACTCGATATCATATACGCAGTGCCTTGCATTAGCTTTATAACTAAAGTCAACGGTTATTGTATCATCAGTTCCCAATCGAACCCCCAATCATATTTATTATGGTTGTTACGTTACTCTAACAAATGTTTTGTGTACAAGGCGTTCATATTTTGCACACAAAAAAGTTAACCTTGGTTAACTTTTCTCGGCAGCAGTTAAGAACCAGAGCTTAATCGCCCTGGTTCTTAGAATGTTTACTTACGCTTGACCGTAATGACAATCTCGTCATCATTCTCGTCAAACGACTTGAGCAGCTTAGTAATCTGCTCAACGGTCGCTTGCTCGATGGTATGGCTTGCGCTAATCACGGTCGTAGTGTTCCCGTCTTCCTCAATCTCTGGGAAGTCGGAATATTTGAAGGTAATATCAGCCATTAGCCAACCTCGATGATGTCCATGAGGGAGTTGTGCCTGTCCTTGATACCAACAGTTGCAACGCCAGCCATACTGATAATATTTGCGAGCGTATCAACTTGAATCTGACGAACGTTTTGCTGGTCGCCCATATGACTACGGAGCTTGTTGATAAGCTCTGCGTGAGCGTTATCGTTTGGAACACGAATACCGAAGGAAATTACGCGACCAAATGAAATTGCTCGATTACCAAGCTGAACAAATGCAAAGAGTGTAGTTGCACCCTCGTCAATCTCGCCGTAAGCCACCCAAGGCTGGCGATTAAGAGTGTCATAATCAAGAACTGGCTTGTCCCAGTTTACAGAGTCCTCTGCGTAATACTCCTTGTCGCGCTCCTCAACAGACTTACGCTCGGCGGCGCGGTCAGTTTTCTCTTTAAGTCTAAATGCCTGTGCCATTATGCTCGCTCTCCAATCAGAATGACGACTTCTCCGTTTGCGCAAGTCATAACGACTTTCTTGCAAACCTTAATTGGTGGAATGGTACCACTCTGGTAGGTACTGTAAACGATACCCTCATTGAGTGTTGCGTCTGCAAGAGGTGGTACCTCGGTATCACCATAAACGCTACCGTCCTCACGAAGTGCGACACATCCATTGAGTCGGCATAAGAGCTTTAGACCGTTGTCATGGTCTACAAAAGTGACGGTTAGGCTATCATTTCCACGCTTGCTCTCTTGCTTTGCGTTGGTGAGCTTGAGCTTACCCGCCTTAATCCTATCGAGGAGCCTATCCTCAAAATTATACTGTAGCACGTTTATTCCTTTCTACTAGATTACGTGCAATTATTGATATCATACCACCTATCTGATATACTTGTCAACATAGCAATTATTTTTAGGAGGTGATATTTAGTGAATCTCAAAGAGAACTATATCAAAATTCGCCAATGGTTTCAACCTTACTATAATCCGCGTCCAGATGGATACGTTGAGCCAGAGTTAGACGAGGTTAACTCTGAGGATAAACAAGCTGAAGAATTTAAATCCGTGAACGGCGACAAGGCTCTTAAAGTTAAAGTTTTAACCAACAAGAATCCACTCACACAGGTTGTTAATTCGAAGCATAAGCCTACAAGCGGTAATATCATTTATTTCTATCATGACGATAAGATTCTGCAAGTGTTTGCTCGCTTTGAGCAGGGGCAAGGTTTCGCCCACCAAGAGCGTGACAATGCAGCTCGTAAGGAGTTAGACCCGCTTATTTATCCAACTGACAGACAATATGACCGAGCACATCTCATTCCCATTGGTTATCACGGTTCCGAAAACGATAAACGTTTGCTAATCGGCTGGGACGGTAGACAAAACAAGAAAGAGCAGCACGACTTTGAAATCAAAGTCAAACAGCTCAATAAAAAGTACCCAATCTACTGGCTAACATCTGTTTGCAAAGTTCCAGGTGGTCTTAAATGGAGTTATCGTATTTGGAACGCCACAAATCCAGACCAGCCGAAATTGGTTGCTAAAGAGGACATGGTGATGGATTGTAAATATGTTTGGCGTTAAATGTGTAGGAATTGTGAAGCCATTTTGAGCTATCCTACGTGGCTCCGTATAATGTAGTAAGTACAATCCACAAATGAAAGGAAACTACCAATGGATGCTGTAAAAGACGCACGCGTTAAGGAACTTATCGAAAAGGCTCTTAATGGTGATGAAGCCGCGCCACATCTCGATGACTGCAACTATGAGACTTATAAAGGCTATGTCATCATTCCAGATGAGGAAGGAACTCTTAACAGCAAAGAGGAAGTTGACGAGCTGTTAGGACTTCTTTTCCCAAGCCTTTACAAGATTGCTTAATCGCCCAAGAACTACTAAAATAATAACTACCTTTCTGTTAGGCGCCGTTCAATTTATGAACGGCGCTATTTTTATATATGATATACTATAGCTATTGTATCGGCTAACTTTAGTTAGGAGTTATTATATGAATGGTAAAGAGCTTGGACTTGTGCTCAATGAAGCGCAAGCTAAAAACACCGCCGCCCACCACTATGCAAGAGAGTGTGCTCGAAACGCCCGTACTGCGAAATACGCTCTAAACGCTGCTTTAGAGCATGATGTAAACGTCTCACAAGACGTCGCAGAGCTTTACAATTCCATTACAGAGATTCGCGAGCTTAGTGAACAGCTTGAGGAGATTCAGAAATGGGCGGATGACCGAGCTACGCACTCTGGCTCGCTCGATGTACAGGGTGCACTCCACAGAGCAAACACTACTCAAAATAAGGCACTGCAAATGTGGAATACGGCAAGCTGGGCGATTAAATCAATCCGTGGTAAACTAAAGGTTTCTGAGGTCGCAAACAATTACGGTATCGTGCTTCCAGAGACACTTAATGATATTCGTGACAACGCCGCATTTGCGTCCGACATTGCTTCATTCATTAACGAGTCTGTTTCAAACCGCCAGAAGCGTCTCGACGAGTATGAGATTCCAGGTACTTTCTCACAGTTGAATGAGATTTGCCGTTTTCACAGTGACATTACCACGGTTACAAAATTTGCTGTCGTTGCGCTCGACTGGGTTCGCGAGCGATTTGATAGAGACCTCAAAGCTCATGGTGAGGAGCTTATTTCCTCCCTCAAAGACCCAGAGAAGCAGTTGAATTACTTGAATCGTTATATTGAGGATATGGGCGACTACATCACTGGTCGTGCAATCACAATTATTGGTGAGGGAATTTCACAAGCAATCAATCAGAATGTTGGCGATGTATTTACATTCTCCCGTGAGTGCAGCGACAAGATTCCTCAAATGCTTTCAGACCCAGCTGGTAATCAAATGCAATCTGCAATGGCTAAGGCTCTGAGGGGCGCTAAAAACCTTCAAGGTCTACCAGAGATTTTCGAGCAGGTGTTCGGTATTCCTTGCGTACTTGCATAAATCAATATGGATAACAAAAAATACCCCGCAGTTTTGCGGGGTATTTTATTAGTTCTTATAGTTTACGATTAGTTAGCACCATCGTAAATTGCAACCTCAGACTCCTCAATTCCACGAGGGGTTGCCTTGCCACCCTCTTGAATCATCTTAATAAGAGCCTGCATAGCTTCCTCACGAGAACCGTACTCACCGTCATAACCATAAGAGGTACGGAAAACCTCGTTGGTATCTGGGTTCCAAGCGGAGAGAATGTGCTTGTAACCAAGGAGCTTTGGAGTGCTTGGAACTGGTGCGGGAGCTGGGGTAGCTGCATGAGACTCGGCAGGTGAGTCCTGTGCTTCCTCGTACTCGTACTCATACTCCTGCTTCTGTGGAGCTGCTGGCTGCTCAGTTACAGCTGGCTTCTCCTCTGGCTTAGTCTCCTCAACCTTCTCCTCTGGCTTAGTCTCCTCAACCTTCTCCTCTGGCTTAGGCTCCTCAACCTTTGGATGAGTAATAGCTGGGGTAGATGGCTGAGTAGGGGCTGGAGCTGGAGCTGGCTGGTTAATTGCTACAATACCAGCAGCGGCGCCGCCAGCAACTGCAACAGTTGCGACTGCCATGCCGACCTTCTGAGCAATAGGGGCTGCCTTAATTGCGGTAGCAACCTTGGAGAAACCCATCTTCTCCGCCCAAGTATTGTAGGCACTTGCGGTCTTAGCATCCATACCAGTTTTCTTACCAGCAATCTGCTTAACTGCACCAGTGAGCTTATTTACGCGAAATGACTTCATAACAACTTCCTTTCTGTTCTGTGTTTCGTTGTTAAGTATATTATTACACGCTGAAATCTTAATGGCAAGTGAGATTAGCTATCTTCACAATTTCTACACAATTAGCCATCACTGTGCATAATCAGCTTGCAAATTGAAACAACTATGTAAAAAGTTAGCCTTGGTTAACTTTTATTGTACCACACTAGACTGGGCGAATTGCCCAGTCTTTATATGTCTAATCCTTTACAAAGCCAAAGCCCTTCATAACCGCGTCAATGAGTTCCTCAGTCCAAACAACGTTATCTCGAATCTCACCATCGGAATCGCAAACGCGCTCCACGAGTTCATCATCGCACTTGAGATTGTCATACGTATCAAGATACTTATTGAAAAAATCTGTTGCGGAATAATTGTCGTTTCTCCCGACCGTTACATCGCCTGGCTCGTCACCATAGCCATCTTCCCAACTATAATTTTCAATACCGTAGTCAAAAAGCGACATCATGAGACTATCGGCATCAAAGTAGCCGTAATTTATATACTTGTCTTCACTAATATGTTTAGCACAAGCATCATACAAATCTCGATGATATGTCAATACCTTAAATACGTCGTCTCCGCAACAACCAAGAACCGTCACATTGAGTTTATCGGGGAGTTCAATGCACTCGTTACCACGAATGACCTCATAAGTACGGTAATTGAGACTACAATATGCCTTAGTATCTTTGAACACCTTGTCAAGGTCAACCTTAGAATAATTGTTGTGCATAGTAACAGACACATTACCGAACAGCCTAACGACCTGCGGCAGACGCTCTAAAATATCACCTTCATTAAGCATAGTTGGTGAAGTCGTCTGAACACTAAACTCTGAAACGACCTTATAACCGCCGTCGATTCGTTCAACATTTGTAGTTACTAATGCATCAACGAGTGTGAAGTTGATGCATAGGACATTTGTATGGTCAAACGTATCGTAAACATAACGCTCGCCACAAATAACTCTCATGCAAGCAACTTCTTTAGGGTCAATATAGCAACTGACCAATGGGTCACATAAGGCGGACTCCATGCAAGAAACGCTTGGTTCGCCACAGCACTCGCCAATGGCTCCATCGCCACTATGGGTATTTCTGTATTCGTCTGTAACGCGTAACTCAGAATATAGCTTAACATCAAACACTTGCTCGTAAATAAATTTAGACATAATTGTTTCCTTTCGTTTGCTATTCAGTTTACATGAGCGTTTGGTAGTTGTCAACAATTTTTTTTGAAAAAAAAATAAGTTAGCCTTGGTTAACTTACAAAATTAACTTAGCGACAATGATAAAACGTGATATACTTTATCTGTTAGCAAAACACCGAACAAAGGAGTTAGTGAATAAACATGGACTCAGAACTTGCTAAGGTAGTTTCAGATGTCCTAAATAGATTAAGCTCAGCATATGATGAGTATAGAGAGGATTATCCCCTCAAGGGCAAAGTCAAATTTAGCGATTTTATTGAAAGTAACGAGCGCGCAACAACTCAAGCGATTGAGGAATACATTAAGTATTACGGAATTAGTGACGCCGTGGTAAAGTTTCTAATTACCAATATTCAAGACGTGGCATTTGAAGGCGCTCGACCGCTATATGCTCACGGGTATACGATTTATGAAGAACTATATTATCTCGTTTCCCTGGCATCACATTTTTATGACTAACGTTAAAGGTGGGCGCGTTTTCTATAGCGCGCCTACTGTTTTTATGCCTAAAAAGTTAGCCTTGGTTAACTTTCATCATCAATTTCGGTAATCCGCACAGAAAACGAAGGCACAAAATCGATTTTAAGCGACGCAAAATATCGGCATGAATAATTAACCGTCTGAAATAAAACGGTACCTTAAAATCGCTCTCAGACGGATTTAGAAAATTATACGGCGTTTTACCTGCGGCTTTGCCGCACAAAAATGCGCCGATTGCGCTAATCTGAGCGTCAGAGTATAATGTATCACGTAACATATACATAGAAAGGAATTTCATGGATAGACCGCCCGTATTGGGTAAGAAAGTAGCCATTTATCTCTCTGGTAAAGCCAAAATGAATGGTGCTTATGGTAAATTGCAAAGGTGCACTATTCCGCTCCAAGAGCGATTGGCGCGCGCATTTGTCAATCTCGATAAGCTCGACGCAGATTTTTACATCGACCAGTCAATCGTATTTGACGAAGCAAAACAGAAAATGCTTCGCGGTGTGCGCAAAGGTGAATACAGTATTATCTTCACCGTCAACAACGCACTTGATTTGAATGACTGGAACGCCATGCACAGGTTTGTGCGCATTGTCGAAATGGACACCAATCTACTCACAGGTGAAACTACCGCGGGTAAGCATGCCAAGCTACTGCTACCAGATGAGGTACGACTTAATGTATTGAACGCGCGTAAGCTAAAGCAGAACCGCCCATACATTTACACCTCAACGTTTAACTATGCGACAAATGAAATCGAGATGCCTACGCGCCTTGAGGAAATGTACCTAGCCAGTGGTTACAAGACTAAGATTGATATTGACCTCGACCACACAAAAGTTTGGTTCGGTTCAATTCTTTTGAATTCGGCTCTCAATGGCGAGTGTCGCTATATCTTCTTGCAAGATTTTGAGCATACGCACCCAGACATTTTGAAGAAGCTGCTAGAGTTAGACAAGGCTAACTTAGTACACATTCGAGCACTCACGTCAAAGTATGTATGCTTTAGTCACCTTCCCGAGATTGATTTAGACGCAAGAGCCGTGGCTGGCAAAAGCTGGCTACCGATTGACGATAATTACAATCTTGAATGGGTACAAAGCGGCAAGGGTGATAGAGACATCATCTACGAGCTTGAGCAACCACCTCGATTAGAGAACGGTAAAGAGGTTTACCCGCAACCACTAAAGTTTAGAAAGCTCGCTGGCTTTTAATTCCGAGCGCATCATCTACGGATGGTGCGCTATTTTTGTATCGATTCTCAATGTATTAAACGATATTGAAAAATACAGAGACGAAACCATTTTCGGAGCCATTTGCAAAATAAAAAAATGGCTTCGAAAACGAAAAAAATGGCTTCGAAAAGGCAGAAAATGGCACAAAACACCCCCTTTGACCTGCCCGTACCCTTTTCGCAGGTAGATGGCTTAAAAAAAATGGCTTCGAAAAATAGCCCTCTACCTGCTATTCTTTCTTTCAAAGCCACTTTTTTAATAGAAAAGAGAGAAAAGTATACGTAATTTTACACGTGTAAAATCGCGAGGAGTTTTACACGTTTTTGGTCAAAAAAATGGCTCCGAGAGTCGTTTTCGCAGGTAAACCCACAAAAACATGGAGCCATTTTTTGCAACGCATCTACCTGCGAAAACGGTACGCGCAGGTCAGAGGGCATGTTTGAAGCCATTTTTTGCCATTTTGACGCCATTTTTTCGATTAAAAAAATGGCTCCGAGTTCAAAAAAATGGCTCCGAAAAATCCGTTTTGCAATTTTGTCCATAAAAACGTTGTATTGTCCATGGATTTTTGAACGCGGGTCAAAAATAAAATGACCCCTAATTTGCGTATATAAGCTATATGAATATTCATTATTTTGCATAAAAACATACTTTTATACATATAGTAGAATTTGTGGAGTTTTCGTGTACGCAGCAAATCCCAGCTACAAATTTCAGTCAAGTTTGCATCTCTATATATAGTTGTGCTATAGTAAGTCTCCGATGAACATAGACAACAATTCAAGAATGGAGGTATGGGCACATGACCACAGAGACAACTGAGATTAAGACTGATGAGCGCAAAGTGGACAGATTTATGAGCGTCCCCGACTCGCACATCAGTTATAACCATGTCACACATAATGTCGGCGTGCGTATTACGCAACAACAGCTTGAAAAGGTTGACGAGTGTTATCGTCAGCACAATCCCGCTTATAAGCCAACTCGTGAAAGCGATGGTCTGATTGATGCCGACGGATTCGATAACTGGAATTACTTTTATATTCCAGAGTCAATGAAGCGTATTGATGACGAGACGTGGGAGGTTGAAAAACTTAAACCGCGTGAGGAAAAGACCGCCGATGGTCTAACCACACTCGCCAACAAGATTGCCATGATTATCCGTAGGCGCATGTCGGACGGATTTGGAAAGCAAAATAAGATTGACTTTAATCAGATTATGGAGGTACTCACCCAGCAATTCGTATTCTGTAAAGTACCATCCGAAGCTGGTAAGAACCGACGTCCAGACATTGACGAGTATTGTACTGTTAGAAATTTGAACCAGCACGGTATTCACAGTACCCCAGGTAACATCTATATTTACGACCCCGACCGTGGCATCTACGTTGATGTCGCACCTATTCTTGACTTTGTTCTCGTAGCAATCGCGGGGCGTGCAAACAATAGTTACAAAAACGACATTATCTCAACTCTGAACGGTATGTTTGGTATGTATACACCAAACACGCTCATTCCTTACATTCCACTTCCAAACTTTAAGATTGTCGTCGGCAATGGCGTGTTCAATCTCATTACGCGTGAGCTTGAGCCATTCGACCCTCGATTTGTAGCTTTGTCCTCCATTGAGGTTAACTATTATCCACATCGCGCAACTCACATTGACGCGCGTAAATTCGGTACTATGTCGTTTAAGAGCCTGTGTGAGTCGTTTGCTCATGGCAATCAAGACCGTGTAAGGCTCGTTGAACAGATTTGTAAGTATGCTGTTATCGGTTCTGCACCACAGGACGCGGGCTTCATTATCTATGGTGAGGGCGGCGACGGTAAGTCTACATTCTTTGAGTCTATGCTCGGAAACATCGTTGGTGCAGCAAATACTGCAACTCTGACACTCTCAGATATTGAAAAGAACGACGAGAACAAGCTCGCGGACATTGCACACGCTAAGTACATTCTTGGTACAGATAACAACTCCCGCCTATACCTCAAGAATACCAGCGTATTCAAGCGAATCGTTACGGGCGATGTTATTGGCGTTCGTCGTATTTACGAGCCAGCTCGTAAGGTAGCTTCACAGGGCGTTATGTGCCAGCTTGTAAACGAAATGCCTAAGTTTGCCGAGACTGGCAACGCTATTCGTAGGCGCTTTGTCGTTGTCAAGGCTGAAAACTCCTACGTAGCTAATAAAACAGATAGTAAGTCCGTAGCTTCTGCTATTAAAGATGGCGACTTCTTGGAACACTGTCTTGCCTATATTCTTGATTGCGTACCTTACTATGACGGATTTAACCAGGTAGACTCAAACCTCATTGAGGAGTCTGCGCAGGACAGTAACCCCGTTATTCAGTTCATGCAAGCGCTGATGGACTCACAATTCTTTGGAAATGGTCTTGCAGCGGTACCGCTACAGGACTTACACACGGCATATACCGACTGGTTTAACGCAAACATTGGTAACAACGCAAAACCTCTCTCACGTCCAAGTTTTAAGGCGGCAATTATGCCTATGATGAAGAACCTTGGATTTAAGGAGGAAACAAAGCGTATTAACGCAGGTATTAACCTAGCAAATGGCTATGGTTATGACCGCGCTAAATTTACCGATACCGACATGCGTGGTAAGAACTTTGAGAACCTCAAAGAGAGTTCCCAGCGTACTGTGTGTTTCGTGCGCGAGGGTGAATCTATTGACATTTCCGAAGCGCCACTCATGAATGATGTTCGTCACAGTGATGTCGAGTGTTCCGTATACGATTACCTGCTGATTTCTAACTTCATCAATCGCAATATGACTCGTGAGGAGAAGAAGGAATACTGGCAGATTCGTATGGACGAGCTTGACGGTATCTATGAGGACTGTACCATCATTAACACCGAAATTATCTTTGAACATGCTGACGAGGTTGCAGAGGACGAGAACTTTGCAGCACGTTACCGTGAGAAACTTGAGCGTATGCGCGAAAAGGGTGAGATTGATAATTCTCCACGCGTCATTAAGGAGACTCCTGCGCCAAAGGCACCTGCTAAGGCTAAAGCTGCTGAACAGCCAAAACAACGTAAATCTTCAAAGAAAGATGACGTCAAGAAGGTAGCTGAAGTAATTGAATTTACACCTCAACAACCAGAGACGCCGCCAGATAAGGAACTGTCCAAGATTGACCAACTCAATGCAACGCTTCCGCCAGGTCACAGAATTGTTGACAAGAAACGAATCGACGGAAAGACGCGATATGTAGTTTCACAAGATGGTAGCTCCATTAAGACGTATCTATTAAAGCCAGATGGCACGGTTGATACAGATGCGGTAATGCGGCGTGTTGAATCAACCTACGACGAGGACGACGACGCCAGAAATGCAACGCTTGATAACGTAAACATTGTGGCTACAACGGCGTGGGGAGACGCGTTTAACGACGGTGAAGCTGAGGTTGCAGATAATCTCATTCCTCAAACAGGTGGTACGTTAGAGGATGTAACGACCGCTCAGAGCTATTATGACGATATGGCACGAGCGATTAAGGTTATGAACTTTAATTCACCGATGGTAATTGGCATGATTAACGACCTCGAATCAACCTCAACTATCGGTACCGATACTGCTATAATGATGTATCACGAGATTACAAAGCAAATCTTTGAGTACCGAAAGAAATGGATTAGACAGAGGGAGTAGTTATGAAGACTGTACTTAATATCATCAAGAGGGTATTCAGCCGCACTACGCGGCTGATGACCTCGGGTGTGAGATTGTTACGCCACCCAATTCGCGGCATTAAGCGTATTGGCAAAGCAAAGCTCATGAAGGCGGTCACTGGTTATTTAGTCGCAGCGCTTGGTGGTACGTACCTTACTACGGCATTGTTTACCCCAGCTAACTTTTTTAAACCAGCACAGGTAATTGCCGTTGCTCAGCGTACAGGTATTGTAAATATCCTTACAGGTGGTACGTATGCACCAATCGTAAGCGGATTTAAGAACAAGTTTGGTGATTTGTTCCAGGTACTCGGTGAGCGAGGAAACATTCAATCGTTTACCGACATTGCAGCCGACCTACATTCAAGCGCAGCCGATTACTTTGAGCGTGGTGAGGGCGTATTCGACGATTCCGTTGTAGATACTGCAAACTTCTTCTTCGGAGACCTTTTCAAGAACTTTGGTAAGCCAGAGGATTTCGACGGTACGGGTGACTTTGATGATTTGAACATTGAGGTTCCAGCTATTAACAATAGTGAATCTTCAACTACATCATCTAACTCTGCCAATGAACTGCGAAACGCAGCTCTCAAGCCTTGGGATGCAAACACCGCTCCAAACGGCTATCTTGTTCTCAATATGAAAGCAGATATTGACTACTCAATCGAAGCTGGAAATATTCACTACACTGGTTTTGATAAGTTTGGTCGCACGGGTCGTGCAGTTGGCAATATCACCTATGATATGGTTAAAGAGTCAAGCGGATGGCGTGCTAAGTTTGCAAGTGACGTAGACTCCAAGCTGAGTGGTTGGGGCAAGAACAAGAAGATTACGTCTAATCTTCCAGGCGGTATTACCTATAGCGGTTATATGTACAATCGCTCTCACCTCATTGCGGATTCGCTCGGTGGTTATAAGCACGTCTACAAGAATGATGGTTCTATTGATACCGATAAGAGTGTCTCGGAAGCTCAGAACCTTGTAACGGGTACACGCTTCCAGAATGTTGGAACTAACAACTCTAAGGGTTCTGGCTATGGCGGCATGGCTTATTTTGAGGACATGGCACGTAAATACCTCACCGAGCATGAGAACTGCTCTATCTGGTACAGTGTTGAGCCAGTCTACGCGTCTGACGACGAGATTATTCCTCGCGCATGTATTGTAAAGATGGTTTCGTGTGATTCTGATGGAAATTCTGGAATTAACCTTGTAGGTATTGTATACAACGTTCAGCCAGGGTATACTATTGATTACACCACAGGAAACTTTACGAAGGAGTAACGATTGTTTGTAGTTGATTCATATAAACAGAAGTATGCAACGTATATTGACATGCCCGATAGAGAGTTCTTTATCAAGGCTGTTGAGCTTGCACGCGAGAATGTTGATGCTATTAAACACATCGTTGACGAGAAGGGACTTGAGTTTGTCAAGTCCCATTCTCCCATTGCATTTATCTCAAAGTTCTCAAAGCAGCTTGACATTGAGTGTGAGGTGCCACGTAAGGCTCTAAACGATTCTCGCGCAAGACGCGCGTTTATCATGGGCGATGTTGACCTTGGCGAAGATGACTGGGGTACTTACTTTGATATGCGTAACAACCTAGTAAAGTTAGCTAAGGCTAACTCTACACCGTTGCTTATGTACCCAACCATGTCATATCCAGACAAACCTAGATTTAGATTTGTTTTTCTGCCTAAACGAGCGCTTAATCAGAAGCAATACTACCAGGCGGTTAAATGGATTTACGACTCTATTGGTTGTGAGGTGACTGACGATTCGGACTTCCGTATGATTGCTAACAGAAACCTGCCAGTGTTCTATAGTCAAGAGCAGTGTGATGAAATTTATTCGACATTTGAAGATAAGTCTTTAAGCGCGTTGGATAACTCACTGTGGAAGAACATCGAGGTTCCGAAGAAGTACGCTACCATGGGTAAAAAAGTTCAAGCACCAAAGGAGTTTTCAGTTTCGGAGCACAACTGCACGTTTGACGAGCAACTGCTCATTCACGGAGCTTACGAGATTGCCAAAACCGCTATTTGCCAGACGTACAATAGATTCTGGTTACTGGTTCGCTCACTTGCTGCTGCTGAAATGAGCAAAAGTGTGTCTCACGATACTGCAATGAAAATGCTTGACATTTTCGCAGACGCCGCTGAAGACGAAACAACGCGCTTGCATTGGAAGGTTGAGAATCGTAACCTCTATGAGAATCAGATGGCTCAGCTTGATTATGAGCAACTACAGCGATGCCGACCATTGAGTTCATACTATTTCTTTGAAAAGGCAAAGAAATTTGCCTAAAGTACTTGACTCCTATATTGGCTAGTGATAAACTAACTGATTAGTAGTAAATTGACAAATAGATTTCATCGTCCGACTAGGCGGAATCTCATACGCGAGCAACTAGATTTTGTTGTTTAAACCTCCTTTCGTCTTGTATAAAGCCATCAACCAGCTTTCATTGCTCGCACAGTCGTGTAGACCTTAGCTTAACTGCCGACAAACCTCCCTGGAACTAGACCCATGCTTAACCTCCATTCAAATTAGCATAGTTCCAGGGAGTTTTTTTGTAAACTCAATTGTGAAGATTTTATGAAGTCATTGATTTTATGCTTGCGAACAAATGTTCGAGTTTGTTATACTTATGTTAACAAGGAAAGGACAAGTCATGATGACTTCAAAGGATAGAATGAATATGATTGATGCAATGCTCGCACTGACCTCCAAGAACGGCAGCCGTATGAGCTTCCTCCGATTCTATGGATTTGTGTTTGTAGTCTTTACTGCAATCTTCGTAATCATCGGTCTACCAGGAGCATTTTTCCTCACCATCGTTCTTGGTACCGCTCAGCAAAACATTACCGCTCCATGGGCAATGCAAATCCACACGATTGTAAACGTGTTCTGGGGTTTCTTCGCAGCGCTGCTCATTGCAAAGTTTGCATCTTTTATGGCTAACGGCATCTTTAGTGGCATGCTTGAGAACGTAATTGACACTAAGGGTTATGAGGGTGTGTCTGACGTTTATACAAACACTTACAATTTCGTTCTGCCAGCGGTAACACTTATTACCTTCATTAGCGTTATTTGGTACTTCGTTACAAATCTGCCAGTCGCACTGTAATTGGTTGTAAACATTCTATGAATCGTATTGACTACCACGTTTATTCGTGGTAGTCTTTTCTTTATAAGCACAAATAATTTAGTTGAAAGGAGTGCTATGAAGTACGCAGTAGTAATGATTCAACAGGTGGAGGAAAACCCAGAGAATGTACTTACACACGTTCGTAACGGTCTAGCAAAGGGCGGCGATGCATTTGAAGCCGTATGCGCTCAAATCAAGCAGCTTTGGAATGTCAAACCATTGCGACTATCTCATGCGACATATATCAATAACCGCGCCGAAATCGGCGATATGGTACTCGTGCCATATGGTCGCTATAACTGTATTGGTATCGTTACCGACTTTACCGACGATGTAAATCCAGAGATTACCTACCGACCAATTACAAGGGTTCTTTACACCTTTGAGGAGATTGTCAATGGCTAACGACACACTCAATTCACTTACAGTTCTTGCGGACAAGCCAGCTGGAATTAGCTTCGTAGTTGATAAGAAAACCTTGTTACCTCGCGTTGAGGGTTTCGATTCGGTCATCGCGGAGAATAAAGAGGTCTACAACGCACTCTCTGCGTATGAGTATGATGGAACCGACGAGGAGCGAAAGACTAATTCGAAATTCCTTGCAGCGGTAAGGAAGCGCCAGAAGGCGATTAAGGACGCTGCAAAGGTGTTCAAGGCTGAGCAGTTCGCTGAGTTTGACGCACAGATGGCTGAGCTTAATATGAGCACAGAGGACATTATTGCACTTGCTGACGAGCGCAAGAAGCTCTCCGATACTCAGTTCAAGGAAAACCGAACAAATGTTCTACTTGACGCGTTTGAGCAGTCCGCTGTTCTGTATGATTACCTCGATGGTCTATCGGCAAACGACTTTATTGAGTCGAAGATGCTCAATCGCACTACGACCGAGAAGAACGCACTATCTGCGCTCAACACTAACGTTGAGAACTTTGGACGAGCTTGCGATATGAACATTACACCTAACTGGTCTAAGCGAGAGCTTGCGCAGTCACTCTCTATTAACAACTGGGATGTAATGAGCACGGTCGCTGCTTACAACGATGAAATGCTTGCTCGCGAGCAGCAAGAAGCTCTCGCAGCTGCACGTAAGGCTGAGCAGGAGCTTAAAGCTGCTCGAATGGCATCGCGTACTATTCGTAAGTATTCAATTGCAAACGATGACCTTGAGAAGTTTGAGAAGCTGCTTGTTGATAACAAGATTGACTTTGAGGTGATTGAGTAATGTCTGAGCTTGAGTTTAACGAAACTGACCCGTCAGATATTAACTCTCTGGCAAGTTCAACGCCAGATAGATATAGAGGCGCCAACGGCATTGAATGTATTGACGCAATTCATGCGGCGTTAGGGGATGGAGGATTTGAAGCGTTTTGCGTCGGTCAGTGCCTAAGATATTTGTTCCGTTATAAACGTAAGAACGGTCTTAACGATTTACGTAAGGCAGAAGATTACCTGCATTGGGCACAAGAGCAGGTAGAAGAAAACACTAAGAAAGGTGTAAATTAGGTATGGAAGATTATTTTAAGATTTCTTTTGCAAGTTTTATGGCATTTGCCATTAGCTCTTTATTGAGTTACTTGGTGTCGCCATGTAACGACGTGTTGGCAAGCGTGATTGCGTGGGGAGCCTTCATTATGCTCGTTATCGCAACGTTCGCGTTTGCGGTGGCTATTTATGGCTCCGTATTCAAGACATTTGCTCACCAGCAAAGCAAAGAATATTTGGACGATTGCCGCGAACAAAATCGAATTGAAATGTTTGAAATTGTTTCAACAGATGTCGAAACTTCGAAACTTTGTTACGTTGACAAGGCATGCGACGCTCTTGAGAAAATTGCAAGCGCAAGTGGTGATGGTACTTTTGACAAACAGGATATTATGCGAGCCGCTGTAGATTTTAGAGAGCGCGCCGACGTCATCCGCAGACACACTGCAATTCTTATCGAAGCGAGAAGGAACGGTCATGTTGACGGTGTAAAGGAACTGATTGACAGTTATATCGCCGAGCCTTTATTTGCTGGGTTCGACGATGCCGTTATGAATTACCTACCAGAGAGCTTCCACAATCCAAATTACCTTAACGTCGATGAAGCAGTTTATGGCAATTACAAAGTTCTTAGGGGACTTTGCTAAGTACTAACAAAAGTTAATACTTGACTGGAAAAATTACGACTTCATGTATAATATGTACATGAAGTCGTTTTTCCTTTTAGATTGGAGTTTATATGGACGAGCGTGACGTTCACGCTTTGTGGGATGATTACTACGCTTATGCACTGGAAAACACCAAGTCATATTTGGCAAATCCAACACGCAAATTGACACTTATTGAGGTTGCCGCTCAGCACCCGCTAATAAATGGTGTCGCCCCAAACGAGGAGTTTTCCGCTCGATTAGATTTTGCAATCAATTTGTACAATGGTTTGATTGATGGCGGACAACAAGCGAAAATTTACGTTCCTGGCAGTAGGCACAAATATGGAGGTATCAAAGATGATGTGTCTTTAAGTGACGCGGGCGTTGAGTATTTATTGGAGCATGAACTGCCACAAGATGATATTCTTGGCGTTAAAGACCTCCCACATAACTTACAAAACGTGTATTGTTCTGAGGATGAGTGTGAAACAGCATACGAATTATTTACTAAATTTAACTGTAAGAAGTTGTTATGTGTATGCTCACCTGGTCAACTAATGAGGAAAAATTTGTACTATATAAAGTTGGGAATATTGCCAGATATGTATTCCGTTCCGTGTGATGACATGTTTCATAATCCCATTGAGGAAACATTTGTTAACATTCCTAAAGTTATTCATGGTCTGTACGCGGATATTGAAAGTGTCCGCAAAGAACGATTCTGTTAGTGTTTTAGATTGGAGTTTTATATGAGAGCTAGAACTATTAAACGTATTATCAACCAAAGCCATACTGACGCGTATGACCTTATGCTTGAGACGTGGCAAGCTCTTGACAAAGATTTTGCCAAAGCCGTTGGTGACGCAATGCACGACGACAATTGCCCAGTTACCATGGAGTTGGCTGACTTCTTCGACGAGTATGCCGAGGTTGCATATCCACTTGCGTCAAATATTAAGTGTTTTGTCCGAACTGCCCATGCGGTACTAGAGAATCCAAACGATTCAGACTTTAACAAGATTGTCGCGCTGACCGATATCTGTATCGAACTCGGTCAAGATTTAGATGGTGTGTTCTTGGACGGACTTAACATGCTAAAGCCTTACGCTCAGCAGTATGACTTTAGTCCGATTGCTAATGCAATTAGAGACATTCGCGAGTTTATTCTGGTTATGAACGATGGTTTTGCAAAGACACGCGACGGCATTAACGCTGTTCGAGGTGGCGAGTAGCATGGATGCAACTTCAGATGTAAAACTCTTGACGAAACAATTGAGTTCACTCACGAGAACACTTATTAGCTTGTCCAGCAATGTCTTGTCATACTATGACGAGAAGCCAGGATGCTTTGATAACTGCGAGAAAATTGACACTGCAAGTTTGCGACTGCTGTCAATAATCAAGCGTCTGAATCAAAATTCTTTGAAATTAAAAACAAATCTTGAGAAAACTATTGACGATTTGAGCGATATTAGTGTATTGTTATCCTCGGCTGAACGAACAGTTAAAGCAGACCTACAAGAAAATTCCTACGCGGTTACGACTCTTGGAAGCTGCATTGACTGGCTTGATTCTGAGATTGAGTATTTAGTTGATTTTGAAACGAGGTAATTTGTAATGGAACTGCTCGACAACGTAAGAAATACGCGAATCTTGCTGGAATTAAAACGTGTATATTCTGCACAGGTTAAGGTCTAGGCTTATATCATTCTGCATGACCTGCAAGTTGGAAAGTCTGCAATCACATTTATGAGTAGCAACCTCGACGATATTGACATGGTGTTCAAGAAAATATCGGATAATTTGAACTCAAGTGTACATACCGAAGAAATGCGTATGCGCTGGTTTACGGCGCTCTGCTGTGTTAAAAACTCGTTTTCAACTATGGACGACATGCTATACTGCGCTGAACAGACTTTCGAGGACTCTGAGTATGGTTCTTCTGCTATGTACGCAGAGTATGTTGAGATGCTCAAAGTTGCAATAGAACAAGCTCAGAAATCTATTGACGCCATAACTAATCAATTTGAGGAGGTTTACCGATGAGTGGTTTGAACTACCTCGCAAACGCACTACTGATTGATTCTGTTGATAAGGTTATAAATAAACTATTGGACGCGCGTAATTATGCGGTTATTCATAAATTGCAAATCGAGCCAAGTATTGAAGCTAATTTTAATTCAGTATGTAAAAAACTTTCTTACGTATCGGAAGAAATGATGGCTTACATTAGCCGACCGATATATGACCCTTGCAGAGCCGATGCTGTTGAAAACGCCCTAAAGGTTGTGAAACGCGCATACGAAGTAATCCATGAAGCTGAGAACTCAAATGACAAACAGATTGAAACTTCAAAGGAATCCACAACTTTGCTAGAGTCATACAGTGAAAAACTCGCGTTTGCGGCGTTTGCAGCTTATGACGCGATACGTGCTCTTGGAGGTGCAAACGATGAATAAAGTTGTTACAGAGTTGATTGATAACTCCATAAATGGTTTAAGGCACACTCAAAAACTCTTAACTGGTGTGTATGAAAAGTATTCGAGCGTATACCCAAACGATGAACTATCCTTAGACCGCTATTTTAGAGCCATCACAAATTATTTGTTAAACACCGTTGAAAAAGTAGTTCATGATACAAAGGTTGCCGATGGCAAGGATGAACTTATCAAGATTATCGACGACGCGATGGATTCGCTGAGACTTGCCACAGAATCTGCACGCAATTTTACGGTTGAAGCACACAAAATTAACTTTGACCAAGATAGTGATTACGATGCTTTAAGTGGACTATGTGCTTATGTAAATATAATTAGTAGAGACCTTCAAGAGATATATCTTTATCTCGACCAGGCAATAGACAAACTTAACTACGACAAAACTTTTTAAGGAATTGGTTATGAGTAAACAAACACAATTCAGCAACAAGCGCGTATACGAGCAACTTTGTGACATCAGCGACAATCTCGCAGATATGACGACTCCGATTATCGAGCTTGCCATGAACACGAGGTTTGATAACGAGGAGGAACCATATAACTGGCGCAAAGAGGTTGTACTTAGGTGCTACGACCTTGAACAGAACATCATTTCTGAGCTTTTGAGATTTGCTAAGTTCTGTTATGACCGAACTGAGGTGAGTCTCAGAATTGAGGATTTCCAGGACTTTGCTGCAATTACGCTTGACGCAGCAAGAGAGCTTCACGAGCTACGCAAGTATGTCGTTTCTTCAAAAGAGCGACTAGAGGATATTTCGGCAAAATCAAAGACCAGCTTTAAGAATACAATCAATAAGTTAGCCAAGGTTAACGATGATTATGATGAGCCATACCAAGAGTTGCTCAAGTTGAGTGCAGACCTCTCAGAATACGCTTATCCAGACGTGTAATTAGTCGTATTGAAAATTTGCGTCGCTTAGAATCGATTTTGTACCCGATATGAAACACAGAATTCACGCAATTTGCCAGTTGCGTGAATTTCTGCTATACTTGAGCCATTGTGTAGATTAAACGAAAGTGGGTGACTTAATGACTTTAGACACATTAAAAATTATGGCAATTGTTTCCGAAATTAGTCGAACTGACGTATTTGCTCTCGCTAATGAGCACCTCGAAGCAATCCAGGTATTCACTCAAGAGATTGTGAGAACTCGACCGACCGAGAATGAATACGCGGTTAACGCTGGGGTATACGTAAGCAAGGCGTATCGTATCTATCTCGACGCATCAAACGCAGTTGTTGCAAATGTACGCAAAGCAAACCTCGATGCAATTCTTGATATGGAGCTTATGCGTAAGTTTGTTGACGAGTTTGTACACAACGCAAACATTGCCGTCTCAACCTTGGTACTAGCCATTGACAACGTTGAGTCGATTTCGTTTGGCGATACATCCGATTACGATAGCGCACATGGCACTCGTGAGCGCCTTATTGTTGAAATCGGTGTGGCAATTGACGAAATCAATCGCGCAATTAACAAATTGAAGGTGTATTGCGGATGACGGGTTTAGACATGGCTATTAGTCAAATTAGCGCTCGAAAATATCCGAAGCTGTGCCAAGTTTTGATTGAGTATAAGAAGGCTTCGGAGACGTTGTATTCACCAACGAAAAGTGAGGTCGCTAAAATTCTAAACCAAATTTCGGTAATTGAAATGTATCGTCGAGCAAAAGATTTGGACGGGGAAACCCGCTCAATCTTGAACGATTTGTCGTTTGAGCTATGTGATAAAGCAAATACATATTTCTACATGTGGGGGGAGTTGATGGCTGAAAATGGTTAATTTCGCAGATATTGCAAACGATATGGAACTGAATAACGTACTGAACCTTGGCGAAATGACAAGCATTGAAGCCATCGATGCGGCAGTAGACACCTACTCTAAAGACTTATTTAGTGATTTGCCACTAAATATTCCGAAGCCACAGTTTATTGATAGCTCTCAAGTTAAGAAGGTTAGTCTGGCAACTAAGCCAGTAAGTAAACCTGTTCAACTGAGCGCTCCACGTAAAGTGGATAACCAAGAGCCATCAACAAGCGTAGGTAATCCAATAATCTACTCAGAAAACTCCGATGCTCTCGTTCCTGCAAAGGGTGCTGAGCTAATTGGCATGTTACTCAATTTGCGACCAAAGTTCATTGAAACCGACGACGAGTTTGTTAGGATACTTGACGTATCTAAGCGTGTGCTTAGTGGTGGTGGAAAAATTAAGCGTGGTAAGCCATCAACAGGCTGTGCTCGTAGAATGTTCTCTGGACTGTTCTTATATGCAGCTCCCGAGATTGCACCTCTCTCAAAAGCTATTTATTCGCTTGAACGCATGTTTGCCAACTCTGGTCTTTACGACTTACTTTCTGAAAAAGACCTGCAAACACTGTATATCGACGACGTTGATATTATTACCGAGAAAATTTATGACACGCACTTTACTAATTTGACGCTAAATGGTATTATCTTTAGTGTTTACTACACATCAAATGGTATGTAACAAAAAGTAGAAAGGATTTTCATGCCAGAGAATGAAGCGCCAAAAGTTCTTCACCTTCTCAGAATTACGGCACCGCCCGACAGGGTGCAAGACTTGCAGTTTAATCTAATTTACCGACTGCCAGTTAAGCCCGTAACTCTCTCAGAAGCAGATGTGAACGATAATGTAATTTACATTGACATTCCATCTGGTTCGCCAGTTGTTCAGCACATCGTAGACAGTATCAATAAGCTGGACAGTTTCGACCTCACGGGTTTCGTGTTTGAGACGGTTGATTATAACCGCGAGACTGGTGAGTTTATGGACGTTGCAAAGGTTCCTGGAATTGACTATTCACCAAAGGTGACTGCACCTCAAGAGCCTGTGAATGAGTCAAACGAGGTTTCCGAGCCAAGCGAAACTACTACTCCTGTAGAGCCGCAAGCTGCTGTTGAGGAGCCTGTTGAGGAGCCTGTTGAGGAGCCTACCGAGCAAGAGTTTGACTATACTCCCGAGATTTCAGAGAGTTATGAGGTCACGCCAACGGTTGACGCTGCTATTGAGGACGTTGACGACGCTCACTCCATTGAGGACGATGTAGAGGTAATCGCGGACAAAATCCGTGAGAACGACGAGCGTATCGAGCGCGCTGAGGATGAGGACGAGAAGTTTGCTGACCAGCTTGCATCAAATAACGAGCTTGGACTGTCATACGTTTCAACTCTCGATATTGAGAAGTCGGATATTCAACCATATCTGCTTCCAGAGTTTGCAGCAACTAAGGCTTGTGAGGTAGTTGCTGACAGTGTTGAGAACCCAATTCTCTCCACAAACAAGCGCGACCTTCTGCGCAACGTTCGTGAGGTTTCAATGCTTTCTGAGGACGACGATGAGAACTCAATCGTCGGAGAGGGCGTTTACGAGACTGATGAGGTAGCAGATATCCACCTCAAGTTCCTGCGCGAGACTTCAAAGCTCTCACGAGAGTTCGCAAATGACCGCTCCAAGGTACAGGATATGGATGCTGAGGAAGTTGATAAGCTCCTCAATGATATCCAGGACAAGCTGTACCCAGAAATGAACCGCGACTTTGACAACGCAGACGCCGTTCGAGTTTCCGTAAAGGAAAGTATCGAAGACATGAACTCCGCAATTGTCAATTATCGTCTCGATTATCTTGACGAAATGAAGCAGGTCATGGAGAAGGCTGCACTTGATGCAGCTATTGAGTACGCTGAGGAGAATCGAAAGAGTGTCCTCCAAGCATGCTCCGATGAAATGCTGCTCAATACCTACGAGAACGCAGCAACCTTCGGTAAGAGTACCAGCCAGGTAATCTCAATGCTGCTCAAAGCTGATTGTCTCATTGATATGAAGGATGACATTTCCGACGAGCTTCGAGCTAAGTATCATGCACTTCTTGCAGTTGCCCAGTATCGCGCACTTTCCGATAAGGCAATGACTGAGATGGTTTGCGAGCTTACTGAGAAGCGTGCAGCTGAGATTGAGGAGTCTTATGCAACTGAAGACGCCGACGTTGACATTGACGACGTTGAAGATGTTGACACTCAAGCAGACGAGGATGAAACCGACGATGCTGAGGAAGCTGACGAGGAGCCTTCCGATACGGAGGTTGCACATGAGGAGCCAGTTGCTCCAATTGATGACCTCGATGTAATTACCGACGGCGATGTATCTGACGCTGAGAACCTTGATGATTTTGGCGACCTTGACCTCGATACTGAGCCAGAAGCCGACCTCGGTTCTGATGCTGACGTAACTAATCAGCTTTCCCCAGTTTCCGATGACCTCGATTTTGGTGAGGTTGAGGACGAGATTGACGAGCCAAGTGTTCCTGGCGCCCCAGTGAATCCGCTCTCTAAGAAGGAGCAGAAGAAACTCGAGCGCGAGAAGAAAAAGGCTGAGCGTGCTGAGAAGCGCAAGAATCGTAAGCCACTTCCACTCGCAGCTAAAATCGGCATTGGTGTAGCAACTGCACTAGTTGCGATTGCGGGCGCTGGTTTCTATTTTTTCAACATGTCTAATGGCGCTGGTCGTTCAGTAGAGTCAACTACTGACCCACGCGGTCAGTACCAGGTTGGTGACTCTTACACCGTAAATGTTAAGGGTTCTGACGGTAAGGCTGCTGAGAAGAATCTGACGGTCTCTAAGTTCGTTGATTCACCAGATGATTCTAAGGATGCCATCATCGCAGTCGATAAGGACGGCAAGGAGTATCGCATTTCCTACGACAAGATGAAGGATTTGAAGAAGGCTGATGCACAAAACGCTGATACCGCTTCAAATTCACAGACTTCTACTGACGGTGGTTCACAGTCAACTAAGTAAAGGGGTTAAAGGTGAGTACCTTTAGAGAGTTCTCTGAACAGCACTCACTTACGACAGATAAATTCCCTTACGCAAAGGCGGGGTTGCGATGTTTGAAGTTCTCAATAGGCTTTGGACTCGCAACCCTTATTGTTTATCTGTGTAAGTTTTTAATTGAGTTTCCAATCAATGCTCTAAATGATGAACTTGATGGCGCGAGCGATGTTATTTCTGACGCTGGCTCAAACGTATTAGATGTGCTTTTGCAAGCGCAGACCAATCTTGCCACAGCATTTAACGTATTAACAATAGTTACCGCGCTGATGGTTCTTGCGTATCTAGTAATTCTTGTGTTAAGGTGGCGTTCTTACGAGCGCAATGTCATTACCAGCGACTTCAAAGCTATTTCACTCAAGCATAATCTTATTGAATCGCTAGGCATTAAGCGTGAGATTTCCGCAATCAATGCTAAGAAACGTGGCTCAGATGGCAAGACAAATGAGTTAAGTTTTGATGAACAAGCACAGCTTGAAGCTCTCAAAGCCATGAAGAATATGAAGGTAACTGTCAATACCAGGCAGTCTCTTGAAACGGACGACCTTGAGAGCCGATATCGCATTGAAATCAACGTTCCGTTTGTCCAAAAGGACAACGAGAAGTTACAAGCAATGTTGAAGGACTTCAACAACGTCGCAACTCGACTTGAACGTGGCGAGGTAACATTCGGCAGTCAGATTATTTCCGCTGACCAAAGCAAGATTGAGTACTTCGATAGCATCGTCATTCCAGATAAGTATGCTTACGAGGATTTGTCAAACGAGAATGGACAGGTTACATACGGCGATTGCGAATACGTATATCCACTGTCAATCTTCAAAGACAATCGAGCCATTGCTGAACAGAAAAAAGCAGATGGCGCACGTTGGGCACTCGCAGCGGTCAATGACCTTGATGACCTCATTACTACCGTCAACGTTGGTGGTAAGCGACAAGGTTTTAACGTTGGTTCACGTAACCTCTTGGTTAAATATGAATTGTCATTCCGTCTTGAAAGTGGTAAAGAGGATTCACTTGTTAAGTACATTGACAAGAAGTTTAACACCAAGGGAACAACCGTCGTTAACGCGGGTAATCAAATGGAAATTGTTGTTGGATTGCCAGACATTTTCTCCGCACCGATTGATGTTCAGACACTATTCAAAACAGCGTTTGGTTAAGCTAATACCCTCTACAAATTGTAGGGGGTATTTTCATATCGAACAAATCCGCCAGTTGTTGCAAATATTAAAGATAAAAAATTTCTTTAACAATCGAACATTCACGCAATTGTGTAAAGTTGACTTTAAGTTGTTGGGTAGTGTAAACTATAGATATGTGTAACAAATTCTCAAAACCTAAGGAGTAAAATGAGAAATGAGTTTGACGACGAGCTTGAAGCTGCTCTCGCCGATGATTCTAGTAATAAACTTGACGAGGTGAAGCCAGAACAGGTCAAGCCAAAGTTATTCAATAAGATTTCTATCGCAACGGTAGTTGGAGCTTCCGTTGTTACCATGTTTATTGGTACGGCGATTGGTTCGGCGCTAACGGCACATAGGTTTGAAAGTGAACAGCCCGCTGAGATTCTATCTGTAAAATCCAAGAGTTCTTCATTCGACCAACTACAGGATATGCGCGAGGATGTTATTAGTTCGCTTACTAAGCAACTTGCCGCCAAGAATAACACTCCGAATAATGGCGACGTTCAAGCAGCCACCTATAATCAAACTGAGACTACTGAGACGGCAACTAAGGTTATCACTGCTTTAGTACGGTCGGGTATTAAACTTGACGACGTTGAGACATCTAAGTCATCTAGTAATAATCTGCCAAAGGAAACTCAAGACGCAATTAAGACCATGTTGGCAAACGATACGACAATTTGGAACAATAATTCGTCTGGCGTACCAAGTATTACGTTCGCTGGCTCAAATCCAGCCGTCGATATTAAAGATACCGTCGCCGTCGTTTCGCAGCCACAGTATTCGCTACTCTATGCAGGAACTACTAAGTCTACAGGCAATACCTCGTGCGTATACCTCGTAACCGTACCTATTGCAAAGGCTGACGGTACACTAAAGACCGTTGAGTTTATCGTCTCGACCGATAAGACAAATGTTGCGAGCGTAACCTATATCGGTGAACTTGAGCTGGCGAAGCCAGACGCTCTAACCGATGCCGTAGCTCGCGCAACAAGTGCGCTTGCTGACGCAAACCAAAACAATCAAGTATCTGCAAACTAATTGACCGTGAGGTAAAAATACGATATAATAGATTGTTTCGAGAAACTATTTCATCACGGAGGTAACGATGAAACAAGAAAACATTAGACGATTTATTCTAACTCCGCTGATTGCATTAACACTGGTTAGTGGCGCAGTAGCTCCGATGGCTCGCGCTGCCTATGCAACTGACGTGAATGATGATTGGCACTATGTTCGCAGAGAGGATTCTGGCTGTCCAAAGAAGTCAGTAAATGTTGATGCAACCGCTGGCGCTAAATCTGAAACTGTACACAGCGATGCGTTTACGCCTGGAACAGACCAATATAACGCCGCTAAGGCAACGTTTGATATGTTAACGCAAACATATGGCATTTCGGGAACGTGCGCTGCTGGTATTCTCGGTCATATGCACGGCGAGTCTTCATTTATTGTTGATATTAACGAGGGCGGTGGACGATTCGGTCTGCACGGAAAGACCCCTGGTTCACCAGTTCATTCTTCGTGGTCTGGTGTTGGTGGCGGTATCTTCCAAGAGACCCCATACCAAAACTTCACCGAGTCTAAATTCTGGTCATATCCAAACTCAACAGATGGTGGCGGTTGGTATGCCGAGAATCAAACTGCATTCCAGCTAGATAAGCGCTTTGCACACGGCAATTTTGTTGCAAGTGAAAATGCGAACGCTGATAACTATGCCGACCCGTCTGCAAGTGGTTTCCATGGCGGATACCCATTTAATACGCGCAAAGTATCTTCAAACTTAGACTTCTTCACGGAGAAAGACCCGCGTGAAGCATGTAAAGAGTATTTTGTTGGCGCAGGTATTGGCATTCCAGGCAAGCCAGGACAGAATAACTCCATTGAAGGTCGTATGGAAGCGGCTATGAAGTTTAACGCGCTGTTTAATCAAGATAACATTCCTGCTGACGAATCAAAAATGCAAGCTGCTGGAATTCTTAATTCTGGTCAAGCAACTGGCGCGATTAACACTTCGACAGTTGACACGGTTAACACCAGTAAAAAGTGTCGCAGCGTTAAGTCTGGCGATTTAGACGCTGGCACATTCCTCGGTATTGCAAAACAGATTGCCGCAGACGAAAACAGCGGTTACTCTCAAGCCGTCGCTCGTGGTAGTGGCTGGAAAACTGGTGACGATATTGACTGTTCCAACTTCGTAATGCAAGCACTTCGTCGCTCTGGTAATCCAGAGTTTGCAAAGATTGAGCAGCTTTTGGCTGGCGAGTCTAGTTTCGGTTCAGTTCTCACGCCACTTGGATTTGAGCGACATGATTTCAAAGCCGACGAACTTCAACCTGGTGATATTCTTCTGAGGGACGACCACTGCGAGATTTTCCTTGGTTGGTTTGATGTAACAAAGCTCGATGCAAACGGTAATCCTACCGAAGTTACAAAAGACACGCCAGGAGCAGTACCTCTGCAAATTGGAGCGCACACCGACGCGACCTCTGGTGGCGGAACACCAGCTAAGGGCGATGGAGGTCAGTCTCAGAGCGGAAACTGGTACGACCCAAATTATGCTCAAGAAGTATCTGCGTACCAACTTGGTAGTAACTGGACAAGCTATTGGCGCGCACCAAAGGGAGCATTTGATTTCGAGAACAACCAAAAGCAATCCGCTAACGATGTTGCTAACACGGCAAACACTAAAAGTAACAACTCAATCTTCAAATCGGTTGACAACTTAGACTAGCTCATTTTGAGCTAGTCTTTTTTTTGTGTAGAATTTGCGGATTATACCGAGCTATGTTAAAATTAAGAGTTGAAACACAGTATCTAAAACGATTGGAGATATATGGGTGATTTCTTAAAACGTCACACGACTGCATGTGTGGTAGCGTTTTTCATTGTACTCTTTGGAGCTTGCGGCTTGTATATGTGGCAAACGCTAAAGCCGCAGCCAACTACCGAAATTGGGCAGATTGAAGCGCCCGCCGATAGCGAGGATTCTACTGATAAGACTGATAATAATCAAACAAGCAACGAGCCAGTTAATACAAACTGGAAGCAGCTTGTATCTGATTACAACGGTAGAGACAACCTCGTGGTAACTAAAGATGACAGGATTATTGACACTGACCCAGCGGTAGAGTCAAAGTTTGTGGAAGGAATCCAAGCACTTGCCAAGGTTACTGAAAGCGACTTCGGTGAGAACGCGCAAGCTGTTGCAAATAAGTATTTCTTCGGTTATGTACAAACAGCTGCACAGGTTCGCCAGTATGTTGGCATCGGTGCCGATGTCGAGGTTTCGGATTTCGTAATGTACAAAACGCCAGACGAGGGAACTTCACCACTGCGATTCACCGCAAAGATTCATAGCCAAAAGTCTGGCTACACCTTGTATGTTGACGGTTATTACGACACACAGGCTCAACAATTTAAGATTTCTGACGTAGTTCCAAGTGAGTAATCATGAAATCAAAGAAAAAGAAAATCATAATCGGTGCGCTCGTACTCTTAATAGGAATGATTACTACTTATATGGCGGTATTTGCTCCTCGCCAGACTACGCCGACGCAAGTCGGCAATATTGTCGCGAGTGAAGATACTGCACAAGACGATACCACTCAGCCAAAACCAGACGACAATTCTGACAAGCCACAGTCTGCGGAAACGGATGTATCAAAGATTGAGTCTAACGCTTACAAGATTGCACAGATGTTATCGAATGGTGATTACGCCTACACACTAAGCGGTTACGAAAAACTTGAGAAGCTCGCTAATGACCATGGTATTACACTTGATGAAAGCTGCAAAGCTCCATTTATTTACAGCTCTCAAGCTGGCTATATTGCCGTTGCGTCTATGAATAAGTCTTCTACATACGCACAATCTGGAGACACACTTAATGTAAGTAATACGATTGTTCACGGCATTATTTCATCTAAAGAAGCTGACGGCAATGACGATACTTTAAAGTCCATCGCAATTGATTCCTTGGAGAACCTTGACAACCAAGACGCACACACAGATGTTGTGAATTATGTGATTGAGTTGTCAAGTGATGGTACGAGCGCTACAATCAAATGTCTGAACCCAGAGGTTTTCACAAAATAGAAAGGATTACTTAATGTGGAAGTACAGGCTTAAAGACGCGGCTAAGTATATTGGAAAGGCTCTACAGTACGCCATTCAGTTCACAGTATGTGTATTTGTTGGCGTGGCGGTAATGTCGTTTGTCGCTCAATTTGGTATTCAGCTTGCCATGCACTCAGCACAGGCTGGACTGGTAGACGCAGCGATGGGCTTTGTCATTATCGGTGCATCCGTAGGCGGTGCCGCTCCATTAGCAGCCCTCATCGGATATAAACTGTTTGGTCTACTCTCGAAATTCGTAGACAAGATGAACAAACGTAGAGAGGAAATCAATGGCAAGTAATAAACAAAAGTTAACTACTAAATTCATTAACGGAATTAAGGCTCAGACCGTTGATAATGTTAACTCTGGTTCGCTCGTTGATATTGTAATTATTGTATTTCGCGCAATTGGCAGAGTTATCAAATCGGTAGAGATTCTTCTAAACGATTCTCTCGGCGGAGGTGAGTAATGGAAAACCAAGAAGTTGAAGACGGTATGAACCGCTATCGCTTTATGCCTTCCATTCTTAAACCAGCTACCTATCGAGGAATGTATATTAAGGGTCTTGAGGGAATTGCTCCAAGCGCGTATGTACCATTTATTCGACTGGTTATGACTGCGGGCATCTTCCTTGCTGGACTGATATTTCTCTGGAACAACATTAGTCAAGACAACGGAGCTGCTTTTCAGTACAATGGCGTAGCGGCAGCTTTGCTCCTTATTGCGCTCATCTTGCTACTTATTGTATTTATGATGTCCGCAAATGGCGGCTCAATGCTCGGTGCAACGTTTAAGTATACGTTTGATAAGTTTGCAGAACGTGCTCGTTCACGAAAAGATTTGACGCTTAAAAACGTTGGCATTGCCAAAATCAGTCCTACTACTGGCGAGATTACGTTCCGCAACGGCGATATTGGGGTTGTATACGCAGTTAAAGGTATGCTCTCAACATCAACACTGCCAGCGGCAGCTAACTATATTGATGAGTCGAGGGCACGTTATTACAAAACACGAACCGCTACAGGTCAAGAAATGCGAATCACAACCATCTCTGTTAACGAGCTAAACTCCCAGCGAGATAAGTTAGATTCTATTGCTCGTCGTGCTAAAAACGGCGGACTTGACGCTACACGCGCGGCTATTGCGGACATGCAACTAAGGTATTTGAACGCGCTTATTGACGACGGTAGGCAGCTCACCATGGAGCAGACGGTCATCGTTCGAGATACTGACCGTATGCAACTGCAAAAGTCAATCAGCGAGTTTGAGCGTAATACTCCGTCGATGTATGACCGAGTGAGAAATGTTACAAAACGTGACGAGATTATTGAGCGTCTAGGCTCAGTTGTAATGTTTGGAGGTGTTAAATAATCTTGGAGTTTGTAGATAAGATTAAGGAAAATCTCAAGTCCGCTACAGGCAAGCTAAAACTGGATAATGAGAAGGGCGAACTTGTTGACGAGTCATCCTATGAGTTCTCACCAAGTTTCATCTATCACCGTGGCGAGTATTCAACAATCGTACAGCTTTACGCTGAGAGTTCTGTTTCCCGCGATATGACCTTCATTGACTTCCTGGATTTAATTCCAGCAACGCCGCGCAAGGGTGTCAAAATTTACCTTTGCGAGAAGGACGGCGTAATCAAAGATGAGGAGCGCAATACCCTCATCAAGAAGAACGCAACCCAAGGCGCTAAGGCTATTAAAGCCGAGTACAAAGAGGACTATGGCAACGGTAAGCCTAAGACTAAGATTGAGGAAGCTCTAACACCTAAAAAGACTCAAGCCGACGTCGAGCGTGATAGCCGAGACATTGATAACTACACTGCTTATGAGAGCTTAATTAACACAACTGACTCTATTGTGTATTATCAATTCTTCCTCGTAATCACATCAAACAGTCGTTCAGAAATTGACGAGCAAATTGAAGATTTGAACACACTTCTCAAGTCGAGGTATAACGGCATTAAGTGGGATAGTACCGCTGGCGACCAGAAGGAACGATTCGTTCGTATCTTTGCGCCGCTCATCAAGGAACCATTTGTCGATACCGCAACTTGCCGTAACTACGCAGGTATTAACCTTGCAGCTTCCCCAGCTCTGTGTGACCCGTATGGCGTTGCCATTGGTGACGACTCATTCTCACTGGTAAATTCGGCAGCAATCTTCGATTTTGAAGGTTCAACACAAGCAGAATCATACATTGTTATTCCAAAGAGTGAACGCATGGGACTATATGCTGCTCGAACTGAAAAGCCATTTTCATCATCTTCAATCATCGCTCAAGCTGCGGCAAATGACATTTGTATGGCTGGTCATAAGGCGATTCACTTTGTATTTAATGGTTTCAACTATTTAGACCCCGCTATGCACACGATGGAACAACTGCCCGATGGACTCGTTAAATGGTTTGACGTATCGAAAGTTACTATCAACCCACTTGAGGGTTTTGGTAAACTTTCTGACGTTTCTAATCTATTTAGTTTGCATCGTGAGAAACTACTAAACATCTTTGACCTGCTTAATAACTATCAGTTCGAGAGAAGTGGCGAGTTCGGATTCAAACTTCGTGCACAGGTAGACGACGCAATTATGCGTTTCTACCTCAACAACAAGTATTGGACTGCTGATGCAGGTATTCATCCAGAGCGTACAAACTTCTTGAACCTCAAGCACCCCGAAGCATACGCAACAATGGGAAACCTCATTCAGAGCTTTACATCACTTGAGGACGAAGCACGTCGTAAAGGTTCTACTAATCAAGCAGAGATTGCTCACGCACTCCACTCAACACTCGATTCTGCATTGACCGCACACAGAGCAATCTTCGGAAGTACTACAAAGATTTCTCCAAGCAACGCACTCAACACATATTACGACTTCTCAAAAATCGTAGACGAGAACGTCAAGCAAGCTCAATTTTTGAACGTCTTGAACTATGCGCTGAGCACGGTTGACACTGACGACCTCATTGTCATTCACGGCGTTGACAACCTCCACAAGTACGTGATTAACAAGATGGCATACGGTCTGATTAAACGAGCTGAGGATAACGGTATTAGATTTATCTTCACATTTGATGCGGTCAAATCGCCAACTACGAGCGTTGATTTTGAGGGTGCCAACCATGCTGACGTATTCGCTATGCAGAGCACGTACTACACCAACTTTGCAGCAGACCCTTCGTGGACGATGATGGGCGCGCTCATGCCAGAAGAAGTCGATGATTACGCGAGAATCCTTGGTACTGATGGACTGTCGCAGGTAATTGTTAGTGGTTTAACACAACACGGAGCTTGCCAGGTTCTCTTGCACAGAGAGCGCGGACAAGTAAACAACTTTGTCAAACTATCGACACTCATTTAGAAAGGAGTACACCGTGAGAAAAGACAAATCACCAAGAACTAAAGTTATTTCACGTTACAACGCGATGTTCGTAGCGGGTGCGCTCCTTGCAGCTATCGGCGGCGTATGGATGGGTGTAGGTAACACGCAATATGCAAGTATGCTCATGCGTTCATCTTCGCCGATTGGTACACAGATGCAATTCAAGCGTTCAAACGCGCAAGTTAAGATTGTTAACCTCTATACTGATGAGTCCAACAGCGTGCTGATTGCTCGTTTGCACATTGAGGATAGCGACGGTTTGAAGATTCCTGCAAAGGGTACTGACTATCGCGTATTCGTCGCGTCAAGTGGTCTTAATGGTCACGTCGGTCAAGAGATTCCAGTTCTCTTTGGTAGATACGCCGCAAACGGAGACTTCTATTTGGTAATTCCAAAGCCAACACAAGATGTATACAACGTGTACATTATGAACAAGAACTTCGTCGCAACCGAACAGCTCAGCAATCAGATTAAAGACGGTGGAAGCCAGGCTTCAAACTCTAAGACTGAGAAACCGAGTGATACTAACTTGAGCGACGCCGACATTCAGAACATTCTTAGAACATCAATGAACAACTTTAACTATCGTGATACGGATGCAAAGTCAAAGTCTGTTGAAGTTCAGAGTGACCTGCTTGACGTTATTGGATTCCGCATCACCATGAATCCAGCCATCAACAGCGACGCTTATAAGGTTCAGACTTTGAAAGGTACGTTACTGTCCAATGATGGTCAGTTTAACTTCGAGGAGTTCTATAACCAGGCGTTTAAGGGTGCTCTCAAAGAGGATTTGGATTCTCAGTACGCGTCTCTGAACAACCAGAAGGAGCTACTGACAAAACGAGTTGCAGACCTCACCGAGCGTTTAAAGTCCGATAGCACCAATACAACTATCAAGGGACAACTGAACAGCATTCAGAGTGACCTTGACAGTGTTAACGCAAAACTGGTAGAATTAGCTAATACATATTCTTCATATGATTCAACCGCTTTTGATAAATCACTCTTTAAGGATGTAAACCAGAAAGCAACCGTAATCGGCTCTAATGAAGTTGAACAGCTAAATCGTAGCGGGAAGTGATAACTATAGATAACTACATTCCAGTAATGCAAACAATTAAGAATCGTGCTGACGCATACTCTGACGAGTGTGCGTCTCAGCATGAAAAAGAGTTTGCTGAAAAATGCTTTGAGCGAGAGCGACAAAGTTTGTCTGCACTCGCTCTTAGTAGCGATGGGCTAAGGGAAAGTGCTCGACTTTGCCACGAATGGCTTAGAGAATTTGACGCTTACAACGAGTCAATTGGCAATTCACTTCAAAGTCTAGCCGAGCAGCCACAAGATGTTGTCGGTCGTGATAACGAACTCAGACTTCTTGAGCAGGTACTCGCGCGTCCAGTTACCCCAATCGCACTACTCATTGGCGAAGCTGGTGTTGGTAAGACGGCAATTGTCGAGGAGTTCGTGAAGCGTACAAACGAAGGGCGCCTGCATATTGATAACACCAAGTACCTCGTGGTTTCTCTAGCACTCGGAGCACTGTCTGCATTGGATAGAAACAAACTTCAAGCTGCTATTTCAAATGTTCTTGCAGACTTAAAGCGGTTTGAGACTAAGGCTCAAGAAGCACTTGACGATGACCAAGTTAAGGTACTCCTGTTTATCGACGAGGTACACATGCTCGTAACTATCTTTGGAGACGGCACCAAGATTGGTGGCGACCTCGCTAAAGATAAATTAGCGCGTGCGCCTATTCGCGTCATCGCAGCTACAACAAGCCGAGAGTACGATTCAACAATCGCAGTTGATGAGCCATTCGCTGAACGCTTTAAGCGCATTGAGATTCAAGAGCTTGATAGGGAAGTCGTTCACGACATTGCTCGAAATTGGTGGAGTAAAGTTGCCATCGGTTGTGATGCTATTAGCGACGATGTAATTGAGTACATTATTGACAACAATAAGACGTACCGACCATCCGAAGCAGAGCCGCGTAAAACGCTTGATACGCTCGAAGACATGGTTGCTACAGCCACGCTTCATCATCGAGCGCCAACAAAAGACGACGTTGACCGAATCTTCAAAGAGCGCTTCTCCATTGAGCTTAAATTCAATATTGATGCTGACGAAGTGTTCAACAACATCCGTTCACAGGTTCTCGGACAACCAGTGGCACTTTATACGTGGAACTTGCTGTTGCACGCCACGGCGTTTAGAAAACGCCAGAATAGCAACAGACCAATTTTTACGTGCTTATTAACTGGTTCAACTGGTACTGGTAAGTCTCAATCGGTCAAAGCGTTAGCGGAAACACTCTATCCAGGTCAACGCGTCCTGGAGACGATTAACGTTCCAGAGTATGCTAACGACGCAGATTCACACCTGTTCCGCGAGCGTCTAGGCGAGATAGTTCGACATAAGCCAAACGCCGTTATTCAGCTTGACGAGTTTGAGAAAGGCTCAAAAACCTTTAAACAGGATTGTCTGTATATTCTTGACGAGGGCATGGTTAACTACACAGTGCTCAACCGCGAAGGGCGAGTTGAGAATATGGAAGTTTCACTGCGCAATACCATCATTATTGCCACCACAAACGCGGGCGCAAGCGTATTCAAAGATGATACAAAGCACTCAACGTCGGAAAATGATATGCACTTTGATAAGGATGGGCAGATTGTTATTACGGCGGGTCAACAGGCGGAAACAGACAGACTGCTTAGTTCACTAAGAGAGAATCTTATTATGGGCAATGGCTTCGCGCCAGAACTTCTTGGACGTTTCGACCAAATTATTCCATATCGAGGACTGTCTGAGCAGACCACCATCGACCTTATTGAGATTAAACTCATGAAGTTGCTCAAAGAAATCAAAGAGGACAATGGAATTGACGTTATCCCAGGCGATGTGGTACAATGGTCTAATTCACAATATGATTGCCGCGCACGAGATATTGTCGTTTACATCGCATATATGTGTGTAGACGTGAAAGATTCTAACGCTGGCGGTGCACGTAGAATTGAAGCTGAATTACAATCAAATGTATTTTACAAAATTGTACAAGCTGCGTGTAAATATCCAGATGTAAAGAAATTTGAACTCAGTGTAGAAGGCGTCAATAAAGAATTAACGAGAGAGGATGGTACAGACGTGTATACATTGGACAACGAGATTAAGAATGAGGTGAAAGTAGTTCCATATGAGTCATAAAAAAGGATTTGCTAAAGTTCTAACTATGCTTATGCTTGTGTTGACGATGTTCATGGCTCCGTTTGCGCAAGTTGCACACGCAACGCCGCTTTATGGCTGGAGTAATGGCGGAAGTCCATCTTCTGCAAATGCACTAGCAGCATATATCTTTGGCACAGGCACCGCTGGTCGCGCAAGTGGTGGCGATATTACGATGGGCGCCCTGTCAAAGCTCAACAATATTGCAGCAAATGACGGTAAGTTGGATTACGCATATGGCGTAAACAACAACATGAATGCATTTGCAGACGCGTCTGACCAAAATGCTATTGCTGCGGCAAATAACATTAAAACTCTTTATGAGCACGGATATATTCAGTCGTTCGATAATAATGAGGATGTTGGCGCTAAGCAAGGAACGCTCGCACTTGCTCCAGCAGCTCTCGGAGCATCGGTATTTGCAATGGCGTTCGGTCTGGTTCAGTCCGTCCAGCAATCAATTGTTAACATCAACCCAGTTAATGTTTTCGGTCTGACCGACGATTCAACCTCTGGTGTCGCTAACGGAATGACTCCTCAGTATGGCGCAGACGACGGAATTTTCGGCGGAACTGTTAAGAAGCTCTTTGCTGACGCTGGCGTAGATGCAAACCTCATTCGTGCGTTTGCTGGTCTCGCACTCACCATTATGATTGCACTGTTTGTAATGGCACTCATTTCTGGTCTACGTAATGTTTCGCAAGGTAAGAGCGCGTTCTCAAAGGCTGGACAACTTGGTCTTCGAGTACTCACCATTCTGTTTGCAACCCCATTCGCAGTAGTTCTTATTAGCGGACTTTCAACGCTGAGTGGAAATACCTTCCAAGCAGCATATCAGTCACTCGGTACTATCAACGATGACTTGATTGTTGACTCTCTGCAATACGCAGGTCTTACAAACTATGATGTAAGTCTGCTCCCAAGCGGTGGCGCTGGCGGCTCAAAAGATGTAGCGGCGCTTAATGAAGCTCTTTCAAAGAAAGCTGGCGGCTCGAATCCGAACGACATTGGAATTGAAAAGCTCGTTGGCTATGTCGCTGGTAATCAGACCTTTACTGTAAAAGATTACCTCGCATATTTAGGCGATACATCAAACAGCGCGGTTGGTAGAAACCAAGGATTCACATCTGGAATGTCTAATCAAATTCTTGGTTATGGCGCACATTACAACTCAACCCTTGCAGGACGTACCATGGATATGGTGTACGACATCTCTCAAAACGGTGCCGACTCAAATGACGAAGGCAACAAGGATGTCAAACAGCGCCTTAATGCTGACGTTAGCAAGGCAAAGGTTTCTGATGATGAGAACGGCGATGGCGCAAAGACACTTCCATTCCCAACAACTAGCGACGCGGCTCAGCCAACGTGGTTTGTTTCACTTCCATCAGATAAGCTCGGTAGCATTACAAGCGTATCTCTTGATAACCCACGTACCTACCTGTACGCAGCAAACGCTGCAAAGGATGGCTCAAACGAGGAGCTGAACGCAAACTCTTACGTTTGGGGAGGTAAATCTGAGCAAGGCTCTATGGCGGTTCACCCTTGGGACGGCTCTAAGCTCACCAAACTGGACTCTGACAAGGACGAGCCATTTGTAGCCAATATGGTCGCTCGTGCATACATCAATGCAAACGCGGGTGACAATGGTAACAACTTCACCAATCAGTCGATGGTGTTCTTGCTCCAGTCCAAGGCTAACTTCAACGATAAGAAGGAACTCGTATCTCTGACCTATAAGGCAGCTAATAACGGCGGTACGCCTGGTTCTGAGTCTGCGAGCACTGGTACTAACACCTCTAAGTTTGCACGCTATGTTATTCCACGCGCAGACCCAGCAGACTCCAGCTATCTCGTTGGCGCTTATGCTAAACTCAATGTTACTTGGGTGGCGGCTGGTTGGGCAGCACTTCTCGGTCTGCTCTCTCTGGTTACAGGTGTTCTGATTAGCTCAATCGTTAAGGTATTTAAGGGCTACATTCGCGCTCAGTTTACTGGCGACTTCTTCGGACTGCTCGATATGGCAATTTACCTTGTTGGCGCAACAGGTTCGTTCATGATGTTTGCAATCTCGGTCATCCTTGGTTCAATCATTGTAAGTTTCTTCACGAGCTTTATCGCGATACTTACAACGGGACTTACGGGTGCCGCTTCGGGTGTTCAATCATCGGTTGCTAACATTCCGTTCCTCAGTTGGGCAGCAAACGGTGTGTCAACTATCATGACAACCATTCTTATGGGATTCCTGTCACTCATTTCAGTTGCCATTCTCACCTACCCAATCATGAAGATTAGTGTTGGTGGCGGAGAATCCAGAACTTGTAACATTGTTGACCTTATGGTTACCATTCCACTTTCAGTCGCAGCTATGATTTCTGATTGGCTGAACGCTAAGAAGGCTCTATTCTATGGAAGCGACAGTGGTATGCCTAAGATGGGCGAATCTGCACTCGGAGGAGGTCTACAGAAAGACTCCATGCTTGGTAAGGTTGTTGGTGGTGCCGCAACTGGTGCTGTCGCAGGACTTACTGGCGCAGCAGTTCTTGGACGCGGACTTGCTCATGCTGGAGCTTCCAGTATGAAGGACGGCGTAACAGCCGCGCGCGACGCTCATAAAAGCGGTTCTTCACTCGGCGAAGCATTTAGTATCGGTAGGAGTACAGCGGCAAGTGTTGGCGCTTCATTGGCAGTCAGTTCAGCCAAACACGCAGTTGACACGGCTAAGAACTTCAAACCTTCTGGCGGCAATATCGCAGGTAGCGCACTCGAACATTTCAAGGACGTGTCCAGTGAAATGAAGGGCAATGACCGAGTTAACGCACTCAAAAAAGCCTACAACAACTTCGAGTTTACAGGCGGAGACGGAATTAACAACTCCGAGAATGCCGCAGAGGTTGCGCTTGAGAGCGGCATGGAGGGTCTTGGCGCTAATGGCGCACTCAATGCTCCATCTGTTCCACTCGATGCAGTTGTTGACGGCGGTGCCGTAACACAGGCTAGTGCTGAGAATCTTGATAACTCTCACGTTGACGCAAAACCAGAGACGGTTCAAGACGTCAAGAAGGGTAACAAGAAAAAGCCGAGAAGTAAGCGGCAATCTTTGAAAGCAGCCAAACAAGCTAAGGAAGCTGAGGAAGCAGCAGCACGCGAGCAGAGAATTATCGACGCGGTTGCGGACAAGATTGAGAAGAACAAGGCGGCAGCTAAGGCTAAACCAAAGGCTCCAACTCAACCTAAGCAGCGAGTCCAAGTTAAGATTCGCGAAGACCGAAAGGCTAAGGCTCAAGTAAAACGTTTCTTCAAGGAAAAAGTCGTAGACCATCTTCCAGGCAAGAGTGCCGAGGAGCGCGCAGCTATGGCAAACGGCATGGAGCGTAAGATGGCGCGACTTGAACAGCGTGCTAATAGGCTCAACACAAAGCGCAAGCCAAATAAGTAATTAAATATCTTGCCCGTCGTAACGGGCGGGCAAGAATTACCTTGTTGTAACCTCGCGCGCGAGTTGATATAAACGTAAACGTTTACAAAGTTACTTGAAAGGAGGACATATGAATTTCTCTGGTGTTATCTCATGGCTAACTAGCACTCAGAGTGGTATCGAAGCGCTCATTGCCATCGTTATTGGTATTGCGGCACTCGGCTTCTCAGTACCACTCGTATTTAAAATCTTTGGCGATTTCAAAGATGGCAATTACACCCAGGCATTTATGAAGATTGCTGCAATTGTTGGTATCTGGATTGTATATATCATCTACTCTGCTGGTAAGTTCAGTCAGTTTGCAAACGTCCTTGGTGGTTCTTCGCTGCTCGGCGTTTAACAAAGATTGCAAAACAACTTAATATCAACTATAATAGTGTCTACTCAGTTTTCGAGTAGGCACTATTCACATATAGAAGGAGGGAAATGAACAAACAACTCAAGCGTAGGATAGCTATTTTCTTTTCAATAATCACGATGATTGTTGGAGTTGTTCTCATTGGATATTCGGCGTTTCAGTACATTACGCCCATGCTACAGGGTCAAGCTATTGAAGATTTGTATGCTGACGTTGAGCCAGACAACACGGCTCAATTTGATGAAGCTGGTAACTTGATTGAAGCAAACGACGCGCCCGTAAATCCAGACCAGCTTGCACAGAAAGCGCCAGACGCTAAGGCGTGGGTCAAAATCGACGGAACGCGCGTAAATAATCCAGTAGGAATCGCGCCAGCGAATGACGAGGAATATTATCTCTATCGCGATATTTGGGGGAACTATTCCCAATCTGGCACGGTATTTCTCGACAATCAAAGTAGCCTAACTAATCCAACTAAGATTATTTATGGACACAAAATGAACGCGGGCACCATGTTCCACGACCTTGGAGAAAAGTTTACCCAGGCTAACTTTAATGAGCTTGGTACGCTAACTTGGTGGGATAAGGTAAACTGGACAAGTACCTATACGCCTGTTGCCGCAATGAAGGTTGACGCTAATTATACCGACGTTCGCAATACACCAACTATGAGTCCAGAAAGACTTGCTAAGTGGGAAAAAGACTTCTACGATAACGCAACCGCAAAGAACGATTCCGCGGATATTACATCACGTCTCGACGGTCATCACAAAGTGATATTTGCTGTTACGTGTAGTGGCTACGCGGCATATGGTCATGACGCACGCACGATTGTAATGTTCGTATCTAATGAAACGGTGTAAAATGAATCGCAAATTTTCTTGCAATGTAACTTGGAAATTCCCAGACGTAATTGTGAGTCCAAGAAGCGAGTTTGTTCAAAATAGTACATATCCATACAATAGTGAACATTTGAACAGGCTGGTTTGCTCGCCAGAGCGCGACCTCTTATACGACTTAGTACATGACGACGCAAATGATTTCGATTGTATTAAGGGGTCAGTATACGCCTTCGGACATCCAGTGATTGAATTTCTTGAACTACTTGACGAAAATCTGGACGCTGCCGTAGAGGGCGTGAAGGAATCTTACAGAGATAGTCACGATATTCAGAGTGTGCAAATCTGCGACTTTGATGGAACTCTCACTATGACTAAATCAGACCCGCTTTGCATGCACTACAAGCCAGAACTCAATGTTAGTTTCGACGTAATTGTTGAGGGTAATGAGTCTTATGAGAACTTATACCCAATCGGTTACTCAGTAATTGGAGTAGTTACTGCGCTCGTGCGTCAAAAGACGTTCATGCAACCAAACGGTGTAAAAATTCACGTAGGCGAGTAAAATCGAATAAGATGCTGACGCGGGTTAACAAATGTTAGCTCGCGTCTTTAACATAACAATTCGTGCAAAAATTATCTTAAACCCGCAGTTGCGCGATGTGTAGACTTTGTGATATAATAAACAAATGCTAATGCAGCCACATAGAAAGGAAATGTATGGCTGAATTTTTCAAGAACGAGACTAAAAGGCGAATTACCGCTGGTATTGTAACAGGAGTGATGGCTTTTTCCACCGTCATTTCTACAGTGGCACCAGCTCTCGCCGAAACCGCTGATACTGGAACTCCGACGACTGCCGAAGCGCCAGCCAATCCAGCACCAGCTGAGACTCCTCAGCCAGCCACCGCTGAGACTGAGACCCCAGCCACACCAACCGCGTCTACAGAGGAGTCCACCCCAGGAGCAATTACTCCAACTGAGGAAACTTCTACAGTAACGGCTGGAACACCTGCTGTGGCAGAACCACCTGCTGCACCAGCAGCTACCACCGAGAAGTGGAATTATGTATTTGACACTAATGGCGGCACATTTGCGGACGGTTCGACCACTAAGACTGTCACACTTGACTCAGATAGTGCGTCTGTAAATTCTCCAGCCACACCATCTAAGCCAGGTGCAACATTTGCTGGTTGGGCGGATATTCAAAACTCCGACGTTAAGGGAACTAAGGGTGTCTACACTGTTGATGCAAGTAACGCATATGAGACGAGCACTACTGACGCAAATGGTAATGTAACCCACACTCGCACACTATATGCCGTATATAAGCTCAACATTAGCATCACTGGCGCAACTGAGCAGCCAGTCTATCGTTTCGACGCTAACGGCGGTCACGCAGCTAACGGTACTGACACAATCGTTGAAGTACCAGCAACCGCTGGCATGACCGATGATAATGTCCCAGCACCAACTGTTGTTCGTGATGGATATGACTTTATCGGTTGGGGTAAGAGTTCAAGCTCTACCGCAATGTCCAACCTTGGTGTAACTAATGTTAACTTTGTACCAGCTATTGCTGACGAAATGCCAATGACGCTTGATAATAGCCATAACGGTCATGTGTATCACACTGTTTATGCTATTTGGAAGCAAGCAGCAACTCCAGCAGGTACGACTACCACCAATCCAGTACCAGCAAATCCAGCTACCACACCAACGTCCACAAACATTACCTTTACACAGGGTAACATTCCAAATGTTCGTGATGGTGTGCCAACTGACAAGATGGCTGTTCAGTTTGTAAGCGATGTTTCTCTCAATGGTACAAAGTTTGTTGGTAGCGAGGGCACGCAGGTAACAGCTCCCTCTGGTCTTACTGACCCAGACGGTCATACTGTCGTTAAGTGGGTAACTGATAACGGTAGCGACTCAATGACACCAGGCGAGACTCGTGAAATTGATACACTTACTGGCGAGACTTTCCACGCAGTCTGGCAGGACAAAGACGGTAACAATGACGTTCAATATCGACTTGTCATTAACGCTAACGGAGGTCATTTCGAGGGCGGTCTCGACACAATGCTTGAGCGTCATAACTTCCTTCCAGCCGATATGCCAAACGTAAAGGCTGCAACTAAGATGACCCGCGATGGCTTCACTCTCGCTGGCTTCTCTCACGATAAGAACTCCACCGTCGCATCCGCCCGCTCCTTAACCGAAGCAATGGGCATCCGTGATGCAGAGCACATTCCAGGTCACACTACTGACGGCGCACTTCCAACCAAGACTGACGAGGTTTATACCCTCTATGCAATTTGGAAGGACAATTCCCAGGCACGCACCGACGAGTATCGCTATGTCTTCATGGGCAATGGTGGACACGTTGCAGATGATGCGAACGTAATTCACTCCACCGTCGTTCGTGGTAATGATAGCGATGTAGCTGCAATTTCTGCACCTGCTATGGTTCGCGATGGCTACACCTTTATTGGTTGGGGAGCTTCTAACACTTCAACCGAAGCAGAGTCGCTTGGTGTAAATTCTGCAAACTTCTCTGGTATCACTGCTGACGAGTCCGTTGACGGTACCACCGATGTTCATGTTCGTAGGGTCTATGCAATCTGGAAACAGAGCACCCCTGCTACACAGCATAAGAACACTTATATCTTTGACGCAAATGGCGGTACAATCACTGGTTCTACCGACACAACCTCAACCATTTCCGATGCTGACCCAGCGGGTGCAACTAACGTTGCCGCTCCAAAGGCTGAGAAGGCTGGCTACACCTTCGTTGGTTGGGCAAAAGACCCAGGTGCGTCTACCACATTTGTTCTTGGTAACGACCACGTAGACTTCTCTAGCGTTGGATTCACCGTTGAGAACGATGCTGACGGTAGCGTAATCCACGTCTACAAGGTCTATGCAGTCTACAAGGTTGCAACACCAGACACCCCAGTTACACCACCTACTCCTGGTACTGGCGAGCACATCCCAACTGACGGCGTTCCACCAACTCTTGAGCCAGTCGCAGGCAAGAACACTATTATGTTCTACTCTGGTAAGCTGAATAAGGGCGAGACCAGCGTTACTAACACAGGTGAGCACGCTGACGTTGTGGCACCTAACCGCGAGTATTCTCTCGCTGACGGTACTATGGTTAAACGTTGGATTTCCACAGATGGTACGGTCATTCTGTTGCCAGGTGGTCACTATGACGCTGACTCTATCAAGGATAAGGTCTTTGTCGCTGACTATGTAACAGCTACTCCACCAGACTACGACCCAACTCAGAATTATCCACAGAACGTCTCTCACATTCAGCTCCATTTCCACGCTAATGGTGGTAAGGGTGAGCATGGTGAAACTGTGTACGCAATCTCTGGCGACCCATCTGCCACTGACCTTCCAGTTCGACCAACATTCACTCGTGAAGGCTATACCTTCAAGGGTTGGTCCCGCAATGGTCTCGACACCGAAGCAAACGTCATTGTTAACAACAACATGGTTAACCTCAAGAGTATCGGCAAGCGTAGCGAAATGACAGACCCACAAGACCCACATAAGGTCATTGTCGTCTATAACGTCTACGCTGTCTGGCAAAAGGACGAGGTAACACCAGACAATCCTGCTACCCCACCAACACCAGACACTCCTGGTGGACACGATGGTGAGATTACCCCTGGTGAGCCTGGCGGCGGAACGGGTACTGTAACACCAGACAATCCAGCAACTCCTGGTACCGATGGTGATAACTACTTGGGCATTCCTATTCATCATACTCAAGGTGAGCCACAGTATATCAATACTGGTAACGGCGGAACCACCGCTCAGTCCGATAACGCTCCACAGGGACATTGGGTACGCAAGCGAGTTCGTAGGAACGCACTTCCTAACACGGGCGACGCAGCTTCCGCAACAGGCATCATCGCAGGTATCGGAGCAATCCTCGCCTCTCTCGGATTCTCTCGTAAGCGTAAGAATCAGTAAGCACGTTTAATGTACTAACCTCTAAGGCTCTCACCCACGCGCGGTGGGAGCCTTTTATTTCATAGAAACTGAATGCAAATGGACAACAAAATACTGATTGTCGTCGATGTTCAAAACGGATTTATCAAAACGCAAGAACATGTCGATAATGCAAATCAAATTGTGGCTCTTGCTAAGAGCGGTAAATTTGATAAAATTGTTGCAACAAAATTCCTCAACTACACAGGAAGTATGTATGAAAAGTACTTTAACTGGTCTGACCTAAAAACGCCAGACGAAACTGACCTATATGAGCCACTCAAAGAAGTAGTTGACGCGACGTTTAAGAAAACAACGTACGGTTGCGTTAATGACGATTTTATTGAACTGCTTACGCAATTAAACGACTATGAAGAACTTGGTGAAGCGTATATTTGCGGATTAGACACAGATGCTTGTGTACTTGCAACAGCGGTCGGACTATTTGACCGTACTATTACTCCAATCGTGTTAGAGGACTACTGCTTTTCAACAGGTGGTAGACAATATCACGAAGCTGGATTAAAATGTTTAGAACGAACTATTGGTAAATCACAAATAAGAAAGGATGGTTAGATGAACAAACATAAAGCACACATGGCAGTAACCGCTCAAGTGCATGGTCTTATGTAGCTGCTAACTCTGGCGGTCGTGGCAATGGTACTGAGAACCCATCTGACCCTGCAAATCCAGAGACCCCTGGTAACACTGACAACGGTAACACTGAGAACCCTGGCGGTAACCACAATCCTAACCAAGATAATCCTGTTACACCAGTCAATCCAGACGAGCCTGTGAACCCACAGCCACAGCCAACACCAGAGCCAGAGAATCCACCTACACCGAATAACCCAGATACTCCAGTTGTGCCAGACAATCCTCAGCCAGAGAATCCAGTCAACCCACAACCAGAGAATCCAACAACTTCTGTGACTCCCGAGAACCCAAATACTCCTCAGCCACAGCCAAACCAGCCAGAGACTCCTGTAACGCCAAGCACCCCAGATACTCCTTCCGAGCCATCTGAGAAGCCACAGAAGTCATCTGAGGAATCACCTAAGCAGTCTGAGCAAAAGAAATCTACTCACACCAAGAAGGTAGCTGTTCTGCCTAACACAGGCGACAATGCAACATCTATTGCAATGCTTGGCGGTATGATTCTCTCTGGACTTACCATTATCGCAACAACTCGCAAGCTACGCCGATAAAGTAACAAGAAAATTTGTGTAAATATTGTGTAGCATGAGAAATCGTGCTACACTTTATTTACGCAAACAACGAAAGGAAACGACAAATGGCACAGTATAAGTCATACACGCACGTACTACGTATTGATAAAGACGAGGTTCGGGGCATCCTCTGCGGAGACGTAGTTGTCATGCCAAAGCTGGACGGCACAAACGCATGCCTATTCATGAAAGACGGCACTGTCCATGCTGGCTCACGTACACGTGAGATTAACATGAACAAAGACAATGCTAATTTCTGCAAAACTCTTACACTCAATGGAGAGAAAGAGTTTCCTCAGATTATTCAGTATCTTGAATCGCACCCCGACCATATCGTATATGGCGAATGGCTCGGCGCTGATGGTGAGCGCTTCCCTGGTCATATCAAAGATTATCTTAATCACGGATTTTTCATCTTTGACGTATTTGACACAACAACGGATGAGTATATTCCATACGACACCTACAAGAGCGAATTTGGAGACTATGACAAAATTATTCCTGTAATTGGAACATTTCATAATCCGTCTCGCGAGGACGTTCAATCACTCCTTGACAAAACTGATTATAACCTCACACCAAATTCAAAAGGCGAGGGCATCGTTATCAAGAATTACAAATTCAGAGACGAATACGGTCATATTCAAATTGCAAAAATTGTACGCGACGAGTATCTTCAGCAAAAATCCATGCCAAAGAAACCTATTCTTGCTGGACAAGATGAAGAAAATTTTGTAAATAAATTCTGCACAGATGCGTTCATGAGTAAATGTCAAGCAAAGGTTATGAACACATTAGACATGGACGAATGGGCAAACGACAAGAAATCAATCGGTATGTTTCTCAATCTTTGTCTAAATGACCTCATGGAAGAAGAATTTTGGGGTCACTTCAAAAAGAAAAAAGGCACCGTTGACCTAAATCGTATCCAGCAGCTTGTGTTTACCCATTGCCGCAAATACCTAAATATTTAATGACTAGAACTTTATGAGCAGATTGGAAACAACTAATGTCTAAACGTTACCCACCAATTTTCAACGTAATTCTATTTGCGGTTGCAGTCATTTTCATGTTGCTAAATCCAATTAGCAATATGATTCCATGGCTGCCAGAAGCAATTAAGACCGCCGTAGCCGCAGTTGTATATGCGCTCTATGACTTCTTCAACGCTGCTGGTAAATTCATTGTTGACGCCTACAATGAGTATGCAATCTTCACACTTCACGTTACAGTTATCGCCATCTATGGAAAATACCTGTTCAACAATGACGTAAAGATTAAATATCAAGAAGCTATTGAGACAATAAATAACGATGAGCAAGATGATAAAAAATTGTCTAATGCAAAACGTGACTATGAAAAAATTACAGAATGTCTATACATTTTATCCGCATGGGTATTGTCTCTCATTATGCTGAATATCATCTTCCCAAATTTCTATCGCTTCACCATTTTGCAATGCTTCGGGAACGCAGCTACACGCGAATATGAAATGATTGGCGTGCTCATAGTTGCCCCATTTATGGCTGCAATCACGCTTTACTGTATTGCACTTCTCGGTTTGATGGCTGGTGGCGTGAAGGCTCATCATGTCCTAAAATCAAAATAACGAAGGACAACAATGTTTGAATTTTTACTAGGTTACTGTCTAGGACACCTCAACACCTCTGAACCAGAGCGACCAAGATACTTTAGAGAATCTCCACCAAGAGAAGAAACTAAAGAAGAAAAGAGGGCGAGAGTAGTCTTTCTCGTCGTTCTATGTATGCTTGCAATTGGCACACTAATTATCTCTCAAGATATTGGCTACCGACTGTTAGATGTAGTAAGAGCCTTCTCCTAACTATCACAAACAACGAAAAGACTCAACAAAACCGACACAACTAAAAATAGTTCTTGCAATTACTTAACTCGCCAAGTAAAATAAGAGTAACGACAAACGACGAAAGGAAATCCGCAATGGCTAACACAAAAGAAACCACGCTCGATTTAAGCTATCTATATCCAAAAATGCTGATAGTTCCATCAGAGCGTTATGAAAAGTTTTATCGCGACCGATATGAAGCACAGAAAAACATTAAGAACGTTCGCAGTTATGGCGACCTCTTTCCATTTAATCCTAACTTTGGCATAACCGAAAAGTAAGTACACTAAAAGGAAAACATCATGCCAACAGTAAAAACAGTAGAAGTGAATTTCACATTTCTATATGTAGACAAGCGACGTAAGTATACATGTAAGGACTTCGGACTCAAATCAATTCCATATGGAGAGGGCGATGAAACCGAAGCAGACGGGCTTCCAGCGTATCAAGAGGAACTCGAACACGTAAAAGACGTTCTATGCAGAACTGCTGAAAAGTTCAGCCTTGACAAAGATTGCACACGCATTACCAAGATGTCTCTAAGTGATGAGTGGATTAGTCTCTATAATCATGACGAGAAAGACGGAAAGCTCGACGTTGAAGTAGAGGTCGCCGTTAATGCAACATTTGAACTTCAATTAAAAAAGCCGTCAAAGAATGAAAGCAACGAAGCAAACGCTATTGACGACCGCTTATTTTGTGTACTAAACAAGTTTTCAGTGTTGGCTCATGGGCACGCAATGTGCAATTATTGGAGTTATGAATAGAAAGAAGCTACCATCATGATTCAAAACACAATGCAGCCAATCATTCTCTTGATAGCGTATCTTTCAGTAGCTACGCTTCTCATACTTGCACGCGCAATGCAAGAAGTATATTCTGATGACGATGGTGCATCAGTGTTACATACTATCGGCAGCACGATTGAGATTTTAATCGGAAGCGATGTAGGTTTACTGATTTTACCATTGTTTATTACTGGTGTAGCCAACATCATTTATTTGTTAGTATCGCCGTTACTAAATGTTTAATGGCACACTGAAATAGAAAGAAGCACACGTAACCAATGCACACCCCACGACACTATCCACTACACCTCATCCTCATACCAATCATGGAGCTTGCGCTTATGCTTGCCATCGCAGCATACATTACCGTGATTGACATGAACCTACTGTATCTACTCTCTATACCGCTAGGAGCAAGCATTGCATATTTTCTAAGTCCACGAACGATTGAGGATTATTACGACCACGACTACACGAAGTACGAGCAATCTATTGCACTTATGGCATCGAATTTGCTTTGTCTCATGGTTGTCACATACTACAATGTGCCTGTATTTGTAGCGATTCTTGTTTACGTCGGTATCTATTCAATCACCCGAAAGGCTCTCAACCATGACCTCCTACAACATGCGTCACAAACACCACAAGCACGAATCGCTCATCAAACGAATGTATAGCGCGCTGAAATCATGGCGCTATAAGCACGCCACACCATCTTCCCTTGACGTGAGCGAATCGAACAGAACACCCACCCGAACAAACGTTCGACCACCCGCTCCATAAACGTTATATCAAAAATTTAACTATTATCCACGAGCCAAACACTTTCCCGCTAACACTAACCCGCTAACACGAATCGAGCAAAGCCATGAAAAAGAAATCTCTCAGCGTATACCATCTATCAGCCACCGAAAACACCCTTCGCAAAATGCCAAAATTTAATCCCTATCAAACAGGGCACGGCGTTATAGGCGATACAAAGTATAACCGCCGCAAAACTAAGCGCGAGTTACGCAAACTCATTGATGAGTCATAGCGTCTCGCGCCCACATCGGCGTTTTTTTCTATCGCACAAGTTAGCCGTGGTTAACTTATCATCACCGCTCAACACACCGCGCCATCTTCCCTTGACCAGGCACGGTTGGCTGAGCGCTTGGGCGCGTAAGCGCCCATAAGCGAAGCGTGTGCCGTGTGAGCGAAGCGAACAGAACAAGTCCTCAAACCAGTGTCCAACAAACGTTGCACCATATATCGTATTCATTTCGGTGCAAACAACGCGCCAACTGCCGTGCCAAAATCACGCCAACTGCCGTGGTATACAGTGTACATACATTGTACATACATTGTACATACACGTATGAATTTTGCCGTTATCGGCAAAATTAGTTCACATTGAATTACTCTTGACACAAGTTAGCCACGGTTAACTTGTGATTACTCATCGCGGCATATGAGCAATCGCTCATACGTTATCGTGCTCAGTGGGCAAACATTCATGCATTCCTGGCGCATATCCCTGCAAACATTTGTTAATTCCGTGTCCAACAAACACCATAGGCAGACACATACTCGCCATCGTGTCCAACAAACACATGCCATCTTCCCTTGACTAAGGCGCGAATTGGTTTGGAGCGCCAGCGACAAACGCGCGCCGTGTGAGCGAAGCGAACCGAATATTCAATCGAGCAAATCCGCCAATCGTTGCAAAGATTAAAGATTACGAAAATTGTACGCATGCAAAATTTGCACAATTTTCGAACAATTGACAGCGTTTTTTTTTTCCGACACACGTTTGCGATACGAGTTGTCAATCATTGACACACGCCCATCGCAAACTCATTAAGGTCGGGCACTCGTCACGCTGCGCGCTCACGCGCTCGTGTTCATGACATATGAGCAACTATTCATGTGTCGTCTCAGCAACTTGTCGCAACCGATTGTTTCCATTGTGTTACGAAAGTTAGCTATAGTTAACACACCGTCACGCAAACAAGAGTGGACATTTGTCCACTCGGTTGTTCTGCATTTAATACATCAAAAGTTTAACTAAATATGCAACTTGCCAAAACTAATTAATAGCGACACACTATTGACATATGAGCAATCGCTCATATGTTATCGTTGCAACTTGTTAAACTGAACAAATCCGCCACTCGTTGCAAAGATTAAAGATAAAAACTTATCACCCGATAGTCACGCGCGATAACAAGTTGTTGATTTTCAACAAGACCGCATCGCGTAATTGCCATCGGGCATCGCTCATGTCAATTCGGGTAAGCATACCACTCGTAAAAGTTAGCCTACGCTAACTCATAACGCAACTTGTTAAATCGAACAAATCCGCTATTCGTTGCAAACATTAAAGATGAAAACTCAATTCCCGACACGCGTCAGCGATAACCATAGTCAATAATTGACACACGTCTATCGCGCACTCATACGGTCGGGTTCGTCACAACGCGGCTCGCGCCGCGTTGTTCCTCAAACCACCCTCCCGAAGAAGGGAAGATTGCGTCGTTCGCTCAATGACATATGAGCAACCATTCATACGTTCTCACGCAACTTGTCAAACTGAGCAAATCCGCCACTCGTAGCAAACATTAAAGATGATAACTTGCGTACGCTCCGACAGAAGGCAGACACGCTCACTCAACCCGAGAGCGTTGTTAACAATCGTTAACGCACTCTGTCTCACCAGAAGGGAGCAACTTGCTCTCCAAGCAACGCTCAGACCACTCACGCTCCAACTCGCCCACTCCAGACCGCTCACCCGCAATCGTAAAATGAAAAAATACACACCCGACGCCCCCAAGCCATTTCCTAATTTCATAGTGCCAGCACGACGACACGGAGACTGCCTGGCTTTTTGAACAATTTTGCTTTTCCCCGATGAAAAACGTATAACTTTGATTTTCTGAACTATATGGGAAATCAAAAAATTTTCATCAGTTTTATTGTCCTGTCGAGCGTCGGCGTTCCCGCCTTTCAATTTACACTGTGCCACACAAAGCAGTAGGGGGAAGTGAGGAATGAATTGTTTTTTAGAAAGCAACTTTTGAACGGAACGAAGAAAAGACGCAAATAACTAACATACTTATCCGTTGCAGCGGTAACAATTAAAAACGGTGGAAGTAAACTTTATAGAACAACAGTAATGATAAGCGACACGTACCGATTAAAAATTCACTCCGCGAACGAATTGCAGCGGTTACAATTTGGAGCGGTGGAAGTAAAATTTATAGAACAGCAGTAATGGTTAGCGACCAGACTAATCTAAAATTTCCCATGCGTGCATAATGCAGCGGTTACAAAAATTACAAAATACCGCTTACTGGGCAAAAGCTACCGTTCACCGATTTTTTACAAATTCTCGCATGCAAATTTAGCGAAAAGGCTTGACAAGCGTTTTTCGGGGTGGTATAATTTTCGCGTGGCGAAGACAGAGCGAAAATTATACCCGCTCGTGATAAATGCGCAGTCGCGCCCATCGCGTATTTGCGCGTTACCAGAATTTGTGAAAACGGTTAGAACTAGCTTTTCCTGGTTTACGCGCTAAGCGGTATTTTGTTAAATTTTAGCAGCGGTAACTATTTGCACGC